TAGAAGATGCTTCTGTTGATTGTTTACCTGTTGAAAATGCCATAATTAATACAAATTGTTAAATGGGTCTACAAAATCTTTTTCTGTTTTTTCAATATTATCTACAATAACCTCTTCAGGTACTTGAGGAAGTTCCTCTGGTTGCTCTTGTGCTTGAAGGAGTTTATCTCCAAGCCCTACAGGAGAATTTACCTCTTCTTCCTCTTTCTTTTCTGTTTCGTTTTCTGTAGGAATGATTGTATCAGGATATTTAAATACCCAAGTAGTACCAACCTTCTCTACAAGGTCAAGAGGTGCAAAACCTGTTTTCTCTATTACTGCCTTACTATATTCAGCAATAGTATTATCAAGTTCATTAATTTGTTGTTGAAGTTCTTCTTGTTTCTTTACAAGGACTTGCTTTTTTGTGTTAAAATGACTACATGCTTTTGCAGCATTTTTAATAGCCATTCGGTCATAAGAATTTAAATTCATTTTGTTTAATTGATTAAATTATATTAATTATAATACTCTTCCATCTTCTTTACAACATAACCCAAATCATTAGGAATGAAATCCTCTTCAAACATACCATCTGGAGTCTTTGCTGGTATTTCTACGCTTCCTTGCATACATCTATGTGTATAAAAACCATATTGAGGATTTCCTTTATCATCATATTTTATGGCAGAAAATAATACCATTGGTACAACTTCTACTGGATTATATTGTTGGTCAAGCAAATTTCCAATAGTAGAAACTTTATAACCTACTGTCACTTTATCAGATTGAATATCCTCACTATGTAAGATAAGAAAAATGTTCAAGTCTGTTCTTAATTTCTCACAAGTTGTAACAATTTGTTGGAAATGTTGTGCTAATTCTGTATATTTGTTATATCCTGCCTCCTTTGCTCTAGCAAAGTACTCCTTACGCATGATATATATTGAGTCATCTATAACTACATTATGTACATGAGGGGCTTTATCTCCAATATTTTTAAGAATTGAAATTACAGAAGGACTATCCTCTACCTGAAACAAATTCTTATTTTCTGCATTATACAGACTCTGACTGCCTTTAAAAGGCAATCTTTTACCTAGTACATTAAGTACTACAGTTGATTTAGGGTCAAGCGTTTTAATACTGGTTGACTTACCAGTACCACTTTTACCTAAAATAATTGCAATATTTGCCATATTACTTTTCTTTGTTTATTTTATCTAAGTATTTATACCATTTATCAAGTTCTGGATTAGGTTTTTTATCTTCAGTCAATGGTGGTGGTAATTCTACAAAAGTATTAGTAGCACCATCAAAATATAGTGCTTTAATACCTCCACACTCACCATCTCTGTTTACACATACTTCAAGGAACCTTATTTTATCTTTAAACTTCTCAATATTATATCCAAAGTATTCATGAAGACCAAATTTAAAAGGACTGAATAATCCTAATAGGATATTGGTATCTCTTGCGATATATGTGGAATCTGATAAACCTCTACTACTTGGTCTGATATTCTTTAATTTCTGACTGTCGTTAGACTCATTTACAGTACTTTGCTGTTGGATAATTACAGGAGATACACCGTAATTATTTCTTAATTCTATCATATATTTTGACAATCTGTCAAGAGATGCTTTAAGGCTCAGTCCACTCTCTTCAGTTACCACAAATGTTATCCTATAAGTTTTTTATCTTATAGTTCTTATAATTTCTTATAAGCTCAGCATAAATTTTTATCCACATGGGATAACGAACACTCTTGGGTCTATTATATTTATTCAAGACCTATGCGTTACGGTGACTCTTGACCTTTCGTTATTCAAGAGTTTACCTCGGTATTAACATGAATATAATCTAACATACCAAAATTTTCATCAAAAACTTTTTTCTTTCTTTCCATAAAAATTGTACAATTCTTATAGAAGAAATTATATAATTTTTTCAAATCTTTTTTCTTCCTTATGAATAATCTGTACATATCCATAGAGGCAACAACTTCACGGTCAAAACATTTAAGTACTTTTCCTTTTCTTTGCTCTTTATTTATAGAACTACTGATAGAATTAAACTCAAATGTTTTTTGCATATCCTGAAGAATACTTATAGTAGGAGAGTAAATATAACTTTTTAGATAAGCCGATTTATTATTTTTCTTACATATATATATACTACCATCACCATCAAAATACCCTCTAATAAAATGTCTTTTTAGATTATCAGGCATATCTGGAATTTGAAGTTCTTTCTTAGATTTCTGTCTAAGAAATCCAAGTTTTTCCAAATTTTTAATGACAGTGGTTGAAGATACAACAAATGAATAAACCTTACGTTTTTTATCGTATTGCAATTTTATATCCTTTGAAAAATAATTTTTTATTTTTTCTACTAAGTTCTTATCATTTTCTTTTAATTTCAATCCTAATTGTTGTCGTGTTATATAACCATCTGCATATAACATTCCCATTATGTACGCTTCTTCTTCATTGGCTATACATTCACAATACCAATTTAAACTTATACAATTTTTCCTATTTATTATCTTTTGCTCTCCTAGTTTTCTTGCTTTTATACCGTGTTTTTTAAATTGATAATGAGCATCAGTATGATATTTTAAACTTAAGTCTACTAAAGATACTCCTTCTTGATATTCCCTTACAAGTTGATTAACAAATTCTATTGTTCTCTGCATAATTAAAATAATTTTTTGTATTTAAAAGTAGTACAAAGTTATATTAATTTATCCAGAATTGCAATAGAATAATTAAAAATTTTTGATTATGTTAATTTTTTATTTTTAGTCTTCACCGATTTTGCTCGTTCATAATTTTATATATTACTATATAAAACGCCTGGTTTTCAAGCTAATATGGTCAACAACAACAACAACAAATTCATTTGGATTATCAGGAACGTAATAATCAAAGATTTTTTTATTTTCTCCAAAATCATCTTTTTGTGGTATTGTCTTATAAAAGACTTTACCATGATTCTGCACATATTGTTTTACTGTCTTGTAAATGCCTGTGGGATTATACATTTTATTAAACTCAAAATGCTTCTCAAATGCTTTAATATAAAATTGATACTCATCACTTTCAAGCAAATTCAAAATATCTTGAGATACAGGTTTACCTACAACAGTACTCTTTAAATCTCTTGGAGATACTCTTATCTTATTGAGTTTATAAAGTAAATAAGATTCAAATCTAAGTAAGATTTTCTCATCATCTTCCTCTAATGGGAAATAAAACACCTTGAGACTTACATTTCCATTATTTATAGAGTATAACAAAGTCTCAAATAACCAATACAGAGTAAATTGAGTCTTGCCTCCCTTACTGAAAGATGTTATAGTATAATATGTACTACGCTCTAAGCCAATAAAATCTTCTCTAAAACTTTCAAAAGGAGAAGGGATAGAATTTATATTACCATTAAGTACATTTTCTCTATTCTCTTTAAGATGCTTTTGTGTTCTATCAAATAATTCCATTATCTCAGAGTATTAGTCCAATCTACATTATTTTCATTACCTAAATCTTCTTGGTCTGCATTTTCAATATATGCAAACAACCTAGAACCTTTTTCTCCATCAACTTTCTTTGATATAAAATACTTTAAAAGTTGTGCATATTTATAATCGCCATTAAAAGAATCAATATATTTCTTTGTGGCATTAATTATTTGCTCATCAGTGAAGTCACCATATTCAATAAAAAACTTTTTTAACTTGCTTATAATCTCCTTAGAAGAACCCTTGAAGTAATCTTGAGTACCTTCTTTCTTACCAGGAATATAAATGTCTCTGAGTTTATTAGCCAAAATCTCAAATCTTTTATCTCCTTGACCTTTTACTGTGTTATTAGAATCTACTATAATACTCTGTAATAATTCTCTTGCATTACTACCAAGAACAATCAGTTTGTCATTATATAGATTCTTATAACCAACGTTCTTACTGAGAATTGATTCTACAACATCGCAGACATCCACTTCCTTATAAGAAAGATAAAGTACCAAAACTTCTTCTAAAGTAAGATTATATTTCTTACAAACTTCACTATCTATTACTAACTTCATTTTTTAACTCCCTTAATGTTTTTGCTTTAACTACTAAGGAAGGATTATAATTGAGCAACATTTTATCTACTATTTCTTCTTCTCTTGTGCCTGTGTAATAAGGAATAATGATAATAGGTTTTTGATGTCTTAAAATACGTCCATTCTTCTGTTTAATCATAATGTCTGAACTATTTATAGCAACAAATATACCTACTTGACAATCTACCAAGTTAACACCTTCATTAACCATATTACAAGCAGTGATGTGATTAATTTTATGCCTGTTAAATTTATCCAAATATTCAATAGATTTGTCATTAGCACTATTAATACAGTACTTACCTAATTGCTTAGTTTGTTCTATACTATTACAGAAAGTAAGAGTTCTGTAATTATCTAACCCTCTAAGTATTCTAAGGGCAGTTTCATTCTTAATACTTGATAAATATTTCAGTCTGTCACCTGCTGCTTTTTGCCACATAAAATAAAATCCCTTATTACCTGTTCTATGATATAAAGATTTACATTTATCTACCTCATAAGACAACATATCATAATATTGTTGTTGAGTACATTTTACAATACATCTTGTCTTAGATTTTAGGTACTTAAACCTATCATTATAAGATATAGGAATAGGGAGATTACTGCTCTTTGGATTTAACACATAACTCTCTGTAATATCAGTATTATTCAACTTTAATTGTATTAATACTACTTTTGGGTCAGGTAGTATATTATCTTCTATGGCTTGCCTCATTCTTACTGTATATACATATAAATCAGGCCATATAGATTTCAAAGTTATTTTATGTTCCTTTGTTACAGTTGCTGAGAGAAGAATAGTATAAGTAGATATTATAGTTTCAACACCTGATATTGCTCTCTCTGTGAGGTGATGTGCCTCATCAAAGATTACAATATCAAAGTGTTTATTAGCAAATTTTACTACACTGATATAAGTGGTAAATTCTACATTATTAAGATATGAGTCATAACCCCATTTCTTAAACTCATCAATCCAGTTATTAATCAATACCAATCTTGGTACTACAATCAATATCTTACCCTGTATGTTCTTGAAATGAAGAAAATCCAGGGCAATTTTTGATTTACCTGTTCCTGTAGGAAGTTCACACAATATGTGATTTGACTGTACACTTTTTATGTCTTCAAAAATAGACTCCCTGGATAATTTATGACTGTTCATGTTATTACAAATATCTTAAAATTTTATGATATATTAAATTACCTCCTAAATCAAAATATTCAATTCCTAAATACTTTCTACCATTATTCTGTATTCTCACAAGATGAGGTTTGTATGTGTACAATACAGCAACACCTGCATAAATACACATACAAATAATAATGATGAAAGAAACCTTTAAATCATCACTCATATTAATCCTTCATAATTTCAAAATCATCTAATTCTCCACCAATACTCTTAGCAATCTCCATCAGATGATGTTTAACCCTAAATGTTTTGGACATATTATTCCAAAACTTGGTATTCATTCCTGATACTGGAGTTTCAATCCAAAAATCATAAGCCTCCTTAGTTATTTTAATGGATTGTTTTGCTGGTATAGGTTTAATAAGATTGATAACTTGGTTTTTACCACTCTTCAATCTTACTGTTTGTTGTACATATTCAATATTTTTATTTACTTTCTTTTTCCCATTTTTTGAGTATGAGTACTCGGCAGGTATTTTACTTCCTGGAAGTATAAAACTTGCACAAACTTTTACATTATCCATTTATACCCAACTGATTTTAGTTGAATTTTCTGTTTCTTCTACTTTATAGCCAATAGAAGTTAAATAATTCTTTTCAATGACATTTAAAACATTTGCTTTTGTAGTTACATTAAACAAACCACTTTTTGCTGCCCTTGTAATAGCATTTGCAGCAGCAACATTTACTCCTCCTTTTTTCAAAGAGTTTTTTAATGCAATACTACGACTCACATTTGAATCATTTAGAGTTGTATTTTTTAATTGTGAAACACTAACTACTTCATACCAAGTCTCTGTGTCATTATCGGTTTTTATTTTTACAGGTCTTCCTTTAAATACATAAGATTCTTTTTTATTACCTTTAATATAGAATTTTGTGTATTTCTTAGGAAATATTGCATTTACTAAGGAAAAACTAAGATTGTCAGATACTATAAATTTAGGTTCAATATCTGTATTATCTTTTGCTTTTTTGTACTTAATATCACAATTCTTAAGCCATAAAACTTTCAAATAATTTTTATTGCCAACAATGAAGTTTATCAGCAGATATACTCTTGGTTTTTGATAAGTTACAGTATTATCACTAACTACTTTACTGCCTGCACTGAAAGATTTTTTCACATACTCTCTTTCTGTAAAAGTAAGTTTAGTATTAAGTTTTTGGATAAGTACATCATTATTAATAGGGATTCCCTCTGTTAAATCTGTATTACCTGGCAGTGTAATACTGCCAAAATCTATCCAATAACCATTTTTAGGCCAAGAGATACCGTCCTTTATATAAGTAATACATCTATTACTTCCAGAACTAAGAACCTTATTAATCTTTGATACAGCAGAAGAATCTATTGTATTACCTGTATTAACATGAGAAGGTCTACTTATTTCATCCATTCTTTTCAAATTTAATTATTTCATTTAATTTACTTCTTCTTAATGCACATTGTTCACATTCATTAAGTAACATCAAATCATTATAAAACTTACAATTGCTGCATTTTATTTCTTTTATGTCCATTTTTTACAACTGTATAGAAATAAATTAATGCTGATACTATTAATATAGGCAACCAGAATAATGTGACTATCATTCCTGATAACCACATTATTCTTTTTGTATAAGTATCTACTGATAAATGTATTCCTATTATTATACCTATTATAAAATAAATAATAATAAATATTATTTTCAACATATACTAAAATGTATGTAAATATAATTCATAAGGAACCATCACAGAAGAAGATTGTACCAATTTATACTGAGGGTCATCATTATAAACAGGAATACATTCTTTAGCGTGCTCTCCATCTAAGAAATCCTGTGATTTAGGCCATTCTACCAAAATATATTTTGTACTCATTATAATAGAATTAAGCATTGTACTAATATAGTAGTAAATGTTGCAAGGAAAGCAGCCATTTCCCACCAATAATCACTACAAGTCTTATGAGTTTTAGTAAGCCAAGCAGTAAGCCATATAATACCAATACTCAGTGGAATGATATACATAATCCTCCAACATACTACTGCACACCAAGCAATAGCAAATACAGCAGCAGATTTAGCAGCAATCATGTGTACTTTTCTTTCTATACCCACATTTCTAAAAGCAGGAGCAGCACCTACAAATGCAATAGCACCTGCTGCAAAGAAAGCAAGGAAAGTAAAGTTATGTTCCCAACCAGGCATACTATCACTGATAGTTAACCAACCTGGCATAAGCAATCCTGCCATAGAAAACATCATAGCAGTAAAAATATAACCTAAACCTTTCTTAATACCTTGATAATAGTAAAAGGTATCAGATAACGATTTAGGAATACCAAACTTTGCAATCGCTACACTATTGTAAACAATAAATATAGTAATTGCACACAAAACTAAAATTAAACTCGTTGTCATATTAATCAAATATCAAATACATCAGATTCATCCTTATTTACAAAATTATCTCTTATTGCTTCTGTGAAGTCTTTATAATCCATAACATCTACCTGCATTTCAGCCAATTCTCTTGCTGTTTCTTCATCTTTAGCCTCTACTTCTATATCAATAAAAGTATCATAATAGATTCTTACATTATATTTCATACACCTTTGTATCATTACAACAACTGATATTATCTAAAATTTCTTCACTAAATTTCTTATCAGACCAAGTATCTATCTCATCACTAGCCTTATTATGAGCGTCTTGTTCATTCTCTGCATCTATTTCAAGGTAAACAAAAGACTCAAAATACATCTTTACAGCATACTTTTTCATATTAGGGAGTTATATCATATAATATTATAAGATTGTTATATATAATATACATCTGTGCTTGCCAAGAACCATCATCAGGGTCATTGTAGAATCTTAATTTTACAGTGCATTTAATTCCCTCTGAATCTACACAATAATACAAATATGTAGTTAACTCACCTTTATCTGTTCTGGGTAGTACATTAGCATCATATACAGTATAATGTCTTGTACTTGAATCATAATACATAGTTATTGTACCATTTTCAATACAAAACGGTATATTACATTTTTTCCATTCTTGCCAATTTTTGTCTTGGTCTTTATATGTAAATGCCTTGGCTTTAAAACAATCACAATATCCATTAATACTAATTAGCAGTATTAACAAAAGACCCATAATTCTTTTCATTTTGTAATTTTAAATTATGTAACATTACAATAACACAATCTATTTTATCTTTTACATCATCAATCTCTTCACCTAATTTATAAATGTAAATAGGAATCAATAATGCTTGAATAGCAGCAATTGTAAATATTATTACAGCAAAAAATTTTATAAATATCTTAAAGCCATAAACAAAATTACATGCTGAAACACCACACCAGATACTAATAAGAGAAATAAAGACTACTATTATAGTAATCAATACTACAATAATAGTCTTTATTTGTTTATTATTCATACCGAGTTATCTTAATAAAGAAATCTTCCCCATTATGTCTCTTACAAAGATTAAACAGACTAATTTCATCTTCACAAGTATAGATAATATCTTCATCCTTTACTTGTGAAGCATTATTAGTTCTATTCTCTTTATCATCATCAATAATAATGATAGCATCTTTTTCTATAAGACCATTATTTGTAGCATCATATACATCTGCTATACACAATGAAGGATATTCTTTCCATTTATTATAAAACTCAGCATATCCTAAAACAGGGTTATCCATATAGTAATCTGCATCTACAGGACCATAATTGAATCTATATAAAGATGAGAAAAATTCTGTTTCCAAGTAATTTTTATTCTTTAATTTTTCTTGTTCTTTTATTTTTTGATTTTTACAGGAACTGATTAATTTATCATTTGTTATAATAGAGTCGTAATCCCAGTTTCTACATATAACTGCTGTCTTTGGAATCAGAAATTTTCTATATTCATTATTGTCATCTACATATTCTATAATGTATGAATCCTCTTCTCCTTGAAGAATAAAACCTATAGTAACATCTTGAACATTGTATTTAGCATCGCTTACTTCGAACAAGACACAATCACCAATCAGATAAGGAGCACTAAACCAGGCTTTTTGGTATTTAGTTTTATAAACCTTTGTTAATCCATCAAGTGAATAATGCTTTACATATTCTTCATCTATACAGAAACCAAATGATAATTTAGACGAATTATCCCTATTGAAACCAACAATACTGTATACATATTTACTTTTTGTTAGTTTATCATTCACTATTCCTCTTCTACTAATTACCATTACTGGTACATCATAGTTAATGCCTGTATCTACTTTATTACAGAAAGGCCTAATATAAATCAAATCTCCGATTTTAATATTATTCATTTTTCTTTTTCTCCTCTACTTCTACTATTTCATTAATATATTATCTATTACATATTCTATAGCACAATCTAATGCTTCTTTCCTACTGGATAAATACGGAGTACTATAAGCATAATCATAGAATCGTACAGCCATTATATTCTCATAAACACATATATAATATCCAACTTTCCATAATGAAGATTCTTCATTAAATGCATCTTGAGGTATTGCTGTAGGACATATCTCTAAGTAAATATTCTTAGATTCTAACCAATTTATAACCTCACTATAAGTAAGTGCTGTAATAGTACCCCACACAGCATTTTCATCTGCATCATCAGGGTGGTCTTTATCCCAATATCTTGATAATTTAACTGCTAATTTATGAGGGATATACATATTCTCTTTCATCTTAAAAAACAATTATAATCTCCAAATTTAGTAATTCTATCCCATATTTTAGTATTAGGAGTAAGCCTAAAACAAGATTTAACATCTTTAAATAATACAAACTTTTGTTTACCCCAATCATACCCATAGATGTGATTCCAAGATAATTTACCATAATTTCTTGCCATATCTATGTCTATAGGATGATTTACTATTAAAGAATGCTTAGCGTCACTTTTAAATAAATCATAAAGTAGATTCAACTTTTTAGAATAATTGCCGTACAATACTACCAAATTATAAGAAGGAACTGGAGGAAAGTATTGACCTAACATTACATCATCATCTATAAAATAAATTTCACTTATCATAATTTAATCTCGTAACATAATTTCTTTAATATATTCAATTGCATATCATAAGAGAAATCATCAAGGTTAGCCCAATCTTCTATTTCTTTTATATATAGACAAACTAATCCTTCAGATGGTTCTTGATATATTGATGTAATTGTACAATTAATATCATTACCATCTAAGAAATACTCTAATCGTATATTACATTTTATAGGCTTTTCTATAGATGTGTCTATGAGAAGTCTTGAAAAATAATGTAGAATAGATTGTTCTAACAGTAAAGCAATATCACTAATTTCATTAATACTTTTATTTTGAGATAACTCTATTATTTCATCATAAATCATAATTTTATTTCACTATTTTTTTCTATTTTATTTAGAAGTACAGTTCCTGGAGCATTTATAAATTCAATCATCTTTTTTAATCTTTTTATTTCCTCGTTTTTATCTTTTAATACTATTTCATCTTCCAAGACACACTCAAGCAAATCAGTATAACCTATTTTGTCTAATTTTTCATAATTTATTGTACTTACACTTATATACTTAACAATAGTATTAATTTTTCCAATAAGAGTATTATAAAGACTTTTGTATAATCTTGTTTCAATAAATAAAACAACACACAATGGAATTAAAAAAATTATTACAAGAACAAGTATTATAATCCACAATTTCATTTTATTTTTACTATTTTATTTTTAAATATATGACCCTTCCATTCACTTTGAATACATACCTCAGCACCCTTAGGTAATTGCCATTTTCTTAACCATCTCATTAGAGTTTTCTTAGGAATTGAACCTCTAACCCAATAACAAGGCATATTATCAAATAACATACTCCAAGGATAATTCCTTGCCACCCATTTATCTATATTACTAAGATACCAAAGATATTCTTCATCAACTGTTATATAGATTGAAGTAAATAATACTCCTTTCTTTTTGAATTTCCCCTTTAATTTAATATGAGGATTATAAGTATGTATAAAGGTATCATTATATGCAAGACCTTGCTTTTTGATTTTAGCAAAAGACTTAGGATATTGCTCTTTCAATCTTTCTATAATAAATGGTAACTCACAATGCTGTATTAAATAAGCATCTACAAATTCAGGAGTATTCCAAAGTACTAATTCTCCACCCTTACTAAATACTTCATCCATCTCTTCTTCTGAATATTTTCTAATCCAATCAGATAAATAAAATTTAGTAAGTTTTTGCCCCCATTTAGGATAATAAGGGTCTACAAATTCATAAAATGAAGTAAGGAGTTTGCCTTTAGCCCACTCCTTTACTTCATAATATTGTTCCTTAGAAGAAATATATGTTTTATCAATTCCTGCCATGTTTCTTAATAAGATTGTCTAACAAAGGATTGTCACTTAATACACACTCAGTATCATAAAATAATGCCTGATGTCTATCGTCAAACCAATAGATATAATAACCATTTGGTTTTTCACTATCTTTATTACAAATAGGAATATTTGGTAAAGAAAGTGCTTCTTTATAGTCCTTATAATCTTGTGGAAATAATAGTTTATACATTAGTTTAGCAGCCCATAAATATCTATTAGATAAGACTGTGCATACTAATAACATAAAACTACACAACCAGCAAAGAATTAGTAAAATTACCAATACAATATTCATACTTTTTCTAAATATTTAATTTCTTCTTTAAATTCTTTAAGGTTATTATAATCATCCAGACAATAAGAAGTTAGACAATCTTTTGTAAAAGCAACATAGATTTCATCTCTAGAAAATACTCTAATTTGACCTACTTCACCAGTTCTTTTGTCTTTGACATAATCTCCTAATTTAAGAGTTGAATATTCTTGATAAGTCATTACAAAAACATTTTGGCTTGTTCGATTAAATCTCGGAAAGTATCAGAAAAATCATCTCGCATTTCTGCTGTTGGAAAAGCGAGAATATACAGCAGATTGCTACTATATGTAGTATCAATCTTGTTACACAACGATACAATACTGTATTTATATTCATTATCTTCCCAATTAGGTCTCCAATCACCCCACCAAGAGTCTCGGAGTTGGATTAACTTACCTAATACACAAAAGGCTTTGGCTTCTTCTAAAGAATTGAAAGAATCATATTCTCCAATATGATATACATCATTTGTAGAATTAACACCACACGGTTGAGTATTGAGATACTCACCCCAACTTCTTGGCTTATTATTTTTTTCTTTAAGTAGACCTTGAGATTTTGCTTGCTCTATATCAAGCAAATACTCTTCACCATTTATTTTTATTGTTTCCATATTAATTTATTCTTTTATTCCACAAGGTATTCCATCTTGCCATGTGAAGTTTTCAAAAAGTAACTCCCAACCATAAGTAATACTTTCCCCTAACTGAGTAAATTCAACTCCCCCAATAACAACACTTGTTGGTATAATAAAAGTATGTTTCTCTTTATTCATACAAAGGTATGGCCCATGTTCTTTCTGCGTAATTAAAAATTCTGTTGTATTGTTATAAGGGCGATATTTTGGGGACGGTTTTACTCGATAATCATATTTTGTCCAATCCCAACCAGGATTATCACAAATCTCCCAAGTATCATCACTCACATGTTTATCAATAAATTCAATTTCAGCACCATCTCTGTATGCTTGCATTACCGATATTTGGCAATCAATTCTTTCTTGTTCTTCTTTTGTCATAAATAATCTTCCAACGTTTTAAGAATACTAGCATCTAATGCTTTTTCTCTAGATTGCATCCATTTAGAAGTATATATCTTTTCAGCTTTATAATATAAGTTACTTCTAAAAGAATAATTATTTATATCATAATAAGCAACTTCTATAGTTATTACGTAGCCTTTTGAATCTAGCCAATCTATAATTACACAATAGGTATGAGGAAAAGGACATCCTTTCTTTTCTAGTATGTTTGAAATAATAGGAGTAATAAAAAACTTACTTTTCATAAATTTTTATAAATAAATTAAAATAATGATTCCAAAACTTATAATTAAATCTAGTTTTCCTTCGTAATTACTCATAATACTTCTATTTGTGAATTACACAATAGAAGAGAAGTCCAACCATCATCCATTACTTCATAATAAGAGTCGTCTAAGAATACTATAATCCTTTGAACTACTCCTTCTTTACAGCCATCAGTAATCTTTTTACCAATCATAGATAGTTCTTTAGTATAAGGATAATTATCTTTATTAGCTTCGTAATAGTACGGGAAAGAATACATATCCCACCAAGTTCTAGGAAAAATATGCTCTATAAGCCAATGACCTATAGAGTTTAACCAGATAGGTTTTAAATGCTTATTAACCCAGATTTTTAAGTCAAAAATAAAATCTGAATGATTTCTGAATTTCTCCAGCTCTTGTTGGAAAACTTCATAAGTTACTTCTTTCATTCTTACAATCTTACAATTTATTTACTCTATTGATAAATGAATCTATAGGTTCATCAACAATAACAGAACAATATTTATCCAATATCACTCTTGTTGCTGTATTATTCATATAAGAAGTAGTAATCAATACTATCTTATCAGGATTAATATAATAATCTCTATGACTATCTTTTTCTTGAATTTTAAATAATTTCATAATAAAAAAGAAAAAAATAGAACCCAACACTAACAATGACCTACAGCACAACAAAAGGCTAAAAAAGCAGTCATCCCCCAGAAGGCTATACTCAACTTTTGTTGTTTAGGGTGTTGGGTTCTTATTAATTAAATCTTACTATATTTAATTTTATCGATTATATTTTCGATTTTACCTTTTACAGTAATACAATTTTTAAACGAGCCTAAAACATAAATAAGAGTCAAATTAGGAGTTCTGGTGCTCTCTTCAACAAAAGCTATCGTATTTACATTGATATAAACAGTTTCATCACGTTCCCCTTTTAATTGTATAAACCTGTTATCTTCTGTTGTCCAAGAGTCAGACTTAAATTCTTTGTCTTTTTTTAACACAACTCGTCTAACCTCAGGCTCTTCCTCTTCCTCTTCTATAATAGGAATAGAAGGGGTATTACGCATATATTCTTTAAGATAAATGCCCTTAGGCAACATTCTTATTATTTCTCCATTATGACACTTATCTGCAAATTTGGTATTAATTAACATCAAATTTGATACACTTGTATCATCTTTTCTTTTAGGATTCTTCTGTTTAATTACAAAAGTACCCTTTTTACCAAAATTTTGGTAATCGAAGTTTTCCAAGAGTATGGGATTTTGCTCAGCAAATCTCCATGCTAGTATTATTAGTGTAGGTACTAATATACGAATACTCTTATTATTACATTTAAGGATTACACTTGGTGTAGGATGTTCTTTATCCGTTCTTGTAGTTAATTTTTGATACAAGCTGTTTTTTATAATATAAACAGTTTCCTCATTAACTTTTTCATCCATCCTTAATGCTCTGTATACATTGCCCTCTATATCTGCATAATATGCAAAATCTGCTATGAGAGGTATACGATTTAATGCTACATTAATAGTTTTCATTAATGTTTATTTGATTTATGAATTGAATTGAATTAACTTTATATTTTATCCAAGTAGTCCGTTTAACCATTCTTTATTTTCTTGAATGAATTTCTTACAAGATTCTTTATCAGAAAAGGCTAATGTGCCTGCAAATAGATTACTAAGAGGACTATTTGTTGCTGACCCTATAATCCAATGATTACGCTTATATTTTGGGTTATATTGAATATTTCCCCCAATTAAATCTTTTCCTTCTTTCCAATTCTTATAAAGTAACCTAAGAACAATCATTGATGTAAACATTTTAGCGTCTTGTTCATCTGCAAAGATAAATGGAAAAGCATCAGTGATTTCTTTTGTACTGACTTGCTTAATCTCATGATTGGCATTGATATAATACAGAGGCAACAGTTTGTCATGTTCTTCTTCTTTACAAGGTTTGTTTACATCAACACTCTCTAGTTTATTATCTTCAACCATTGGTGTAATTTGTTCCTCTTCTTCTATCTTTTTCTTCCTTTCTTTACGTTTCTTGTACTCAAAATTATGTAAAATACCAATATCATATTGTGTATCTTGAGTTACAGTAATGTTCTTTACTTTATCTATTATTCTAAGATTAGAAAATGCACAATTTGTTGGGTCAGAATCTTTATGATATATTTCAAATCTACCACTACGTTCCCCTTCAAAAAGTTTGTTACTGTAAAAATCCAAATCTATTTTATTGTATTTAGAAAAAAGATGTCCTAAAACAATTAAGGATTTCAATTTAATTTGTTTATATTCACCGTTAGCCTTTTTGAGATTAATATAAAGTCTATTCCTATTATTCTCTTTTCTAATTGTTTTGACTAATACACGACCATTTGCATCATAAACATTGCTTTCATCAACAAAATAGTTACAAAAACAATTAACAAATGGTAATTTTATTAATTCTTTTTTATTTATTTCTACTCCCATAAAATAATTAATTTGATAATTCAATTTCACTTAAATCTATTTCTATCCAACTATTAATAGCACCATTAAAGAGTTTGAAATTATTATTCTTTTCAATAATAGTTGGATGTTCTTTATCAAACTCATCAAGAATTGCTTTCTTAAGAGCCTTATATTCTTGTATTGCAGTTTCTTTATTAGAATAATAAGCCTCTTTTTCCATTGACAGATTCCCAATACTATGAGATTGAGAATACAATTTGTAAATCTTTTTCTTTTCTTTCATACTTTTATTATTTAATAAGTTAATAATTTGTACCTCTGATGGGACTTGCACCCACACGGTCAATTCTGACCACAAGTTTTTAAGACTTGCTTGTCTTCTGATTCCAACACAGAGGTAGAATAGTACAAGTAATCACTCTTGTACTATTATGATTCATAGCATAATATACTTTATAAAGTAATGAAAGTTGATTAAGTTTTCTCTTTACCTTATATTTTTATTATTAAAGGTGAATCATTAATGACCTACATTACACTTTTATAGACAATACATATAAATTCTTATACAACTCTCTATCAATCGGGTGTGTTAATGTTATTCCCACATAAGTCTAAATAATGTTTTTCATATTAACCAACATAAACCACTAAAAGGACAGTATAAAGGAATCGAACCTTTATTATACTAACCATAGTACTGTCTGTTCATCTAATCTATTAAGGATAATGCTAAATAGTTTGAATATATAATAGGAACGCTAATCAAAAAACTAATATATAAACAGAGACTATTTAGCAACCTTGTGCTTTTGAGTTAAGATTGTAGGTATAGATTAGATTACAAGTAAATAATTAACAAATAAAACAACAAAAAACATGAAAAATACATTGTACCCCTACTTGGAATCGAACCAAGATTTTCATCTTAGAAGGATGTTGTTCTGTCCATTGAACTATAGGAGCATAACTATAAGGTCTGTCACAGATTCTTATAGTTGAATAACCACTAAAATAAAAATTATGTCTAACAAACTAACAAAAATTCAATCGCTTATTTATTGAACCATTTTGGTAGTATTTTATTGTATGTATCTTCATCATATATTTTTATATTAATGAAGACACATATAAGTAATGATATTGTCAGTATGAGTGCTAAATATGTATCACCCACATCTAAAATAGGTGCTACACATAATAGCCACATAAAAAATAATAATATAGTGCCATAAAATGCTATGGCACTATATACTAATTTAAGTTTATTCATTGGTTTATTCATTGGTCAAAAATCTCCATTAAAGAATACATCAAACTCTTTGCTTCTATTTTATTCAAGTTTAATGTATTCAATTTCTCAAATCCCTTATGTTTTATTATAAGGTCAATATCAATATTATTGTCCTCACACTCTATTGAAAGAGTGCGAAGACAATTTGTTCTTTTATTGAGATAATTGTTGATTATCATAATTGTATGATTAATTGATTATAATAAACAACAGCACATTCTCTTACCCTATTAGGTTTTCTACCTCTTTTAGGGTGCATACATTTTCTATTATAGAACTCTTTAGCGAGTTCATTGTTAGGAAACGAATAGGTTTGAAAATGATTTTCACCTACTATCAGTACTTGTTCTTTACGGAGGATTATAGTGTCTCCGAGCACTGTTTTTCCCTGTTTCATTGTTGTATTGTTTTATTAGTTAATAATTAAAAATAAGCAGTTTATACTCTTGCTTAGGAGTTCTTATTATTTAGAAGTTCATCTAAATCGTTGTTGAGATTATCAACAAATTCATCATCTTCAATGTTACTTGCTAAATAATCCTCCCACATTTTTCTGCAATTAAGATAATCTTCTATAGCAGCCTTTCTGATAATCTCAATACCATGTAGTGGCATTTCGATAATAGATAATACAGGAAGTACAAAAGACAGACTGTCATGTTCTCTGTACAGCATATCTATTTCATCAAAGAATTTTTGTCTTTCTTTGATATATTTTTTTGCTTCCTCCTTATCAGTGAAGGCAATCTGAGTATTTACATCATTAAAATACTCATTTACTACGAATATTGTTGTTTTCATAATTGTATTGTTGTTTAGTTGTTAATAATAAAAAACTATTTTCTGTTGCCAAGTATAGTTACTCCGAGTCTTGCTCAGTGCTATATCAATGTTGTACACACATGACATAGGTATTCTCTTTAGGGTCAAAGATACTTACACTCTTACATACATGTGCAAGTTCATGCCCTAAAAGAATAGCCATTGCAGTAGTACATTTACCATTGATTTTGATGTCTTTTCCGAAGAATTGACCTTCTTTAATCAATGCAGATAACTCTGCTTTAGCCATGGTGTTCAATTCTGACATAGTGTGACCTTGTGGAAGTATTATTTCCAAAGTATCACCTTGTAAGTTAAACATCATATTATTTACTTAGAACCTATAAGGGAAACCAATCCCTTATAAGTAAAGAATAGAATAAGTGACGAACCGTCATCCACTTTACTCATCTGAGCAATATATAATGGTGTCTAGAACTATTATATATCTCTAAGAGGTTGTAAGAGTCGAACTTACAATGACCCTATCGTGTTTTAACTTATTCTATATAAGTAATAGTTTTACTTTAAATATTCATGCTGAGAATGACTCAGTTTGGTCTATCTACAAAGAAAACTATTAAAAGAAATTAATAATAGATACGTGTCTTTCCTGATTTATACTCCACAAGACTCGTTGCAAGGAGTGTTAAAATGCAGCCTAGTCTCTTCACTGCATGATGTCACTGCTATATGACATTTGGTCTAATGACCTCACTAGTTTATACAGCATAACTAGCAAAAGAGTCTCTCCACTAACTTTATGAGACTTGGTTTAAGTAACAGTTTAACCACAGGTTCCCCACTGTTAAAGGTCCTAGCACACTAGCGGAATCCAGCATAGGTTGTTTTGAAAGTGCTTGCCCTATGAACACTTATTGTTAAAATCAGTAAATCATTGTAATGGTTAGCCTGCACCACAAGGATAAATACAATGGTTTACTGAATAAAAGTACTATCTACCCACACAAATTGTATGGATAGATAGTTTGATTCTTGGAGAGATTAGTCAAAGTCCAGAGACTCTTCTGTGCCGTTAATGGAGCCTGTTTTGCCAAGTGAAAATCCCATTTCACCAGACTCCTTAACTACTTGGTAGACAGACAGTTGCTCCTTCAATTCTCTCATTTCCTTGTTATTCAACTCACCAAGATTTTGAGAGAAATTAACAAAGATAAGACCACCATTGTGGCTCCAGACAAGTGAGTTGAATTTCTCTCCTGTTTCTTTGTTAGTGAATGGTGCTCTGGTAAATGTGGTACCGTACATTCTGCACCACTCTCGCAATGACCACTGCTCTTTAATGTTTGTTGCAGCCATAGTAATTCACTACTCTCTATTATAGTAGCATGTACCCAATTGTTATAATAGACTTTGTGACTGGGTAAATTCCACAAAATCCTAATATCAAAATATAACCAAAGTGGTGTGGAGATTTATTGATTAGATAATGTAACACACAATGTAAGTGCTACATTATTTATACTACACAATATAACCACATCAAAATATAGGAGAAGTGGTGTGGAGATTTATTGATTAAAGTATGTCAGACACTAATAAGCATCTGACACACTTTCATTGTACATTTCAAGACGGTAGTCTATATACTCATCATACAATGGACAACTATCTTGAAATGCACAGATAACACAATGGTCACCAGCATCACATTTCATAATAGTACAAATGGGGGGAATAGACCCATCAAAATATGGAAGGGGTGGTGTGTAGGGGGATTATCCCTCGCTTTTATAAATATAGAAAAAATTCTCCAACTTTCATAAATATAAAAAAATTTCAAAAAAAATAAAATAAAAAAAATTTTTTGTACCTATTACAATTTTATTATTTCTATTGTATATATCAGATAAATATATTACCTTTGCACTGAGATTATATCAAGGAAAAGAGAGCAACCTGTGGGCTAAACATTTACCTGCATTAAAGGGGAAAGTGGGAATAAGAACCCTGAGAACAATTATCAAGGAAAAGAGGACAGACCCATGTTGGACCATGTAAAAAGTGTATGTGAGGACATGTAAAACACCTCCCAGCTAAGGGTGAAAGGCTAAGGGGTAATGGAAGCGGTGTCTTATTGATGCTTTAACCATCAAATTGTTTAAGTATGTAGGGAGCAATCCCTACATACTAGAGCCCTGATTTAAATTTAGTCTTACCTTTACTATATTAAAATTGTTAAGTATTTTACATTAGTACTTGCATATATCAAATATTTTTACTATCTTTGCATAGTTTTTAATGAATAGACTACTGATATGACTAAGTCAGTATATCGCCTTATCACTACTTAATAGGTAAAAGAATGAGGCCTTAAGAGGGCACTTTAGTTATCAACCCTCTGTCAAAACAGTCTATAGATACAAGAATAGTGTGACTCACCAATTAGTCTGAGAAAGGGTTGAGGGTAAAGAGTCTTTAGGGAAGTATTAACCGCCACTATTCAAGATTTATAGATAGACCTACCAGTGATGGCAAGGTGAGAGTGAAACACAACTCATTGATTTGCAATAAGTTAGGGTTCCACTCTAAGGGATTACTATATCAAAACTTCAATAAAGGATATTGAATAAAGTTATTTGATGATTTAAGTTGTAAAGTAATACTTGATAACTTAGTTTTAATCTTTTAGATATACTCTCATCATAGCACATTACTGTGTCAAAATGTGAAGTAAGTAAAAATATAAGATATGGAGAAGAAAAGAGAATGGAAAGATTTTGAAATTGAAGTCTTTGGTAGTGTATATAAGGTACACTTTACAAGAGATAAGATAGATAATGACCCTAATGAATTTTGTGATGGTTGGCATAATGGTAGTACTAAAGATATTATTGTTTCTTTAGTGAATGAGAAGGGTGAAGATATGCCAGATTTTGAAATTCAAACTATAGTACTACATGAATTTGTACATGCTATTTTATGTACATTTCAGTTTATTGAAGAGAATGGTAACGAACCATTAGTAGAAACATTAGGTAGAGGATTTGCATTACTTTTAAAACAAGGATTATATGATAAGATACAGGATTAAATTGATTGAAGGAGATGGTTATTGTTGTACTTCTATAGAGTATGATAGGAAGTATGAGTATACAAGAATAAAACCATTACCTGTAAGTAATAAGTATCATGCAGCAAATAATTTAGAGGAACCTAAAGGTAAGTATGTGGGGTACTTTAAGGATAAAGAAAAGAGAAATAGAATATTAAGAAAGTTAGGATTATGGATAGACAAAAAACACATTGGGATGAACTCTCAATGCATGAAAAAGCAAAATACATAAAACTGGCATTGGATAATGGAGTCTCAGACCTGAGTATGGTCAGGGACTCCTTTAATGTTTATGCCGGTGGAGGTAGTATAAATATAAAGCCTGAGAATAGAGGTAAGTTTACAGAACTTAAAGAAAGAACAGGTAAGTCATCAACTTGGTATAAAGAACATGGTACACCTGCTCAAAAGAAGATGGCTACTTTTGCTCTTAATGCAAAGAAATGGGCACATAAACATGAGGGTACCGAAAGTGACTCAAAGTTACATACCTTAAAGGTTGATACGGAATATACAACTTCTCAATATAATAAAGCACTGCAAGAAGCAGAAGTATTAGGATTTAAGGGTAGTAATGCTGCAAATTACGCATTGAACAAGATCTCTAATAATATGCAGTACGAAACATCATTACCAGAAGTGACCGTTACTGCTGCAAAACCTAAGAATATACGTTACATTAAGGATAGTAATACTGGTAATAGGGTTACTTATAATGATTATCAGGCCAGACAAAGCACAGGTACAGGATATGACAAATTAGGTAATGTTGTTGGTGGAGCAATAGCATTACCAATGATGACTACTTTAGGAGTGCCCATTGCACTACAATCTTTATCTGAAATAGCAAGTCTTGATAACATGGTTAGGCTTGCATATCCAAAAGTTTCAAAAACATTGGATGCTTTATTTACTATAGACGGTGCAAGAAATTTATTATCTGATAATGGAGTACAAAAAACATACAAATTGGCACAAGAGGGTAAATATGGTAGAAGTGTTATATCTGGGGTTGGAGACATATTTGATATGTTAGGCACTTATAATCTAATAAAACCTGTATCTCAATATGCTAAAACCATTAAGACATTGGGAAAAGATTTTATAAATGCTGATAATCCAATGCAGGTTATAGATGCCATAATTGAGGGAAGATATGTTCCTTTTATGAGTAGAAAAAATATGAGGGATTATATTCAAGAAAGTAGAAAAATAGCAGAACAAGCAAAACTTGATTGGAAGAAAGGAAATGGATTAGTACTAAATTATTCTAATGCTAATGACATTCGGAATACTGATTGGTATATTAATTATTTACCTGTAAATATAAAAACTAAAGCCAAGGAAGGTGAAATTGGGGCGTTTGATTCTGATAAACCTCTTATAGAATTAAGACTAAGAGATTATGGTCAACCCAATATAGTTCGCCCTTTACATCTAAATAAAAATCAAAGTCCGGTAGGACAAATGCAAAGTGTAGCAGGAACAATGAAACATGAAACACAACATGCTGTACAATTCGCGCTTCCAAGATATTTTGGTTGGGAAATTCCACACAAATATATAGATTTTTCAAAAGGAGAGCCTTATTATTATAATGTTGTAAATCCAACATCAGAATTTGGCAAATTGTTTCCTGAGTACAATAGGGCCGCCATGTCTTTTTGGGAAGGGAGTCCCGCTGAATTAAATTCTGAAATACGTAATATATTATATGAATATGATATTCCAGAATACCCAACATTATGGAATAAACACCAAGAAGACCTACTGAGAGAATTTTTGAGCTTCAGATTTAAATCTTTAGAAAAATTAGGCGTGACAGATAATGTAGTAGATTTAGCACGTAAAACATTAGAGCAAGGGTATGCCAATGGAGGCTATCTTCAAAACCTAACATCAAAACCTTTTAGTTATAAACCTATACCATCTGTAAGGTATGATTTGGGGGGTTTTATTAGAAATCTGTTTGGTCTTAATGATGAAATAAATAATAAGACTGACCTTATAGACATGGGTGAACTTGCTAATAGACAAGCCTATGCTGAAAGTGGATTTATTTCTGATAAAACAAGTAGGGCTGATGCAAGAGGCATGTTTCAAATAGTTCCAGCAGTACTTGATGATTTTAATAGGGTTAATGGTACTACTTATGATGCTTCACAACTTTATGATGATGCTATTAATACTGATGTAAGAAACTGGTATTTACAAGAGAATTTGATGAATAGACCTTGGGTTAATAAAGAAGGACAGAATGATAGTATAAGAGTTGCTAAAGCATTGGCTGCTTATAATTATGGTCCAGGTAATACATTGAGTACTCTAAATAAAGCAAAAGGTAAAGGTGTTGATATATATAATGGTTGGGATTGGCTAAATGCTTTTCCTAAAGAAACTCAAGATTATGTTAATTTTATCTTGAGAAATCAAAACAATAGTTTGCATAGAAATAATGTTCTGTATGAATTATCAAAAGGAAAGAATAAAGATAAAGTTAAAACAATATCAAAGAAGAGTAAGTAAATGTTAAAAATGCAAAAAATCTTTCAAAAGATTTGCATATATCAAATATTTGTATTACCTTTGCATTGGTTTTAAGAAAAACGGTTAAGGTGAAGTATTTAATACCTTTTCTCAGTTCATCTTAACTGTTTTTTAATGGCTCCTTAGCTCAGTTGGATAGAGCAACAGCCTTCTAAGCTGTGGGTCAAAGGTTCGAGTCCTTTAGGAGTCACTAAAATAAACTTCTTGCAATAGAGTTGTAGCCATAGAGTGAATGAGTGCAAGTCTCAGTTGGGTACATTAAGTTGACCTGAGTGTAAGTTAGGAGAGTATGACTAAGAAGTTTATTGTAGGGTTAATAGCTCAATTGGTTAGAGCATCTGACTGTTAATCAGAAGGTTATTGGTTCAAGTCCACTTTGACCCGCTTACTTATATAATATATAAAGAATATGGAAGAGAAGAAAAGTAATAAAGAGTTGGTTAAACACATTGTAATTGGTGTAGTAGGCATTTTGATTGTTGTTGGTGCAATTATTGGAGCATTTTTTGTTTCATGGTCTACTGGTTTATTTTGTTTGATTGGTTATCCTGTTCTATACTTCGCAGGATTTTGTAGAGGATGGTTTTGCAGAGTTGCTTCAATTCTAAAGCAAATGTCTGATTATCTTATGAAAAACTTTGGTGACATCCTCAAAGGTAAAACCTTAGATATGTCTGTGACAGATGATGGTAAGGTTGTGGTTTTTAAGGCGGGTAAAAAAACCAAGACACCTGATAAGAAAAAAGAAGTAGTGAAAAATACTAAAAAGGAGGATTAAATCCTCCTACAGGCTGATTAGTTTAATGGTAAAACAGTTGTATTGTAAACAACATTTGTGGGTTCGATTCCTACATTAGCCTCAAATTAAACTTGAAGAATGTATGGAAGAGAATATTGATGTTACTGCACTCAGTAATTTGATGAGATTGATAAGATATTGTCCTTACAAATCAATAATGAGAGCAATTAAAAGAGGTCATATAGCACCCAATGATATGACAGTGCCTAAGAGACCTTTTAATAATAGAGGTAATACCTGTACAAGAGGTAAAGATAGCAGAGAAACAAACACTTATAAAAAGAAATGTTATGAGGGAATTAAGCAAAGATTCAATAGAGAGTCAGTATAATGATGAACCTGTATATTACTGCAAGAATTGTTTATCACTTTACATTGTGAGTCTTGATGCTTTTAATCCTGATGAAGGTTGCTATTGTGAGAATTGTAGTAAAACTGATATAGGTATTACTGATATATTTAGTTATAGAGAATTATATTTTAATAAATATCATAAATATCCAGAAGAATAATTTTTAAATTTTAAATAATATGGAAGAGAACAAAAAGAAAACTGTTGAAAAGAAGCAAGAGGCTCCTAAAGCAATTGAAGTAGAGAAAGTACAAGCAATGGTAGAGCAGTATAATACCAATATTCAAAAGGCTGCTCAAGAGATTCAAAGACTGAATCAGTTGCTTGCTGATAGAACACTTGATTACTTCTTTAAGGTTATTGAGCACAGTGATGTATTTGACCCTGAGTTTGTTAAATATGCAACTTCTGTTATTACTCAAGCATTGACTCCTAAAGCACCTGAAGAGAATACTGAGGAGAATACTGAGGAGGAAAGTAAGTAAACAGTATGAATAGAATAGCCGATAGTGTAATCCCTATAAAGACTTCTTTTACAGGATTCTTTGAGGCATGGCTTGACTCTACTTATCTTTTGTTGCATAAACTCACTGCTAAAGAAAGGTCTATTATGGCTGTTTTCTTGAGAAAACATTATGAGTTAAGTCAAAAGATTAATGATGAGGCTATTTTAAGTAGAGTACTTTTGGATGAAACTACCAAACTTCAAGTAATAGAAGAGTGCAATATCAGTAAAGGACAATTACAAGTTGCTATTGCTCAGTTTAAAAAGAAAGGCTTGATGGTTGGTGGTAAAATAGCCCCAAAATTAATTCCTGATAGAGAGGCTGTTGAAAGAGGGGAACTTAGGTTGTTGATTGTTTACAAATATGACAAAGAACCAGACAATACTGAGGGCATCTCTTAAATTGGGACTTCCTTATGATTATGTTCTTAGAGTGTATAGGGCATATTGGAAATTTAATAAACAGCATATTGCATCTTTACCACTTAAAGAAAAGATAACAGAGGAAGAGTATGATAGTTATAAGCACAGTGTAAGTTTACCTTATTTAGGTAAACTTTACTGTACTTTTGACAGACTAAAGAATATGCAAGAAAGTTATGAAAAAAATAGTAGTAAAAGAGATTAGACCTTTGTTTACTACAGTAATTGTTACTGAAGATTGTTGGGAAGATGATTGGATTGAAGATGGTATTGTAATGGCACGTAAAGGTGACATGAAAGACTATCAGAAAGTAATTGCTGTAGGGCACACCTGTAATGAGGTTAAAAAGGGAGACCTTGTTAAAATAGATTTACAGAGTTACATGGTACCTATGTATAAAGATAACTCTATTAAGAATGACATGATGGGCCAGGAAAATGTAGTTACTTATAGAGTACCAAAAGTAATGATTGACGGTAAGAGATATAATAAACTTACTGAAAGAGATATAGACTTCATTGTAGAGAAGTTTGATGAGGAAGATATTGATGATAGTTCAGAAGTAATTATCACAGAGTAATAGGTTTAACAGTCCCTGCTTTTATGAGTGGGGACTTATTTTATTTATATATGCACATTATTGAAATAGTTGATTATAATATACAGTTGACTGAAGAGGCTATGATGATTAGACCTATCAGAGAATTATGGAACTCTGATAGAAGCAAAACAAAAGAAAGGTTTATGCAGCAGGCTTCAGTATTGTATAATATGGCAGACCCTAGAACATCTTATAACTTTATATTGGATGAAGATGAGAGACTACAGGCTATTATAGAGCAAGAGGGATTGCCTAAGAATTTTAAGATAGATGAGAAATTACAGAAAGCGATAGATGCTTATAAGGCACATACTATGACTTCTTCTTTGTTACTTTTAAGGAGGGCACAAAAGAGTGCAGATAAGTTAGGTAAGTTCCTTGAAGATGTTGATTTTACTGCTACTGATGATAAAGGTAAATTATTGTTTCCTATCAATACTGTAGCAAGTGCTATTAAACAGATACCAAGCATTGTTAAAGACCTTCAAGAGACAGAGAAGATGGTAACAAAAGAGATTGAAGAAACAGGAAGAACACGTGGTGGAGATACTGGAAAATCTGTTTTTGAAGATGGTTTTAATGTCTTTAAGTGATAGAATATGGAGTTATTGTGTAATGAATTTCAAACACCTATTAAAGACTTGAATCTAGAAAGATATTCAAAAGAGATTCAGGATTCCTTCTTTGACTTCATTTATAATGTACCTTTCATAAGAACTCTTACAAGCGCAGACAGAAAAAGAGCAAAGGATTTACAAAGAGACAAAACAGGTAAAATTATTGTAGATATAACTCAACCTCATATATTAGAGGATATGGATTATTTTAGACCTGCTGCAAGGTATTATGAACAAAATGGTTGTTATACTAAACTTAGACCCAACAATAATCCTAATAGCGAGTTTGGTAAATGGTTTAAAGAAGAATTAAATAGGTGCTATAATGGGTATGTAAGAGAAAGTGATGGAGAGTGGATTCCAGGTGATTACTATTTCTTTCTCAACTATTGTCCTATGCTTGTAGCACAAAAACAAGACAAAAATAAGAAAAGAGCAAATCGTGTGTTAAGTTTTCCTTCGGTATGGGATGGACACTATTTAAAATTTCACTATTTAGAACAAGCAAGAAATAGTGGCAAGCACGCACTAGAATTAGCATCAAGACATAAGGGAAAATCGTTTTGTGCTGCTGCAATGCTTTCTAAAAGATTTGTGGCAGGAGAATCCTGGGAGGTTAATCAAAAAGTTACTTGTTATGCCACAGCAGCGTCAAAAGGATATTTGACAGGTGGCGACCAAACTTTGGATAAATTCTTATATGATATAGACTTTTTGGCAAAAACAACACAATTCCCAAGAAAAAGACTCATAAGTACATTACAGAATATGCAATGGATTATGGGTTCTCAAGACCTTATAACAGGAGCAAGAACTGGAACTCTTAATGCTGTTGTTGGTGTAACATCTAAAGACGATGAATCTAAGTTGAGAGGCACAAGAGGTGTATTATATATTATAGAGGAAGCAGGCAGTTTTCCAAGGTTATTACAACTCTGGGGCAATATGCTTCCTTCTGTAGAGGATGGAGATGATGTATATGGCCTTCTGTTTGGTTATGGCACATCTGGTGATGATTTATCTGACTTCTATGCTATGTCTGAGATGATGTATCATCCTACTGGTTACCATGTTTATGGTGTTAAAAATGTATATGATTTTGAAGGTAAAGCACCTCAAGACTTTGCTTTCTTCTTCCCTGGTTATTTAAACAGGTCTGGGTGTTATGATAATAATGGTAATTCTGATGTAACAAAAGCATTACTCGAAATTATTATAGATAGAAATCAGTTAAAGTATAATTCTACAGATTTAAATGCAGTAACAAAGAGAACTGCTGAAGTACCAATTGTACCTCAAGAGGCTATATTAAGGACTACAGGAAATATATTCCCAACTGCTCAATTGACAGAAAGATTGTGTGAATTAGATTCTACCCCTTCTATTTTTGATGACATTTATATAGGAAATTTGATTCAAAAAAGTGACGGTACTATAGAATTTACTCCTACAACAGACATGCCAATTAGAAATTATCCCTTACAAGACAATAAGGATAAAGGAGCGTTAGAAATATATAATATGCCTCAAAAAGATGCTTCTGGTAAGATACCTTACAATAGATATATTGTAGGTTTAGACCCTGTTAACAATGACCAAGCAGATACTGCTTCATTATCATCAATGTTTGTCTTTGATTTATTCACTGATAGAATTGTAGCAGAATACACAGGAAGAACTGACTATGCAGATGATGCTTATGAATTGACTAGAAAGTTGTGTATATTCTATAATGCTACCTGTTTGTATGAGAATAATATTAAAGGACCTTATGCTTATTTTAGCACAAGGAGGTGTCTCCATTTGTTAGCAGATACTCCAGAGTACTTGTTTGACAAGCAGATAATAAAAACAAGAGGTTTTGGCAATACAGCAAAAGGTTTTAATGCTACAAAACCCGTCAATAACTACGCAGATACTTTAATAAGAGACTGGTTGTTAAAACCAATTACAATAGAAGTACAAGAAGATGGAGAATTTGAACAGAAAGTGGTTCCTAATGTCGCTCTATTAAAGAATAGAGCATTACTTAGAGAGTTGATTGATTACAATCCTGCTGGGAACTTTGATAGAATCAGAGCTCTAGGTGCAGTAATGCTTTACAGGGGCCAATTCATAGATATGTACGAGGGTGATATGAGTAGAGCAATAGAAGATGTTGAAGACCCAGCATGGGATGATGACTACTTTAAGGCTTATGACAGCATATAATTTTTTATTATGCAATAAATATAATTTTATTATGGGACTTGTGTAAATGAAAAATTTTATGTAATTTTGTGTAAAATTAATATGTAAATATGAATAGTATTCTAACTAACAAATTTCCTGCCCAACAATTACCTTTTTCACAAAAAGGTAAGAAATGGAGAAAAGAGTGTGTAGACTATGCTGCTAACCATTCTTTTTGGACTGATAGTGCAGTTAGAAATTCTGTCATTCATAAGAAGATAAATTATAAACTCTATAATGGTCAGTTGGATATGAGCGATGTTGCAAGTGTCATCAATCCTACTAACCTTGATTCAAAATTTGTACCAGATAAAATACAACATTATCCTATAATGAACCCAAGGTTGAGAGTTCTTACAGGAGAAGAGTCTGACAGAGTATTTGATTATAGAGTTGTAGTTACTAATCCTAATTCAATATCAGAGATAGAGAATCAGAAAAAAGCATTGATACTACAGCAATTACAGCAAGAGGTAGAAAATACTTCTCAAAGTGATGATGAGTATCAGCAAAGAATAGCAGACCTTAGTAAATACTATTCTTATGAATATCAGGATTTCAGGGAGTTAAGAGCAAATGCTCTACTTAATCATTATAGTAAGGAAAACAATTTTAAACTCTTGTTTAATAAAGGATTTGAGGATGCTCTTATTACAGGTGAAGAACTCTATATGTGTGATATAGTAGGTGGAGAACCTGTTATAGAAAAACTCAATCCTATGAAAGTAAGAGTAATGAGGTCAGGTTACTCCAGTAATATTGAAGATGCTGATATGATTGTGATGGAAGATTATTGGAGCCCTGGGAGAATTATAGATACTTACTATGATGTACTTACTGAAAAGGATAGAAAATATATAGAAGAATTAGTACAAAGTACATCTGGTGGAGATGTAGATGAAAATGGTAATCTTGATGAAAGAAATGGCTTTATTAATTTAGGAATGAAGTTTGATGTTATCAAAGATAAGGATAAGATAAGAGAAATTTTTGGTCAAGTATCAGAAATGGAGGCTTCTTCTCCTTATGACTTTAATGGTAATATCAGAGTTATGAGGGTATTTTGGAAATCAAGAAGAAAGGTTAAAAAGGTAAAATCTTATGACCCTGAAACAGGAGAAGAGCAATATGACTTTTATCCTGAAACCTACATTTGCAATAAAGCAATGGGTGAAACTGAAGAAACCATGTGGATTAATGAAGCATGGGAAGGTACTAAAATTGGTAATGATGTTTATGTAAATATTAGACCAAGACCTATACAATATAATAGACTTAGTAATCCTTCAAGATGCCATTTTGGTATTGTAGGTTCTATTTACAATACTTGTGATGGTAAGCCTTACTCTTTGGTAGATATGATGAAACCTTATAGTTATTTGTATGATGCTGTACAAGACAGACTTCTTAAGGCATTAGCACATAACTATGGTAGATTGCTTGAACTTGATTTAGCAAAGAAGCCTGATTCTTGGGAAATGGATAAATGGCTATACTTTGCGAGAAGAGATGGCTTGTATATTACCAACAGTTTCAATGAAGGTAAGAAAGGGGCTGCTACAGGTAAAGTTGTAGGTGGTATGAATAATGCTTCAAGAGGTGTTATTGATGCTGACCAAGGTAATATAATACAACAATATATTAACCTACTTGAGTTTATTAATCTTAAGATGGGTGAACTTGTAGGTATTAGTAAGCAGAGAGAAGGTCAAATCTCTAATAGAGAGACTGTTGGTGGTGTAGAAAGAGCAACACTTCAATCCTCTCATATTACTGAATATCTATTCCTTACACACGATGATGTAAAGAAGAGAGTACTTGAGTGTTTTCTTGAAACTGCTAAAATAGCAATGAAAGGAAGAAATAAAAAGTTTAATTACATTCTTCCTGATAATTCTAAGTACTTGATGAATATTGATGGTGATGAGTTTGCTGAAAGTGATTATGGTCTTGTAGTAGATAGTAGTAGTCAGTCTCAAGAATTGAAACAAAGACTTGATGGGTTGGCTCAAGCAGCAATGCAAAATCAAACAATTGATTTCTCTGCTTTAATGAAATTGTATAATTCTTGCTCACTTGCTGAAAAACAAAGAATGATTGAAAACAGTGAGAAAGAGGTACAACAAAGAGTACAACAACAGCAACAGGCTCAACTTCAAGCACAACAAGAAGCAGCACAAATGCAACAACAAACACAGATGGCTGAAATTCAAGCAAAAGATGTTATCAACCAAAGAGATAATGAGACTAAGATTGAAATTGCTTTAATACAAGCACAGTCAAATAATCAAAATGAAGGATATGATTTATCCCAAGTTGATACTGAAATGAAGTCTCAAGAGTTGATGGCTAAGATGAAAGAGATGGATGAAAGACTCAGGCTTGATACAAGAAAACAAGACCATCTTGAACAAATGGATAAAGCAAGACTTGCTTTTGATAAGGATAAGGCTGCTAAAGATTTTGAAATAAAAAGGAAACAGGCTAATAAAAAACCTGCAAGCAAATGAAAAAATTAAGTAATTTCCTTTTCATATTGTCAATATATATTCTATCTTTTGTAGGATGCAAGGTACAAGAACCTTGTATTCCTATAGAAGTAGTTAGAGACAGTATAAGAACTGAATATAAACTTGATTCAGTGTACTTTTATGAAAGAGACTCCGTTTATTTAGATAGAACAAAAGATACAATTTATAAAGAAGTTTTTAAGTACAGATATAAAGACAAACTTATATTGAAGCATGATACAATCTATCAAGACAGGAAGATTGAAAATACTCAAATCGTTAGGTATGTACCTAAATTTTATAGTGTTTGTACTTGGGGATTTTTTATTCTGTTACTTTGTGTGATAGGATTAACAGTATTAAAAATAATAATTAAAATTTACATTAAATGATGCTAAGTATGGGAGAGTGTTTATTTATGTATGGAAACAGTTATAATTACAACTCTGATTAGTACTGCTGCTGCTGGTATTTCTGCTTTGGTATCTTGGTTCCTTAGCAAGAGGAAATATAACAGTGAAGTTGAAAATTCAAACATTAAAAACATGAAAGAATCGTTTGAATTTTACAAAAGTATTTTAGATGACAACAAAAAAAGAATAGATGAAGAACTAGCCAAGATAGCGTTTTTAGAAAAACAATTGTCTGACCAACAGCAAGAAATCACATCTATGAAAAATCAAATGCTTGCTGTATATGGTCAGGTGTGCTTAAATTTTAAGTGTATGGAAAGAATACCTTATGATGATAAAGACAAAAATAAAGCAAAAGAAGTCTCTGTAAAAAAATAAAGAAGTTAATAAAATTAAAAATATAAATAAGTAATATGATAACAGTTGCTGAAATTTTATTCTCTGTTACAGCACCTACTGTTTATAGAGATGGTATTTTTTGGTACAATCCTGAGGCGAAAACACTAAAAGTTTTTGAAGGTGGAAGATGGCAAGATGGTCCAAGTGCTACATCAGAAACTGAAATAGAAGACGTTAAGGCAAGACTTGATACTCTTGAAAGTAAAAAGAGTCTTTCGTTTAGTATAGTGAGTGAACTGCCAGCAGTAAGTGCAGCAGATGAAAGTACTATCTATTTCAAGACTATTGCTGGTGCTTCTGGTAATAATACACACGAAGAGTATGTAATAGTTACAGTAAACAATGAAAAGAAATGGGAGAAGATAGGTCTTGCTGATGTAGATACAAGTAATTTTATGAAAGCAGATGGTAGTAATTATTCTGCTGTGCAAAAGACTTTGGTTACTCCAGGTATTACAGGAGTTACTTGGGCTGCTACTAACGCAAGTGGTACAGCAGTAACAACTACAGGTTGGGGTGCTAGTGTACAAGTTGAGCCTGGCATTACTGTTACAAGTTGTAAGGCTAAATTCACTAATCCTACTCCTAACTCTTCTCAAGCATCTCCTACAAGTTGTAGTGGTGATTTTGGTACAATCCTTCCTGCTGTTGGTGGCACTTCTGCTGAGAAAACTATTATGACAAATGTTACAAGTAATACTACAAAAACTGTAACATTCTATAAACCTAAATCTGGGTTGCTTGTAAGTGGTGGCGCGGTAGTTCCTGCTTCAGGTTCTGATTCAAAATCTAATAGTGTGTCAATCACTTTTACAAATAAAGTTTATTGGGGTATTCAACCTACAAGTAAATTACTCACTGCTGCTGAAGTTATGGCAATGAGTAAGGGATTTGCTGGTTCTGCTGCAATAGGAAATAAAGATTTTGCTTGTACAAACCATTATACTTATCTTGTAGTTCCCAATACTTATGCTACTCCTACTATTAAGTTTGGTGTAAACTCTGTAACTTGGGATAATAAAGGAACAGTTGATGTAGTTAATTCATCTGGTAGTACAGTTACTTATAAAGTATTGGTAAGTAAACAACCTTATGAGAGTAAAATAACCTTTAATTTTAGTTAATATATGGCAACGCTTTTAGCAGATTATATTGAAAACGCAAATAGCAAATACCCCTCTCATCTTGATACAAATGGTAAAGGTGGTTACGTAGTATTTGCTACAGAAGCAGATAAAGATGCCAGTAAATTTGCAACAACAAAGAGAAAAGAAGGGATGCTCTGTTATGTTGTTGCTACAAAGAAAACATACAGATGTCAAGCAGACCTTAGTTGGAAAGAGGAGACTACTACAGTAGACACTACAGGATTAGTAAAAGATACTGCTAACATTAATCTTTTGTATGGTGAGGGCACTGGTGCAAAAAGATTCACAAAAAGTCTTTCTGCTGTACTTAATGATACTGATGGAAAGTATGATTTTGTTACAGATATAGGTCTTGATGAACTAACAAAAGCTGATTTTGGTTTTGATGATTTTGAGGGAAGTTTTGGCAATAGTACCCGTATACTTGTTAGTGGGCATTGTTTGAAGAACTTTTATCAAAGTTTAGTAAAATCAAGTGTACCCGACAATAATACAAATACACAATCAGTACCTACTGTAAAAGCAGTATACGATTTTGTAGATACAGGATATGCAAAATCAGATACATATACTCTTACAGTAAAAGGAGCAAGTGGTAATAGTAGTGTATCACTTGATGATATTAATGCTGGTACTACTATACTTGTAGGCAGTGATGCTCTTACTTGGGGTAATATAACAGGTAAACCTTCAACATTTTCTCCTGCTACTCATACTCACACAAAGAGTCAGATTACTGATTTGACTATTCCTACAACACTTAAGAATCCTACTACTTTAACTGTTAGATTTAATAACGGTGATACTGTTGGCACTAATAGGTTTGTATATGATGGTAGTAGTGAAGTGATACTTAATATAACCCCCGATAGTATAGGAGCCGCATCTACACAAGAGGTTAATCAAATGGCTAGTACAATAGGTACTAAAATGGATGATACTGATGTTATTGGTGTTCTTAGCAGTGGTGGTGTAAATCAACTTACTTTTGGTGACTTGGAATGGCAAGATGCTGTTAGTGATGGGTCATCAGCTCTTGTTTTAAAGAGTGGCTTAACATGGGCAAACATTGGGAATAAACCCACTACTTTTACTCCTAGTACACATAGTCATACTATAAGTCAAATCACAGACTTTCCTACTATACCTACTGTACCAAGTTCATTAAAGAATCCTCATACCATTAAAATTAGTCTTAGCGGTGGTACTACTGAAGGGACTAATTTGGTAACTTATGATGGCAGTGTAGAGAAACAATTAAATATTACAGCAGTAGGTATTGGTGCAGCAGCAAGTTCTCATACACATGCTATATCTAATATAACAAATCTACAAACAACACTTGATGGTAAACAAGCCACTTCAAACTTGTCTACTTCTGTTACTACAGATAAAACAAGTGCTACAAAATATCCTTCTGTAAAAGCAGTATATGACTTTATAGATGGTGAATACGCAAAAAGTGACTCTTACACTCTTAAAGTAAAAGGTGCAAGTACTACTGCTGATGTTACTCTTGATGCTATCAGTAATGGTACTACAGTTCTTGTAGATAGTAATTCTCTCACTTGGAATAATATTAGTAATAAACCTAGTACGTACACTCCTGACACACACACACATACAAAGAGTCAGATTACTGATTTTCCTGCATCACTCAAGAACCCTTCAAGTATCATTTTGACTCTTAATGGAGGCACAACAGAAGGAACAAATAAGTTTACTTATGATGGTAGTGCTGCAAAGACTATAAATATTACAGCAGCAAATGTAGGTGCTCTAGCATCTACAGCAGTTAGTGCTTGGGCTAAGGCTTCTACTAAACCTTCTTATGGTATAAATGAGATTACAGGCACAATAGAAACAGCTACATCATCTACTGCTGTTACACTTACTTCTAATAAATTGTGTATTGTATCTGATACGGTAGAAACACTTACAATTACTAAGGGTACAGACATTCCTGGTATTGCGAATGAATATAAATTTCAGTTTACAGCAGGAACATCTTGTACAGTTGAATATGATGGTTTTGGTACAATTAAATGGCTTGATGGTGAGGTTCCTACTTTTACTTCTGGTAGAACTTATGAGATTTCTATATTGAATGGTTGTGGTGTATGTGCTGAATTTTACACAGCGTAAACTTTTTTAAATACAAATAGGTAAGTTTTTATAAATATGAATAGAAGATTTTTATTGAAAATTGCAGGTGGAAGTGCAAGTAATAATTACGGTGAGTTGTATATAATAAATAATTTTTATGAAAGTAATTTAATAAAAGATACAAATATCGCTAATAATTACTTTTTTGTAAGTACTACCCCTCAAGCTGCAACATTTGATGGGATGCCTTGTAAAAAACTCCAATTCGGATTAAGAGATAATAAAGGAAATATAATTAAAAATACCACTACTATTGCTCCAGATGGTTTTACTGATTTATTTACTATACCAAATACTGTAGATGTTGGCCTGGAGGGTTCCTCATTAGGAGACGATTTTTTCCAGAACGGTAAAATTAAAATCACATCAGTCGCTCTTCCGATCTTGAACGCAGTATATTTATATAATAATCCAGAGTTTTATATTCCAGCAGGTGTAAACATTTCGTATAACGACTTAGAGAGTGTTATTAGCATCATATTTACTCAAGATGCTTTTACTGACATTATAGTTAATGGTGATTATGTTTTCTCAAAATGCCCCCTCTTAATACCAGATGGTGAGAGTTTTAGTACTATTAGTACATGTATAAGCCCATATTATAGTAACACAAAGTACTATCTTAATGAAGGGGATGATAGTGTTATGCCAATATTTGTTGAAAATACTGATGGATTTGATGAAGCCTTTCAAAAAATAATAGCGATAAATGATGCTTTTTGTCTTGTAAATCAAGGTGGTAACGAATGTCCAATGCCTTTTGATTTAAATATACAATTTGATTCTAATAATACTCTAAAAGATTTATTTAAAGAGCAGACAGCTCCAATTTTATATAGTACACAAACTGGTGAAAGGGCAGAATTATCTGATGGCTACTTTGCATATTACACACCATCTTATCTTCAGGTTAGTTCTAATGCAACAGTAGGCATTTATATTGACAATGACAACAAAAAAGCAGGAATAGCAATATTATCAGATTTACAGCCTAATTTAGATCCTAATAGTCTTTTAAGCAGAGTACGTATTGTAATTACAAGCGCAGAGGAAGGTAAAGTGTATTGGTTCAGTCCTACTACGAATGAATTACAAGGTCAAGGAATAGAATCTGAAATTATATCAGGTGAAGCTGGCAACTTTTTTATGAGTCTCTTTCCAGAATTGCCTTATGCAGTTACTGTAAGATTGTCAGAATATCAATCTCAAGAGTTGTATACGATAGTAACACAAAGTAATGATATTAATGTCTACATTATTGATGTAGACAGTACTGAATCTCCTACTGAATTAAACACTGTAACTACAATAGAAGGAACAAAAAATCAAGAGGCGGATGGTGATGATGGAAATACTTGGTTTTTTTATGAAGGAAGTAATATACACCATACTATGTATTAATCAACATGTGTGTTAATTGTTGTTAAATTTATACAAACCTCTTGTATGTATCAATTATTTTTCATACCTTTGTATATCATTAAATGAATTAAAAGATATGAAGATTAATTTAACATTGAAGAGATTGGCTAAAACAGATAAGTACACAGAAGGTAAACTCTACCTCAATGGGGTTTACTTCTGTGATACTTTAGAGCCTTTTGATAGTGGGCTTACTCAAAACGATGCTGTCAATATAATTGAAGAAGAAAAGAAATTACATAAGATAAGTATTCCTTCAGGTAAGTATAAAGTGATACTTAACTATTCTGCAAGGTTTAAGAAAGTGTTACCTTTACTTATAGGAGTAAAGGGATTTACAGGAGTAAGAATACATGCAGGCAATACAGTAGAAAACACTGAAGGGTGTATTCTTGTAGGTATGAAGTTAAAAGATAACTATATAACATACTCAAGAGTACACATAGACTCTCTAATGAGTAAGTTAAAAGGAAATGATTGCAGTATAACTATTAAATAATAAGATTATGGGAAAGGTTAAGACTGTTGTAAAGAAAGCAGTAAATAAAGTAAAGAACAGCAATGCTGCAAAAAAGTACAAGGAAGCAGTTAATAAGTTTGCCAAAAGATTACCAGGTCCTAATGTACCTCCAGCAGGAGTCATTCAATCACCTACACAAAGATACAAATGTGGTGGACGTCTTAAAAAGTGAGTATAAGATATTCTTAATCCTATTGAAATACATACCATTCATATTGTCAGTTAGTTATTTTCTAACCACAATACTTGAAATACATGGTATAGATACAATGTGGTTAAGTGTCTTTGCAGGAATAGGATTTGTACCAGCAATTTTTATTTTACTATTATCTTATATATTCAGGTATTGTGTATATCATAGGATGCCTGTATATTATGTAATGTTGAATAATTTTGTGAATTGGTTAGTCTACGCTTATGATTTTAATATGTCAATTTGTATGTATTTCTCTTGGTTTATGGTTATTACTGCTGTATTTTGCATAATAACAACAATATTATATTTAAACAATAAGAAGAAACATGTCGTTACTACAAATAATAAGAAACGAATTAGTAAAAATAATTGACAATATAGATACTGGAAATTCAAATCTATCAGATGATGAGATGACTGATGTACTTAGTATATTGAAAAAGTATACTGATAAAGATACACATTTAAGTAAATATCAGGCTTGTGGTTATCTACACATTAGCAGAGCAACATTTGATAATTTAGTTAAAGAAGGAAAACTACCTAAAGGAATTAAGCAACAAGGATTTAAAGAATTGTCTTGGTTGAAGAAAGATTTAGATAGTTTTCTTTCACATAAAATAGAAAAGAATAAAATTAATATTTAATATACAAATGGTTAAAGTATTATTTAATACACCGTTACCAACTCCCCCCCTAAATAAAATTTATTATAGGACAATCGATAATGAAATCATGCCTTTTGATGAGTACGAAACAAACCCAAGCAAATATTTAGGAGCCAATATAATAAATCATTCTTACAATCAGGAATTAAAATGCTTTGAGATTGTGTGTAGTTCTACGATAGTATCGTTTTATGATATGATATTCTTTAATGTTGATGGCAAAATATCTCAGATTTCATTTCCTGATTCGATTCAATGTTGTTATTTTAACAGTAATAATCAAATTAATTATCTTAATTTAAATACAAGCAATTTGAAAGAATTTATTGGTTTTGATTTAACGATGTCATTTAATGGTGTTATGAAATCCTTTCTTCAAAGAATAAATAAAAAAGAAAATGGATTTATGTATTATAAAGACATTTTAATGGGATTCATTGGCGACACTTTAGATGATACATTTAGTGTAAAAGAAGGTACTAGATTTATCTGCCAGGACGTAATAAATCCAACAATAAATTGTACGAGAACCAAACTTATTACTTTACCAAGTACTGTGAGATGTATAGATGAAAACTCTTGTATCGCTACGACTGAATATGGGAGGTTTGATGTTAGTGATTGTAAAAATATTAAATGTTGTGCTCTCAACCTTGGTACAGTTTTACCTGGAGTAATTACTAAGGAAGAACAGGGGCTAAACGTTTTTGAGTTGGGAGATTGTTTTGTAACAGTTACAGGAACTGTTGGTGATGGTGTAACTTCATTGCCAGTAATCACAAATGCAAAATATTATAGCTTATTTAGTTTATATAGTTTTAGTAATACAAATAATAGTGTGACAAGCATACAGCTTTCGCATAATGCTTTGGAGTTGTATGGTAATGCAATTAGTATGCCTTCAGTCTCTAATGTAAACATTACAATTCCAAAAAGTGTCACTTATATAGGAACACAAGAATTTGGGGACAACGCTACCCTTAACTTTTTATCAGCAACCCCGCCCATAAGTTCTTATTTTAATGGTGTTACTAAAATTATAGTACCAAAAGGCTGCAAAGCAGTATATGATGCTGCACCAGGTTTTTGTTGTTATACTGATATTATTGAGGAAGCGTCTTAATTTTTTGTAACACATTACTAAATATACAAATACCTAATTGCTTAATTCTTAAGTAGTTAGGTATTTTTGTTTTTGTATATTAGTAATGTTAGTTATAAATCAGATATTATACTTACCTTTGCACCAAGTTTAAGGCCTAAACTTGTTTATGTTTAATTATTTAAAATTTAAAATTATGGCAGAGGAAAGTAAAACTTATGTCTTTGATTCCCCCAGAGGTAACAATCAGTTAGACCCTAATATGTTGTTTGCAATGATGAACAATGGTAATGGTGGTTTTGGTGGTAATGGTAACTGGCTGTGGGTAATCTTCTTATTCTTCCTTTATGGTTGGGGAGGTAATGGCATGTTTGGTAGAGGTAATGGTAGTGGTCTTGCTAATGAAATCAATAATGATTATGGTAGAGGTTTGCTTATGCAGGCTATCAATGGTAATGGTACTGCTATTTCTCAGTTAGCAAGCACACTTAATTGCAGTGTTAATGCTATCCAAAATGCTATTGGTCAAGTACAGTCTAATATACAGGCTGTGGGTAATCAAGTTGGTATGAGTTCTCAAGCAGTTGTTAACTCTATACAGAGTGGTAATGCTGCTTTAGCAAGCCAACTTAGTCAGTGTTGCTGTGATAATAAACTCTTAATAACCACACAAGGTTATGAGAATAGAATTTCAGCAGGTGAGAATACAGCACTTTTGGGTGCTAAAATTGATGCTCAAACTACAGCACTCAACAAAGAGTTCTGTGCTATTAGAGAAAGAGAAATGCAAAGTAAGATTGATTCATTGCTTGAGAGAAACTCTACATTAGAATCTACTATCAGTAATGCTAATCAGACTGCACAGATTCAATCTTATATAGCAAGTGTTATCAATCCTTTGGTTGCTGATGTTGCATCTATTAAGGCTGCTCAACCTCAGACTGTACCTGTTCAATATCCACAATTAACTGCTGTACCTACAGCAAATCTGTATGGGTATGGTATTAACACAGGCTCTATTTGGTCTTAAAGAAAGGAGGTAATTATGACTCCATTAAGATATTCAAATAGAAACGGTTTTCCTTGCATAGAAAGCACTGCTGCAACATTAACTACTACTGGATTGACTTATACTTTTAACAGACATCCTTATGTGAACAATTACTTTTATGGTGGTTTGTTTGTTAAGATAAGTGGCACTCCTACTGCTCCTACAACAGCAGTACCTGTATATTTCCTTACTCAAGGAAGTAACACTACAGAAGTATTAGATAAAAATGGTACAGCAATAACCACGGCAACTATTGCTGATGGTATTTATATTGCTTTTTATGACAGAGATACTAACAAATTACAATTGTTAAATGCTTAATTAATATTCATTATGTTTCAATCATTACGACCTAGTAGCCCTATTTATATACTACACAAAGGAGAAACACCTAAATTTGAAATAGGTTACATTACTAATGTATCAGCACCAAGAAACAAATATGGTGTTACAACTCCTTTTGCTACAAATCCACAAGAGATGATAGTAGATGTTACTGCTAAAGTAAGTGATACTGTTATTAATTATAATGGATTACCTGCAAATCTTGATATAGCAGATTCATTTGTAGGAGGTGATTCAATCACTATATCTGACAGTAAAGATGCTATGAACTCAGAATTACTTAATCTTAAAAAGAAAAGTGAGGACATAATTAATAGTGTTAATTTTCATAAAAAACTACTGAGTGATTATGAAAAGATAATATGTCAAGTCAACCCTGAAATTGCTGAGAAGCAATCTCAAAGAGATGAAATTGCCGCATTAAAGACACAAGTAAACTCTTTATCAAGTAATGTGTCAGAATTAGTAGAGGCTAACAGGCTGTTGATTGAACAACTAAAACAAAATAAAGTATGATGTGGGAAATAATTGAAAAAGGTAGAAGCCCCAGAGACTATAGAGACAGAGACTATAGGAACAGTAGAAGAGACTATAATGAGGATTATAGAATGGGTATGAAATACTCTGAAGACTATAAAGATGAAATTGAAGATGCTTATGCTTGTGGTTATGAAAAGGGCTACAAAGAAGGTAGAATGTCAGTTTCTGATTATGGTGAAAGAAGAATGGGTAGATAAGTTTAACTTGGGGAGTAAAGTATTGTACTTTATTCCCCTTTTATTTTATTATAATATGAGACTGGATAGTAATGAAAAAATGCCTTCAGGAATGAAAGATTATTTAAACTTTTATGGTTGGCACTTTAATAAGAAACTTTGTGACTTTGCTGTGAAACACATGACTATTAGTGATGGTGCTAAAGTAGAAGCAATTACTAAAGAAAGTATAGAACAAATGCTTGATAGATATGGTATTGTATTAGAGAAGTGTAAAGGCTATGATGCTGTATTTGTAGCAAATATGGCTAAAGCAGATTACTATGGCTCTTCAATACCAAGTGAAGATTATCTTGTAAGATTTATTAAAGACTACATAGATGACCCAGATGGCTATGATGGACTTCCTATGACTAGATACTTTGCTGATGTTATAGGTAAAGGTGTTGTTATAGATTGGGAAGATATGCTATGATTACTCAAGAGTTTTATCTGAAAGAATATGATTGGTCAGTTAAGATTTATTATGCTGTAGATACTTACTATACTGATGATATTCTTTCAGATTTACTTGAGTTAGACCCAAGTGCAAGTGAATACTTTAAGGCAAAGAGATTACTTGATGAATGTAGATATAATGAAGGATTTACATACACAAACTATTCTTTAAAGAGAACGCTTATTGTTATAGGTCTTACATCGTCTCCTGATGAATTTCAAGATGTATTAGAACATGAAAAAGGTCATCTTATAACACATATAGGAAAATATTATGAACTAAATCCTTATGGAGAAGAAATACAGTATTTATCAGGAAATGTTAGTAAAATATTGTTTAAGAAATCAAAGCAGTTTCTGTGTAAACATTGTAGACAAGGATATTTAGGAATTGAATAATACAATTTTATTATGTGTTTATAATAAAAATTATAATCAACTTGTAGGATTCAATCTTTTTATATAACTTTGTGAAAATTTTAAGGAGAAGTAAATATGGCAAGTTATCAAGTTGAAGGAATATTATCAGGACAAGAAGCCATTGCAGATTTGTTTAAGGGCTCTCCTGATATTGAAAATCCTGATGTTGAAGAAACACAGGAACAAGAACCAGATGAAAATGAAGTAATTACTGAGGATGAACAACATCCAGAGAGCGTAGGTAATGAAGAGCAAGATACAGAAGGAAAGGAAGAAGACCAACCTAAGGATATTAAGGGTGGTTCTTCTCCAAAAATATACTCTTCCATTGCCAGCCTTATGAGAGAGGATGGTACTCTTCCTGACCTTACTGATGAAGAAATTGATGGTATTACAGATGCTGAAACTCTTTATGCAGCAGTAAATAAACAAATTACTGCTAGTATGGAAGATAGAATTAGAAAAGCAGATGAAGCACTTAATGCGGGTGTAGAACCTTCTGTAATACAACAATATCAAAACGCAATAGATTCTTTAAGTTCCATTACTGAGGAACAACTTATTGCTGAAGATGATAATGGAGAAGCATTAAGAAAGAATCTTATTATGTTAGAGTTCACTAATAAAGGATTCAGTAGGGAAAGGGCAGAGAAAGAAGCAACCAAATCTTTTAGTGCTGGTACTGATATAGAAGATGCAAAAGAGTATCTTGAGAATCTGAAGAATTATTATAAGGACTCGTATCAAAAAGAAATTGACACACAGAAGAAGGCACAAGAAGAAGCAGAGGCTGAAACTAAAAAGAATGTTGAAACATTGAAAACTAATATGCTTGATAGTAAAAGAAAACTGTTTGGTGAATTAGAGATTGATAATGTTACAAGACAAAAGGCTTTTGACGCTTTAACTAAACCTACTTATAGAGGTAAGGATGGTAATTACCTTACTGCTGTGAATAAATACATTAATGAGCATCCTTTGGAGTTCCAAGAAACTATAGGTCTGATTTACCAAATGACAAATGGATTTAAAGAAGTTGGAAGTCTGTTTAAGGGTGCTGTAAAGAAAGAAAAGAAAAAGGCTATCTCTGAATTAGAAACTGCTATTCAAAACACTCAAAGAAATAGTGCAGGTGTACTTGATTTGGGATTCTCAAAAGATTCAAATGCTAATTTTAAGGGATGGGACTTTGCAGATGTTTAAGACTTTAACTTTTAAATTAGAAATAAAATGGCTGGAAAATTAGGTAAATTTCAAGCAGCAGCTTTTCAAGGCTGGGCTTCAGAGGTTACTAAACAAAACCACTTGGGGTATTTTATGCAACTCCACCCCCAAAAGGCTACCAATATAATGGTACAACTTTTGGCTGTAAATAGAGGTAAGACTTTGGATGCTTTCCTCTCTCAATTCTCTGTTAAAGAGTTTGAAAATGACCATGATTATACATGGGATATTATTGGCTCGTCTAGAAGAAACATTCCATTGCTCTATGCTATTGATGAGAATGGTAATAAAGTAACAACCTCTACTACAACTATGGTAGGTAAAGGTAAAGCACCTTTTGAGGTTGTATTTGGTGAGGATTGGTTCTTTGATGGTGAGGTAATCATGGGTGAACTTAATGAGGTTTATCCTTTGAGAATTTTGGGTCCTGCTAAGTATAGAGGAACTACAGTTTCTTATACTGTAGAATTGATGGGTAATGTAATGGGAGGTATGGACCCCAAACAATTGCTTCCTGGTAAGAAATTTTCTTATGACTATGCACCTGTTGCACGTGGCCTCTCAAGAGAGGTGGGCGGGGTGAGACATGTAGCACCTGCTTCTATGAGAAATGAGTTTACTACTATCAGATTGAAAGATAAACTCTCTGGTGATATGTTCAATGAGAAGATTGCATTTGGTATTCCTATGGTAAGACAAATGGAATCTGGTAGGATGCAAGAGACCACTGAGACTATGTGGATGCATATTGAGAACTGGGAGTTTGAGAAAACTTGGTCTGAGTATAAGTCTAATGTATTGGCTTATGGTGTAAGTAACAGAAATATGAATGGTGAGTACACTAACTACGATAAGGGTGGTGAAGTCATCAGAATGGGTGATGGTATTTACAGACAGATTGAAGTAGCAAATACTCAGTATTACAATAAGTTTACTCTGGACTTGTTGGATGACATTTTGTATGATTTGACTACAAATGTTATTGGTATGGAGCAGAGAACCTTTGTTTTGAAGACTGGCCAAGTTGGTGCTATTAAGTTCCATAAGGCAGTAAAAGAAGAGACAAGTGGTTGGTTTAATATGGAGTTGGATGCTGCTGCTCTTGGTGCAGTTTCTAAGACTACATCTAAGTTGCATCCTAATGCTTTGAAGGCTGGTTATCAGTTTACAGAGTGGATTGCTCCTAATGGAATTAATGTTAAGTTGGATGTTGACCCATCTTATGATGACAATGTTAGAAATAAGATTATGTTGCAAGGTAAGCCTGCAATGTCTAGCAGATTTGACATCTTTGATATGGGTACCTCTAGAGAGGCTAATATCTTCAAGTGTACTGTAAAGAATAAACCCGAGGCAAGAGGTTATGAGTGGGGTCTTTACAATCCTTATACAGGTGAGTATGGTAATCCTAATATGAGCCATGCTGAGGATAGTGCTACAGTACATATTATGACAAGTTTGGGTGCTTGTGTTCTTGACCCAACTAGAACTGTATCATTGATTCCTGCTGTATTGCAAGGTTAATTAATTTAATAACATAGGGTATAAGGAGAGTATAAATGGCTCTCCTTATGCTCACTTTTTAGGAGAAGATAAAATGAAAGAAAGAGAACAAGAAAATGGGATTGTAAATCCCTTGAGAAATGAAACTTTAATCATCAGATTTATAGTAAAGCCAGGCTCTATTATGGAACCCCATCATGTATTGTATGGTGGTATGGCTGAGGGTGCTAAAAAGACTTTTACTGTACCTATTTTGGAATCTACAGGTACTTATGTTAATGTGCTTACAAATGAAGAAAAAGCATATTTTGAAAGTATCTATGATGTAGATATGGGTGCTTATAGAAAGAATGGTGTAAACTTTTGGGATAACTATAAGGTAGAACTGTCCAAAGGAGACAATGTATTGCACCTCACTGACCCTGATGATTATATTAAATATAAAGTTTTGCTTGCTAATAAGAACCTTATTTGTCCTTCACAAGAGGATTATGATGAGAGACCTTTGGCTACGTATCTTTATGTAATCACATCAGACCAAGCAGAACTTAAAAGAGCGACTAAGAAAAGAAACATTAAAGTTGAGTGTATTAAATGGGCAGGTAAGAACTCTGATGATTTTGCAATGCTTAAGACAGTATTGGAGATGCTTGATGGTAGGGCAGTATCTGATGATGCAAGTATTGAGTTTATTCAGAATGAGATTGATAAGAAGATTGAGGAAGATGCACAAAAGGTATATGATATTATCAATAATGATAAATTGCCTATTATGATTTTGTTGCAAAAATCTGTTGGTAATGGTCTTGTTGTTAAGAATGGTGATTTCTATTATTATAAGAATGATAAGACTAAAGTACCAATGTGTAGAGAAGGTGAAGACCCAACAATGGATAATGCAATCAAGTTCTTGCTTAATCCTAAAAATCAAGAGATGAAATTTGCTCTTGAGGCTCAACTGAAAAAATAAAATACTATGACAACTAGTGAGTTCTCTAATGAGTTTGATGTTCTCTATAATAACATCAGTAGTAATCAGGCTCCTGGTTTAGATGAATATGAGAAATCAGTATTTCTTACAAAAGCACAGAATGAAATTGTAAAGAACTATTTTACTGCTGAGAGTACAGGTAATACTATTAAGAAAGGTTTTGATGATACTGCAAAAAGACAAATTGATTTTTCAAATTTGATTGTTACAAGTATTCCTAATCTAGCAAGTAATCAAAATACTAGATTAGGTAATAATATTACAGAAGGTGATTCTAAATTTTATGAATTTCCTAAAGATACTATAGCAATTTTAAACGAATACATGATTGTTAATAGGGGAGGAAACACAATAAGACTTAGTGTAGTTCCTATTACTTATACTGAATATAACAGACTTATTTCAAAACCTTATAAGTTTCCTCTTAAGAACCAAGCGTGGAGATTAATTTCTTCTCCTGGAATTGCGCAAATCATTGTTGGTAACAATGATAACTTTATTAAGGCTCAAACTGGACCAAATACGTTTGCTGAAGGAGCGAGAGGCTATGAAATCAGATATGTAAAATATCCTCGGCCTATTGTTCTTACTGATTTGCCTACAGGATTATCGATTCATAATACAAGTATAGAAACAGGATGTGAACTTACAGAAGAAGTTCACGCTGATATTCTTCAAAGAGCAGTAGAACTTGCTAAAATTGCATATCAAGGAGATGTAGCATCTGTTACACAATTAGGAACCAGAGCAGAATAAGATAATTTATTATGACAACAGAAGAATTTTCCAATGAGTTTGATTCTCTATTAGATAGTTATTCAAAACAATTTGATTTTGGTACTACTACCACCACTACTACTATAGAATTGGATGAATACGAAAAATCAGTATTCCTCTCTAATGCTCAAGAAGCAATCTTAATAAGTTTGTATACAGGAAGACTTTCTGGAGAATCCTTTGAAAAGTCAGAAGAACTGAGAAGATATTTAAGCGGTCTTGTTAAAACATATACTGTAAATACTAAACTTAATTCAAGTTCTTATATAGGATTATCTAAGAACTCAAGTTTCTATAAACTTCCATCTGACTTACTTTTCATTACTTATGAATCTGTTACTATAGATGATAAAGATATGTGTTTTAATGGGGAAGATATTCCTGTTGTTCCTGTAACACAAGATGAATATTATAGAATTGCTAAAAATCCTTTTCAAGGAGCAAGTAATAGGAGAGTACTCAGACTTGATGTAGGTACTGATGCAGTAGAGTTAATTTCTAAATACAATATAGGTAGATACTTAGTAAGATACCTATCTAAACCAACTCCAATTATTCTAACAGATTTACCAACTGGTTTATCTATAGATAATATAAATAAAAAGACAGAATGTAAAGTTAGTCCTATACTGCATAGAACAATATTAGAAAGAGCAGTAAATCTTGCTATACAAAGTAAGATGCCTAAGAAAGCAGGACAATCTAATGTTTAATTTAATTTTTTTGAAAAATGGGTGTACAAACAAACCAAGTTAGACACATGTATGTGGCTAAAACAAACACAGCAGATGCTACCACTCTTGGTAACATTGAAGTAAAAAGTAATGGTGATAGAGTATGGCTTTTGTATCAAGGTCCTGCTGGTCCTATTACAAGTGATTATATCATCCCTGCTAATGGTGTAAAGGCTGCAAAATATACAGCAGCAATGATGAACAGACCTTTGAAGTCTGCAACTATTAAGTTGAATCAGAACATTAAAGAGGGTGGTAAAGTAGTTCCTGTACCTGGTCAGAACTATATTATCAGAGTAGCAATTAGTCAGTATATTGACATTTCGGATGAGAGTATTTACACTAAGTATGGTGTAGTTGCTGCTACTATTGGTATGACTGAGAGTAAGTTCTATGCTACTCTTGCAGTAAGTCTTGCTAAGAATTTCTCTAGAGAGATTAATAAGTTCTTCAAGATTGAGTTGGTAGGTGCTTCTGCTAATACTGAGGTTACTGCTGACAAGAAGGTAGATGACTTTACTGGTACTTATACTGGTGTTAAACTTACTGAATTGAAGCAAGATTGGGTAAGAGGTCTTACTCCTATGAAACCTGTTTACTTTAAAGTTTATGCAGATGACATCATGTATAATAATGATGAGGTTCCTGCTATTGAGGAAGTAGTTCTTCAAGATACTGCTACTGTAGTAGGTAATGGCTATGACCTTGCTGATACTGAGTACTTCTGCATGGGTGAAAGAGGTGACAGACTGAGAATGATGGGTTATCCTAATGTAATTCCTACTAAGTATATGATTGATGAGGAAGCATCTTATGATGTTATTGAAATTCATCATAACTATCTTGGTAGAGGTGTAGATTACAAGCAGTCTGAGAAAGACATCTTGATTGCAATTCCTACTACTGCAACAGGTGTAACTGCAAGTATTGTCACTGCACTTGAGGGTGCTGGCCTTACTGTTGATAAACCTACAGTTTAATTAGATTACTAATTATAGGGAGAGCATTACTTTTATAGTGTTCTCCCTTTTATTTTTTAAATGTTATGAATTTAATAACACTTAATAATATATCATTTGTACCTAATGAAAATAATAAACCAATTGTAACTTTTACAGTGACTATACCAAAAAATTCGTATTTTCAAAGTATATGTATTGCGCATGGAAAAAATTTAAGCACCAATCCTCAAATAACAGATTCTTTATATGATATAATAGATTATTCTGTTGCTATTGGAGAAAGTGATTATGCAGACTGGATTGACATTGCCTTTAATAAATTGTATGAAAATGATAAAATGATTACTTACCAACTTAAAACAAATTTTAGTTGGACGAATGGTTTTGACAGTTCTTATTTGAATGGTATAGAACTTGACAGCAATGATATTATTTTCATTACTCTTAAGTTAGACCCACTGACAGAAGCAAAATATCAAGCGGATTGTTCTGATTCTACTCTTACTTTTGCAGTATATGATAAAGAGAAAATGATGGCTGATATTGTAAGGTATGGTAGATATTTAGGTGATGATTGTGTATCTTGTAATAAAGTACCTGACGCATTATTACAAAAAGTAATAGAATATAGAATGTTTAATGCTGCACTTACTGTACAAGATTGGACATTAGCAAAGAATTTGTTTAATAAGTTCTACCAAGATAGTCAGCCAGGTACAAGTGTTTCTTACACACTAACAGGTAAATGTAATTGCAATGGATGATGTTATTTTAACTATGTATGAGAACTATTTTAAAGCATTAGAAGAAGGAGGTCATATAAATAAAGGCTTACTTAATCTTCTTATTGTACTTGATTTTATAAATGAAGTATCTAATAATGAAGATGTGCTTGCTTATTTGGAAGATGATGACCTTATTTATTTGGATAAATATATTAAATGCTTTAATAACTGTTTAAATACTCAAAATATATAATATATGATACAGAAAAAAGGTATGTGGTGTACTGCTACTTCTATATTTAATAGAAGTATTAACAGTATGCTGCAAGGAGCACTGGAAGAACTTAGAAGTGTAAGAGATTATCTTATAGATAATTACTACACTAAACAAGAAGTAGATGCAAAGGATGCTACCCATTATACTAAAGATGAGGCAGATGATACTTTTGTAAAAAAAGAAGAATTAAATAATTACCCAACAAACGATGAGGTAAAAGACTTATTCAAAAATTATTACACTAAAAGTGAAATTGATAAATTATTAAAAAATTATAACCCTAACCCAAATCCAGGAGGAGAAACTATGACAGAACAAGATGTACAAACCCTTATAGACAATAGCCTCAGTAATTATGTAACTAATACTCAATTTAGTGAGTTAAGTTCTACAGTAACAAATAATCAATCTGCAATGGCTGATATACAAAGGTGGCAAGTAGAACAAATGATACCATTTGTTCAGCAGCAGGCACTAGTAAAACAGGACTTTTTTTATATTGCTGGTAGTAAGGGTGATGCTAAAATACCATTTTCAACAATAACTAACAAGATTACCAATGATGGCTCGATAGGTCAAGGTAACCATGATGTTGTATTAGTAGAAAAGTCAGTAACTACTCTTCCTAATTTCTATAATAAGACAGAGAGTGATAATAAGTATATGCCCATTAATGCAGATGGGGGGTGGCTAACAGAAGATAATATTGGTGATATATTAGTTAATTATGTTACAACTGATTGGGAGTTCCTTATAAACGATACTGGTATTGCAGATGACCATAAAGACTGTGATTTTAACGGTTTGTCAGATTATGTATTGGTAGATATAAGAGCTTTAAGTAACTTCTACAACAAATCAGAAATAGATACTAAATTAGCAAATATTTCTACTGGGGGCAGTGTTGATTTAGATGGGTATTTGAAGAAAACAGAGGCAGAAAGTACATACGCAAGTAAGAATTATGTTAATAGTAGTTTTTCAGAACAATTTAAATTAAAAATATATCAAGGAAATTCAAATGGAACAAACGAATTAGTTAATTTTTTAAGTATTAGTACTGATGAAAATACTATAATTTGTGATAATAAAGCAATAAATAATGTAATTGCTTTTCCTGAATATATTAAGAAAACTATTACATTCGATATTAAAGGAGATGTGGCTATAGAAATTCCTAATTGGTTAAGTGGTGATTCAGAAGAAGGTACTGAATTTGATTTTACACCTAGACCAGGCTTTATGTTTATTATAGATGGTACAGAAGCAAATTCGGAAGCAGGAAGACCATTTAATATAAATATTAATGCACCAAAAGAAGAACAATATAGAGGTTCTACTAAGTGTGTTTTAGTTATTAAAGGTACCCGTAAGGCTGAGGGGTATACGTTTTCATTTACTAATAAAATGAACTCTGAACTTGGTACTTTAATAGACAACGTTGTTAATGCTCCTTATAATGTTTCTAGAGGCGTTGCTGTTGATGAGGAAGTTACAGCTGTTATTACAATTGATACTTTCCTCCAAACATGTAGTATTCAAATGATTGCACATGATACTGATAAACAACTTGTACCCTTGAACACATTAAGTGCTATCAACTTATATTTGAAGAAAACTGATGCTGCTAATACTTATGCTACAAAAACATCTCTTGATAATTATACAAGTAAAACCTCACTGACTGATACATTAAAAAGCTACGTAACAAATACAGCAATGAGCAGTTATCTTTCAGGATATGTTACTACAACTGCACTTAGTAATATTTTAGACAGCAAAGGATATGTTACTAATAGTGCATTAACTAACTATTTAACTAAAACAGCGGCTCAAAACACTTATGTTACCAACAGTAGTCTCACAGACTTTGGTACTAACTTCTATACCAAAACAGATATTGATAATAAACTTAAAAACTTAAATACTGGCAGTACCTCTGTAGATTTAAGTAATTATTATACAAAGACTGATTGTGATAATAATTTCATAACTTCTGATACAGTATTTTGCTATGTTGATGGAGATGGTAAAATATCAGGAGATGCTCTACTTAATAGCATGGATGAATATACATTAGCTAGTAAGGATTATGTAGATAATCAAATTATTGAAGCAACAATAGATGAAACTACTTTAAATACTAAAATAAATGATATTGTTACAAGTAAGAATTTGGTTACTACTACTACTTTAAACAGTTATTATACTTCAACACAGGTAGATAGTAAAGTTACCGATTTAGGAGTTAAAATTGATAACATTAATTCAAAAATTGCTAATGTCACAACTGCGTCTGTTATAAATCTTTCTGTAGAAGCTGTTACGTCAAATAATTATATGGTTGTAAAAAATAATAGTGACCCTGACAATGTTGTTTCTATTTCTTCACCAGATATTACAATTGTACCAAAACCAAATAACAGTGTTGTATATACTATAAACGGCACAAAATTAAGTGATACAAGTAGTTTTATTTACATAAATCCTAATGCAGCCTATAAAACTGCTGGTACATTCACTTTAATAGTGAACTTAGCAGATACGTCTACTGCTGTCATAAGTCTGAATATTTGGAGTGATGCTACAAATGTAGTCTATTATAATAATTCAATATATAGTAAGGATAACTCTCTATATACATTTAAGAAAGGGTTTTCTACAATTGTTACTATGGATGTGTTAACAAACCAAATAACAATAAAAGAACTTCCTATTCTTGCACAAGTGCAGGATGTCAATAAAATTACAGAGCAACAATTAGTGGATTTACTTAAAAACACTCCAGATAACTGCATAAGACTTGTAGGTAATAATAACCAGAGCGATTTAAATTTACAAAAAAATAACATAAGCGATAGTTCTTGTACTATAACATCTAAATTATCAAGTTCTGGTATTTGGTATACAGACGTTCAATTTTCAGATAGTAATTATATATTAAAAGAAGGGGCTTTTGCCACTAAAGTAAAAACAGCACTTGGTGTTGGAAATATTGTTGATACATTTGCTCCTTATGATAATTCGTATGTATTCTTTAGTATTATCACTAAAGTATTATTATTTAAAGTTACTAACTGTACAGGTGCTGAATTAGGGTGTCATTTATTTGAGCCAGATGCTGCTTGTAAAATATATTTACCTAATACATCAGATAATACTTTTTCTGATGATTTTATAGGAAGTATAAATAGTAACATAAATAATATAACAACAGCCAATATAATATTATATTAATTTTTTTATTACCTATAAAAAATAATTAATCCACTTGCAAATATGAAATATTTTTCGTATCTTTGCAAGTGGATTTTTATATATGTACATATTATGGATGTAAGACATATCGTTTATTATTGTTTAGATGCTATAAAAGCATTTAGTGATGACTCCTCTATTAATGAGGAACATGTATTATACCTTGTAGGTAAATACAGAGCATTACTATTAAAGAAGTATGGAGAAGGTAAGAAAGGATTATCAGAGAGTAATTATCAGACTATATGTTTAGATATTGAAAAGTATTCTCGGTCTATTTGTAGTACAGGTAATATTATGAGAAGTACACAGGAAATTCCTGTAATGCTTGATATTGTTACACCTACAATTCTTCTTTATAATGGTATGGAAAGTGAGAATATTATTTTCACTTCATTCAAAAGGCTAAAAGCAGTGGGAGCAGGTAAATATAGTAAGAACTTTATTTATTGCGCTTTAGGGGAAGATAAGCATTTATATTTTAAATCAAATAATTTTGAGTCTTCTTACTTGAAGAAGATAAAACTCAAAGCAATATTTGAAGATTATGAGAAGGCTTATGAATTAAATTGTAATGGTACTGAGAAGACTTGTGATGTTCTTGACACAGAATTTCCTATAGAACCTGCATTGGTACCTGAATTAATTGCTTACATTGTAAAAGAAATACTTGGTACTGCATATAGACCCAAGGATAATACTAATAATGCTTCTGATGATTTATCTGATTTGATGTATTTCATTAGACAAAATATGAAGAAGCCTTTACAAAAGCAATTAGAAGGAGACGAGTAATGGAAGATTTGAAAGAGTTTAGAAAGAAAGTACTTAAAGTAACAGGAAAGAGAGTTCATAAAATAACAAATTCTGCTGGAGTTAGAGAAGCATATAGATGGTTAAAGAAAAATAAAATGATAACTTCTAATGAGTCTGAATTTTATAAAATAGTTTCTACTGTACATAAAGAAGCAATCAAAGATCTATCGGAAGGTAAAGAATTTAAATTTCCCTATAGAATGGGTAAACTTGAAGTAAGACAAGCAGATACTTACATAAAATTTGAAGAGGGTAAAGTTAAAACTAATAGGGCTATTGATTGGGGAGAAACTCTAAAATTATGGCATGAGGATGAAGAAGCCCTACAAAATAAAACTCTTGTAAGGAAGGAAAGAAATGTAAGGTATTTTATATTTTACAATAAACGTAATACTAACTATGAGAATTGCACTTTTATGAGATTTAGACCCAATAGGAGTTTTCATAGTATTGTTGCACACTCTATAGAAAATAACAACATAAGTACTTATAAAATATAATAAATATGGTTAATGAAGTTAAATTTACAAGTGTAATACCTGTGTGGGATAAATGTTTACAACACCCATTAATGCAGGATATTACATTGGAGCAGATACTACAATATGTCTCTTCTTTTAATGGTATTCTTAATATGCCTAATTTGTATACAACCAAATATGAAATAATGCACATACATGAATACAGGGCAGTATTACCTTGTGATTTGGTTTCTATTATACAAGTTAAGGATTGTGATACAGGAAAGTGTATAAAATATATGTCAAGCAATTTTATGGATGATACAGAACTTGTATTCAAAACACAAAATTCAATTATCTATACAAATGTTCCTGAATGTGACTTAGAGATTGCTTACAGGGCAATACCTCTTGATGAAGAAGGTTATCCTATGATATTGGATAATGAAAGGTACATAAATGCTTTATATGAGTATATCAAGGTAAAAACATTTACTACATTATTTGAAGTAGGTAAACTTAATGGTAATGTACTACAGAACTCACAACAAGAATATGCTTGGGCTGTAGGACAATTACAGGAAGAACTTAATACTCCTTCTCTATCAGAGATGCAAAGTATCTCAAATGCTCATAATACACTGTTGATGAATAATAGACAGTTTGAAGATGGATTTAATAGTTTAGGGAGTCAGCAACATTTTAACATACATTGATTATGGAATTGAAAAAGTCACCTCTTGAGAATACAGGAATGTCTCAAGATAAGTCTATAAGTAAAGAGAGTAATAAGTTTGCTTATAAAAATAAGAATATAAGAATTACTGCATCAGAAGATGGTACATTGTTATCTATCACTAACTATAAAGGAGGTAAGTCACTCAACTTTCAAGTAAGAGAGAAAATAAGTAATGGGACTACTTGGTTTGAGTCTCCTACGCCAGGTTTCTTATGGGGCACTTTACTTACTTATTGTATTACTCCAGAATATCTTGTTGTCTTTGCAAAATTACCAGCAGACAATAAATTTGCTGCCAATACTCTTGATGTTATTTATAGAATAAGTTTGCAAGACTTAACTAAATATGGAACACATCAAGCAAGAGTTCTGTATAGAGGAAATTTGAATTTCCATGTTGACAGGACTTATGATACTTTATACTATGAAGAAAATGCAAATATAAAGAAAGTATATTGGTGCGAAGATTGGAGAGAAGGTGGTAATAATGGTAATGAAGATAATAATAATCTTAGATTCATTAACATTATTACTGAAGGAGAAAGATTTGGCAATAATACTTTCACACCTTATATGAATAATGAATTTGAGTTCTATCCTGCAATAGGTAAAGCACCAAGAATTAAAGTGCAGAAGAAGTATGACCAAGATGTAGACTTTCCTTCTGGTACTGTTCAGTACTTCTTTACTTATTATAACATAAATGGTGCTGAGACTAAGATATGCCAAGACTCTCCTCTTATTACACTTACAAAGAAAGACAGAGGTGGTAAAGTTGATGAAAAGGCTTCTTGTTCTGTATCTATAAAGATATATAACTACAGCACAGACTTTGATTACATTAGGATTTATTCTGCTGTAAGAAGTTCATTAGATGGTGCTATGGCTGTACATATTGTAGGAGACTTGAATATAACAAAACCTAAAGAAGGAGAAGCATTGCAGCCTCTTACCTTTATAGACACTTACAGGAACCAAGAACAAATTGAAGCAAACCAACTTTACTTTATTGGTGGTACTCCTATTGCTGCTAAGACAATAGACCAGAAGATGGGTACTTTGTTTGCAGGTAATATACACACTTCACACATTACGTTACCTCAAGTAATAAAAGACCTGTTTGAAGAAGGGTATGTAGATGAGGAAACAGGTGTAGAAAATCCTTATGTCACTATAGTTAGAGAAGGTACTAAAGAAAATCCAGGAGAGATAGTAGATAAGTGGACTAAACTTGTAAAGTTTGTAAGAAGAGGACAACAATATCTCAAAAATGATATTATCACTGATTCAAAAAAACCTGATAAAACAGAACAAGATTTACACTCTTTGTTGTGGTGGGATGAAATTGAGCAAGTAAAAAAGAATGGTGGTGCAATGATTAATTACTTTACTTCAGAATATTGTGGTAAAGGTGCTACATGGATGGATAATATAGAAGATGATATTTTGAGTGCTGACTTGAAATCAAGTACATTATATGATAATGATTATCAAACAGTGTATAAACAAACAGATTATGTAATAGATGGAGACAGTATTTATCCTTATACTCCTACTAATGATTCTTCTATAAGATACACAGGTTTTAAGTTTGGTGAGATATATAGATTTGGCTTACAGTTTCAAGATAAAACAGGCCAGTGGACTGAGGTTGTATATATAGGAGACGGTGAATGTAGATGTTCTCCAGCAGTAGATACAGTAAATAAAAACATATACTACACTAACGCTATAGTTAAATTACCAGAGAAGTTAATCAGTATATGCAAAGACTTTGATTATGTTAATTACAGATTAGTGTTTGCTGACCCTGAATTGCATAATGGCAGAAATATTATAGCACAAGGTATATTGAACCCTACTGTATTCTCTCCTCTTAATAGGTATATGAAAACAAGTTGGGCCCTACCTTCTTGGTCATTTAGACCTGTTAATGGTGACTTGCCTTATCATCATTTTCAAAGACTTGCTTCTTATTGGGAAAGAACAGCAGAAGTAAGTAATATAGCAGGATATGAGTCTATATACAGTAGACCTAATAATGGGTTGAAGCTTATTGAGCAATTAAAAGAAGAGACAGCAAAAACACAAGACTCGGCTGAAAAATTAATTAATGGTAGGAAAGTATTACTTACTGTAATTATACCATCAAATACTACAAATAAAGAAACTTGGGTATATATGATTGCTGCAAGAGTGTCTCAAGAATTTTATGAGAGTGGGTATGATTGGAGCAAATTAGATGAAGAGCAGCGGAAAAAAGCTTTTGTAGAATGTAAAGGAGTAAGTAAGAAAGTCACTGATGCATATAATGCAGTACCCAATGAGTTGAGCGACCTGTATATACAAATGCAGCAAACTAAATTTGACCAGTTTAGTTTTGATTTTGAAAGACCTGAAATTACATATAAAGACCACATAAAATATTGTTTTCCTAATGATAGTACAGCACAATCAGTAGATGATGCAGGATGTTTTGCTCAATTATTATTCTTGGCTTATTGTAGATATTGGCTTGAAGAATTAAAAGGAGACAAGGATAAAGCAAAAGTATCAGAAGCATTTAATTATAAAACTATTTTTGAGCATACTTATAGTAGTACCTATAGTGACCTTGCAGACGCTTATTCCGAACAGGAATTTAATGATAAATTCAAAGATGCTTGGATGGGTAAGGGCACAAACTCTGGTGTAAATAAAGAGAAAGCCTTTACTTCAGATATAAATGAAAGTAGTGGTACTAGAAAACCATTTAGAGCATGGAGAGAATTATTACAAAAAGGATGGTTGTTCTTACCTGAATTTAATCCTCCTATTTACTCAGATGAGGCGATTAAATGTGGGAACATGTACAATTATTTTGATAAAGGACTTCCTACATTACCTAATCTAAAATGTTTTTTTGATGCAGCAGGAATAAAGTTTTCTTGGGCTCTTCCTAATGGAGTAATTATTAACATTAAGGAAACCCAGTACAATAGTTCAGAAATAAATGCAGAATTAGGAGAAAGAAAACAAGTTAGCATGTATATGAAGAATGATGCCTTGTTTGTAGATGATTCAATTGTTACCTTTAATTCTCCTGAAGAAAATAATTTTCAACAAGTACATGGGTCAAACCTTAAAATGAATATTGTTGGTGCAGCATACATTAACTCTAACTATGGTAAGAGAAATCTCTTGGAGGCTGGAACATCAATGAGTAATTCTGGAGGTGTTGTTGAGGTTAACTCAAATAAGTACATTACTAAACAATATAAAGGAGACAAACCTCTAATGTCAATGACAGCAGAATACAGTTACTTGGACCATTTCCTTACAGAAGTACAAGGTTCTTTCTTAAATAAAGATACTAAAGAAGGGTTATCTGCTGAAAACTTTGTAAAAAATGCCGAGAATAAAACTTCAATAGTTGTAGATACTACAAAACTTGCCTACTTTATGATACACCCATGGGAGTCTTCAGGTTCTATTACAGGTATATCTTCAAATAATACTGCTGTGACAGGAAGACTTGATATTACCGGATTGTACTATCCATACAATACTTTGGAACATCCTATACCTGAAGGGTACGGTAAGATAAAGTCAAATAAAACTTATAATTATAAGATAGCAGAACAAACACAGTATGTTATAGGTAATAGCGAAAACTCTTATTTAACTGGTCCTATAACATATTCTGCTGAGGATAGTTTCTTAGATACTCAATACTTTAATGTATTCTCCTATCCTAAACATATAGAAAAGTTGTTATATGCTAAGTCAAATCTTAAGTATCTTACAAGTAACACACCAGATGTTTATCCTGATATAAATATATATAAAAAATATATTGAGGAGCAAATAGGAGATGAAAGAGATGATATTAGAAATCCTGAATCAGATATTAAAACTACTGGCAAAGCAACATTTTCAAATTTTATTATAGACAACAAATTGTTGGATGAGATAAAGGCAACTGGACTTACCTCAGCATCTTTATTGCAAATTGATAATGCTTTATTAGCAAAGAATGAATATGCTAATGATTTCTTTTACGATGAAACAAAGAAGGAGGGAGACACAGTAACAACAGAAACAAAAAAAGTAGAAAGTTCTTATCAATCCAATGTAGATAAACAAGATACAGTAAGGATTACTTATAATTCTTCTCCTCATCTTGTATTCTCATTAGGGTTATCTGGAGACCAATTTCAAACTTTACCTGCTTCAACTTCATCAGATTCATTTAGTAATAATACTTATTTTTGTGGTTATAGTAATGATACTTTCTTCTCTGATTCTATCAATTCTACTTATTTAAATTATCCTTGGGCTACTGTGAATGGGTTTAATTATTGGGATTTAATTAGAGATAAAATAAATACTAATGTATTTGAAGGATGTCTTTGTGATATTGCATCTTTTAATTCTATTTATGAATCAAGTGGTGGTGTTGATTTTAACACACCTGTAGATTTATCTATGGTAAGTAATTATAGTGAACTAGTGTCATTATATAATAATTTGAAATATTACTGGGATAAACTAAATAATCAGGTACACACATCATTGAAAGCCAATGAAAACAATGGTTGGATTACAGACTCTCTGTTTGTTTCAGACTATTCTACGACCTCTATTAAATCTTTTTTAGAGGTAAATGGTGTTAGCTCTATAATAAGTATGTTTTTACAAACATATCGTAAAGAATTAGTAAATGAATTTCCATCTATTTTTAAACTAATAGCAAAAGACAGGGTTGTAAAAATATACAATGAAGATGAAGACGGCAATATAACAGAATCTCCAGCAATTGATTTATTAATTACAATCTTATACAAATATAAAGTAGTAGATAATAAAGACAACACTTATGATTTTAAAGTAAAAGGTGTTAAATTTCCAATAAGGCTAAAACATTGTTCTTATGGTATTAAAGGTTATAACATAGAATATTCTTTGATAACATCAAAACAATATTATAGAAATGGACAAGACTTGTTTACTTGGTATTATGGTAGTGAATTAAAAGAAGTATCAAGAACCCAAAAATGGGCTAAAGCCACTTTTGAAAATTTATATAATACTGCGGAAGATGTTCTACCAAGTTTTGGTAAATTTGAGGATGTACCTTTCTTAAAAATACAAGAACGTGATTCAAACGGTAGAGAACTGGTTGATGGTACATATATACAAATGCAAGACCAAGAAAATGATGATTGGTATATAGAAAGTACAAGCGATGTTGAGTGGGAAGTAAAAGGAGTAAGCATCCAGATAGACCAGGACGAAAACTATGGTACTATTCATATTGATGATACAGGACATGCTATAGTAGCATATAAAAACATTTCACAAGGTAATGAAGAAGGAACGTTAACTTTTAAAAATAAAAGTGGTAAAACTATAACTTTTACAATTCATACTTAAATGATAAATTATGAGTAATATAAATACAGACAATTCATTTGCAGACTCTCTTGAAATATGGAGAGACCCTACTAAGTATCAAGACCCTGATAAACCATGGGTTTGGGGTTTTGATGACCCTATAGATTGGGATGGAGATGAACCAGGTCCAAATCCAAATAAACCCACAGAAGATGACGATGAAAAGAAAAAGGCAGCAGAAGCTTTATTGATTTTGTTAAGAAATCAAACTTATTATTCTATAAGAACTTTGGTTAAAAGTATGTCAGAAGTAACAATACTTAGTAAAGAAGCAAAGCCTATATATAAGAATGATGTGTGTGATTCTTCTCTTGATAGTAAAGCAACAATGCTTTATATAGGAGAGTTGAGAAGAAATCTACCACATAATGTTTTATATGGTGGCTACTCTGACAGTGCTATAGAAAATCTAACATGGCTTCCTGCAAGTAATTATACTCCTATAAATAAGGTTGTATTTCAAACTACAGGCGATACTTATTTTCAAAGATATGATTGCTTAAAGACTTATCCCGATGATGATAGTACCAATATAAATCAAGTTACAGAACTTGCTTCAGTAATGATTGAAACCCATCATAATCTTGACGCAAGAACTGATGTAAATAGAAAGAATTTTAACATTATGGCAAGACCTGATAACTTTGGTTTATATAATGATGCTTACAATCAGAAGAATAATATCTTTACAGGAAGTGTACTACCTGAGTTAGTTAATCAATCTGCTTTCAAGAGTACTTATGTTTGGTCATTGAATAAAAATTATGCAGGAAGAGTTGATACGTGGACCAATCTTTCTACTAACTCAAGTGAGAGAACAAGGAATGAAATTACCAAGATAATTAATGCAGGCAGAGAAACATTATATGCTCTTGAAACTAATTGTATAGAAACAATTAACTTCAAGGAGAGAAACCTTATTAATACTACTTCAGGCATGCAGATTAATGTAGACTTTAATGACAAAGTCAATACACTACTTGCTAATCCTAATTATGGTACTCATTGTTCTAATGTTCTCATTACAGATGTAGGTGTTTACTTTGTAGATGATAATAAGAATACAATTGTATGTATAGGACATGATGGTAATTGTAAAGAACTTCCTTATACTACAATGGAATCATACTTTAAAAATGCTATCACAATATCCAGTGAAAGTAATAAGTTAGATTCTTCAAGGTTCTATTATGACAATATACATAAAGATGTATACATTATTATAAATAATCCTTATGAGAATGCTTCTGAGTGTATTGTGTATAATGAGATATTACAAGCGTTTACTTCCTTTATAGATGCTCCTTACATCAGTATGATGTTTTCTTATGGCGGAGAATCTTATGCTTTCAGTGCATTAGATACTTCTAGTAACAACCTTGCTCAAGTACAATGTTACAGAATGTTTGATGGTGAGTACAATAAGATATTTGACAACAATTATGTTCCATACTCTATAGAGTACAGAGTAAATCCTGGTACATATACAGATAAAGTATTTACTAATGTGGAGTTCCTTGCTGACTTAGGTGTAAGTAAAGATAATAGTACTAAATCTGATGTACAGCCTTTTGATAAAATAAGAGTATGGGATGAGTATCAAGATACTGGGGTTCAGCCTCTTATATATGATAGAGATAGAGTTTTAGGTAAAGTTACTAATAATTTACAACAGAAGTTTAGAATATGGAGAACTACCGTACCAAGAAATCAGAATAGTAGAGATAGGATTAGAAATCCTTGGGTACATCTTTATTTAGAAGGTAATCCCAAAGCGAACACTAAACTTGAACTACATAATATAGTAATGAATTACTACGAATAATAATTAAACTGACTAAGAATAATAAATTAATTCTCTTAGTCAGTTTTTTTATTATACTATTGCATAAATGAAATAATTTTTATACCTTTGTATTTATTACATACATAGTACTATGAATAAGAAGAAAAATAAAATGTTAATTCAATACCCTAATCATAGGTTTGATAGGGGTGGTAATACAGCAGGTAGTGATGCTTTGGCTATTTTAGGTACTACTTTAGCAGGCGGTCTTGCAGACCCAAGCCTTGCTCAATTGAAAAATGATGGTTCTGAACAGTGGGACCAAATAGATTCCTTAAATGCTCAGACAGTAGATGTAAATAACTGGGATGACTTTGATAAATTGTATAATGATAGAAAGAAACTGAATCAAAATAATTCCTACAAAGACTTTATGATGTCTGATGCAGAACTTGGAGTAGGTATTGCTGGTGCAGGTGCTAATGGTATTATACAAGGCATGTCAGGTGGTGGAGGTATATTTAGTAAATTAATATCTTCTGCTGCCATGGGAGTTGGAGGAACTGCTGGTGCAGGTTTACTTGCTGCTTCTCAAAGAGTTAAAGCAAATAATCTTGCTGCCCAATTAAATCAAGAAGCAAAGGCTGCTAATGAGTTAATGGATAGGAAGATTGAAAATGCAGCACTAAACCTTAATTATCAAGATAGTTTTAATGCTTTGAGAAACCTAAAAGCATTTGGTGGTAATATAGATAGTAACTTTACTAATGGAGTTAGAACCATAGATGGTGGAGGTACCCATGAGCAAAATCCTTTAGGAGGTGTACCTCAAGGAATTGCAAGTGATGGATTACCTAATCTTGTAGAAGAAGATGAAGTAATATATGATGATTATGTATTCAGTAACAGATTAAAAGTTCCTGAGAAAGTAAAACAAGATATGAAACTTACAGGTAAGAATTTAACATTTGCAGATGCTGCAAAGAAGATACAAAAAGAATCTGAAGAAAGACCTAATGATATGATTAGTAATAATGGTTTAAAGGCTTTAATGGGAAGATTACAACAAGAACAAGAAACATTAAAGCAGAAAAAAGAAGAACAAAGACTGCTTAGACAGTTTGCAAAAGGTGGTTTGTTAGGACATAAATACGGTTTAGGAGATAGGTTATATGATAAATACGTAGATAGACAAACGGATTATAATAAAAGACATCCTGATAATAAGAAAGATATTTTGACAAGAGAAGCATGGGATATAAAAAGACAAGAATCTTGGAATAACATTTTAAGAAGCGCACCTATATTTGGTAATGCTAGTGCTGCTTTAATGTCTGCTATAGATAGTCCTGATTATAGTAATATAAATAGTTTTCAAAATAAAGTAGATAGTATTAGAGAAGTGTCTCCTAAGTATATTACTCAGAAGATGACTTATAATCCTATTGACCCTTACTCTGTAATTAATCAAGCAAACAATATAGCATTAGGTAATAGAAGAGCAATAATTGAAAATGGTGCTACACCTGGTGCTATGACTAATGCTGTAATGGCAGATGCTTACACAGACCAAGTAAATCAAGGTCAAGCAGCACAAGCAGCAAGGCAATATAATGATGAGTTACTTGGTAGAGTATTAGCATTTAATAGAGACACAGATAGTACAAATGCTGATATGAATATGAAAGCACAACAATTAAATCAAGGTAGGGATGCTCGAATTGCTGATGCCTATAAATATATTGCTGGTATGAGAAATGCTGAAAGAGATGCTACACAACAAGGTAGAAGTGCTGCGTTTACAAGTTTGTTTGATAGTATTGGTAACTTTGGTAAGGATAGACAAAATAAAGATATTGCAGGAGTTACAACTGCAAATTCAGGTGTTCCCTTAAATGATGTTATTGCAGCGTTTTATGACTTATGGAATGCAACAAATAAGAAAGCATTTGGTGGTAATTTAAAAACAAAGAAGAAAGGAGGTAAACATGCCTAAATATGGATTTCATGTAGGTTCTACTTTTAATCCTACATCTGTAGAAGATTACTTAAGACCAGGACTTGCTTATGTGCAGACATATAAAGATTATGAGAAAAGGTATCAAGATATGATAGATGCTACTGCTGATTTAAAGAAATTAGCAGAAATGGAAGGTAGTGAGCAAGCCTATGCTACTTATGATGCTTATCAAAAACAATTAAAGGAGGCTGCTAATAATCTTGCAACAACAGGTTGGAATAGAGATAGAGATATACAATCTGCTATGGATTTAAGAAGACAATTTGCAGAAGATATTGTTCCTATTAAAGAAGCATATAATACTTGGAAAAGTATGGCAGACGAACAAAGGAAAAATAATCCTAAAGGAGACCTTGTTTATGATACCGATTTCAGTAATGCTGGTGTAGACTTCTTCCTGAAAAATCCTAATCCTACTTACAAAGCAGTAAGTCAATCAGAATTGGAAGATACGGGTTTTAAAGAAGGTAAAGCTTATGCAAGTAGATTGCCTATTACTTTACAACAAGCACAAGCATTTGGTAGTCAATACTTAGAGATGAGAAGATTAGGTGCATCTACTCAAGATGCTTTAACTGCTTTAGGTACTGAAGGTTCTAACTTATCACAAATAGTTGACCAAGTGTATGATAGTTATGGTATAAACAATGGACAATATACAGATACACAAAAAGACCAACTTAGAGATAGAATTGTAACTGGTATCTTAGAAGGTATTGTAGATGATGCAAGTCTTGTAAGCAACAAGAATTGGGATTTGTATGAGGCTAATTATAAAAAACAACTTGCAGGTAGTGGTACAGACGATGACTTACAAATTCTTTCTTATAGAGTACTTGCTAAAAATAAAGACGGTAAAGATGTGTATATAGCAATTAATCCTGACACTGGGGAATACACTTATGATGATACACCAGGCAGCAGAGAAAGCGATATGCAAACTGAAACTTATACTGATGAAAATGGGGTTGAAAAAACTGTTCCTAAACTACAAAGAGATGATAATGGACAACCTGTAATGCATAATCTTTATGTTGTTCAAAACAAGAATGGTAAAGACTATATAACAAACAATCCATATACAAGAGTTCCAATACTCGATGAAAATAATAACATTGTTACTTACGATAAAAGTGATGATATTAATTCTGTAACAGGAAGAAAAAGGAAGAAACCATCTGCTGCTTTACTCTCTAAAAATGCTGTAATTATTACAGTTAGAGGTGGAGATAAGAAAGGTTCTGTAAGAGTGGTGGAAAAATCCAAAGATTTGAAAAAATCACATGGTTGGATATTTAAACGTGATGAACATCCTATTATTACTTCTTATGAGGATTTGACAAGTGGAAAATTGGATGATGTGGCCATAAGTAATGGTAAAACTAGTACTAATTTAACATTACAGACAATGAACGAAGAGTCTGAAGATGTTAAGAAATACATTAAGTCTCAAATTGGCGAGGCTAATCCACATGACTTTGAATATTATATGTATTACAATAGTGATATGAGTGAATATGAGATTGCAATAGTACCTAAGAGTTCAACAAAATCTACTCTGGCTTCTGATGTAACACAAACTGAAGAAGATTTTTATGACCCAGACGCTGGAGTATAAATTAAAAATTAAGTATGGGAATTGAATATTTAAAAGGTGTTAATGATATGAGTAATGAGGATTACTCTATCTGGAGACAGCATTTACTTGATAGTGGTTATAAAGGGAGTAAATCTTTCAAACAGTTAGATAGAGTTTACAAAAACCAACAATTTGTAAATAAATTTGGAAAAGATGTATTTAACTCTATGGATGCTGAGCAAAGAGATACTTATTATAATAATCAAGCAATAGCAGAAGCATTTGATAGAAGATACAAAGAAGATATAAGTGACTTTGAGGATCTGTATACACCAGAGGCAATAAAATATCTCTTAGAAAATGACTACATGACTTCTAAAGAGAGAGAAGAACTTGCAAAAGATAAAGAAAGGTTATTAGAAGAACAGAGAAAAGAACAACCTACTCTTTTAGGAAGGATTGGTCAGTCTTTAAGTCAGAGTCGTGGTGTTTCTGTAGCTAACCGGTCTCAAGAAGATGCAGATGCTGCTTTCTTGGGTGCTGTAGATAAAAAAAGGGAAAGGCTTATGCAAGATGCAAGAGTTATTGAGGCTGAGACACAAGCAGAAAATCCTATAAATAAACAGATTACAGAATCTTTTGAGAACTACTATATTGACCAAATGAATAGTGATATAGTTAATGGTGCTAGAAAAACCATTAATGAAATTGATGATTTCTTCACTAGGACAGATGAAGATACTGGTCAAGTATTGTTTCCTAATTATGCTACATTTTCTGAAAATGGTGAATTAAAACTATCTGATTCTGAGAAAATTAAACTAATGTCTCAATATGCTTCATTTGCTTCTTTAGCAGAAGAAGCCCATGAAAAGGGGGATGACAGAATGGCATCCTACTATTATGCTATGGGTGCTGAGTTTGTAGAAAATGCTGTTAAAAGGAATATATATGACACAAGAACTAGTTGGAGAAGATTTGAAATTAATGCCAGTAATATTGCAATAAATGCTGCAACTATGGTGGTTGCATTACCCAGTGATTTATGGGGAGTTGCTCTTGATTTAGGAGCAGCATTTGATGATGATATAAAACAACAAGCCATAAATTGGCACATGGGACTAAAAAAAGACGGTAGTAAAGCACCTTTACTTTTAAATCAAGAATTTATAGGAGATTGGCAAAATACTGGTACATTTGACCCTGTAAAGCAACAGAGAATAAAAACAATGGGATTAGTTAATGCTAATACTCATATAAGACCTGCTGGTGAAGAATATAAATGGTTCACAAAAGAAACACTTGGTGAAGGTGTTCAAATGCTTGGTTATTTAATGCCAACCCTTGTTGAAATGGCAGTAACCAAGTCTGCAAGTGCTCCTATGAAAGCAATGCAAAGAAAACTTGTTACTCAAGCAGGAAAAGCAGGAGTAAAAGCGCAAAAAGCAGTAAAATTAGCAGCAGAAGCAGGAGAAGGTGTTGCTAAAGCAAGTAATTATGCTCTACATACTATACCTATGGCTGCATCAGAAGCAAGAAGTGCCTGGGATGCTGTTTATGATGAAGTCTATAGTAAAGGAATGGAAGAAGCATTTAGTAACCCAGAATTTGCAAGAAACGTAATTGAGTCTGCTGTAGAAGAACAAATTAGGAAAGAATTTCCTGATGGGGATGTTTTGAAAAGAGTTGGGGAAGACACTAATGCTTTAGTTAATGTTACATCAGCAAGAAGAGAAGAGTTAAGGCAGCAATATACAAAAGATTATCAGAACTTTGTTAAAAAGAAAGTAGAAGAGGCAGCAAAGGAAGCAGCTTTTACTGCTTTTAATACTACTTTTGCATCTCACATGCTTAAGAATCTACCTACTGATAGATTAATGGCAGGCTGGAAATACTATAAATCTCCTTTCTCTAAGTTAGGAGAAGCAGGTAAACATGCTGCATGGTTTGACTATACTAAAAAGATAGGAGGTTCTATATTTGGTGGCGCATTAGATGAATTTACTGATGAAATGGTTAACCAGGGTTCTCAACAGTTAGGTCTTGATGTGGGTAATAATTATCTACAACATCTCTATAATACAGGCACTATTGGTCCTGTTAGTAGTGTTTTTAAAAACATATTTGATTTCAGTACATCTTATATAGAAGGTGCTTCTGGTGCTACTATGGACCCATCTACTTGGCAACAAGCATTTGTTGGAGGTGTTGCACCGTTATTACAAGCATCTCCTAAAGTAGGCATGTTTGACCCATCTACATATAAAAATTGGAGACAGAACAGTACCATTGATAATCTCAATAAGATGTTGTTTAATCCTATTCTTAGTGATATAGGTGAAGTTTACAATGAAAGAAAAAAACATAATGAAGAGCAAGCAAGAATAGAGAAAATCATGCAGGAGCATGCAGGAGATTATAAAAATCTTATGACTGCTTTCAGTATGTTGTCTGCTATGGAAAATGATAAAGCAGTAAGAGATAAGAAAAACACTAAAGATGACCATTTTACTATGGGATTTCAGTTCTTAATCAATACTGAAGAACTTTCTCAAGAACACCCTGAAGTTGTAGAGCAATATATGCAAGAACTCCAAGAGGCTGCACAAGGTAATATTACAGAAGAAGAGATACAACAATATATTGCTGCTAATGAGAAGAGATTAAAGAAAGGCACCAATGAAGCAAATGTAAGTGAAGCAAGAGAGCAAATACAAAAAAATGCTCAAGAAATGTTAAAGTTACATGAAGCTTATAAGTCAATGTCTTCTATGTTAAATTCTGTATATGGAGATTCTATGAGTAAGGAAGCAAAAAACCAACTTACTTATATGTCTTTAATGGGACAACAGTGGCAAGAAAGATTACAACAGATGCAGAAAGAACTGGGTGTTGCTGGCAATGCTACTAATACTGGTGTTGGTGCTTTAACTGAAAGAGGTATACAAGAAAGAGAGCAACAAGTTAGAGAAAGAATTAAAGAAATAGATGACATATTACAAAACAAAAAAGTAACTGGTTTAAGAGAAAAGTACTTTAAGAAAAAGAAAAAAGAGCTACAAGAGTCCTTAAAGATGCTCGACAATCCTGCCCTACTTACTGCTGAAGAAATATTAAATCTTTCAGCAAATGAAAGAAATAATATGTTTCATCATAAAAAGAGTAACTATACTTATGAACAAGAGGAAGAAATAGAAAAAGCAGAAAATATGCTTGCACAAAAAGACCCTGAGTACTTAAGTAAATTAGAAGATATTGAGACCTTACAAGATAAAATAGAATATAATAATGAGGCTTATAAGTATATACTTAGCAAACCTCAAGAGTTGGAGCAATTGAATGATTATAACAAGAAAGCAATGCTACGTTCTTTATGGGATAAGGTAATATCAAACCAGGCGAATACTTTACATAGTGTTCTATCTACCACTCCCATTAATGCTGACTTTTATAAAAAACTCAACTCTGCTTCAAGAGGTGTACTTGAAGAACTATCTAAAATAGGTTTTGTTAACCCTGATGGTACAGCAGATACAAAAAGAAATACTGTATTATACAATGCTATAGAAAACAATAAATTTTTTGATGAAGTTAATAAAATAATTGATACTTGGGATATACTAAAACAAGGTAAGGATAATATTAAAAGAAATGTTATGATTATTACAGAGTCAGCAAAAACAACTAAAGATGCAATTCTTGCATTGGAAAGAGCAATTGATGACCCTAATGTAGACAATAATACTAAAAGTTGGATTGATAACATTCTTAATAGTATTGACCAAGTAGGGTATCAAAGAAGTGCAACAAAAGTTCAGAAGAGAGAAGCAAAAAGAAAGAGAGAAGAAAATAAAGCAAAAGAAGAGAAGGCTAAACAAGAGGAAAAGAAGCAAATAGAGGAAAAACCTAAAGTTGATGAATATGAGCCTACTCAAGAAGAAAAAGAAAAAGCAGTTAAAGAAGGACAACAAGAAAGTATAGATTTTAGTGATGAAGATAATAGTATAAAAACTACTGAGAAATCTAATGAAACAAAACCAGAAGAAAGTACTAAATCTAATGAAGAACCTACAAAAGAAGATCCTACTACACCTGAAACTACATCTGAGTCTGTAGAAGAGAGTAATCATACTGAAACTACTGAAAGTGTAAATAGTCCTACAGAAGAAGAGGAAGTACAAACAAAAGGTGTAGAAGTCCAAAGTATGCCTACTAATCTTCCTACATCTATTGAAGATGTTGATAGAGAAACTTCTCAAGCAGATAAAGCAAGTTCCTTCTTAGGGCTTCCTTTTTATAGATATGTTATTGAACCACTTAGAAAATTTAAAACTATAGTTCTGAGAAAATCAAGAAGTGAAACAGATATAATGGGTAGATTTTTTAAATGGTGTGATAATATGGGCATTAATATGCAGGAAATTGTAGATTATGAACTTGCAAGGATTAGAGAATTAAACCCTGATGTACAAGTAGTAATTACAAACCCTGTGGCAAATGAGTTAGATGATGCGTGTCTTGAAAAGATTCCATTACTTGTAGTAGAATATACAGATGCTGTAAAGAAGATACATGGTGGAAAAAAAGGAGGAGTTATTACAGCAGATGGTAAAAACTACTTGGTTATAGGTAGTATGGGTTATATATCTAGTAAGGATAGAAACAATCCTACAGCCCAAGAAAAAGAATTTAGAAATAGATTTTTGCCTGCCTTCTATACTCATGGTATGCACACATTTGTTGGTGATAGAGCAAATGATAGATTTACGGTATACCCTTACTTTAAGAGCAAGATTAAATTTATTGCTACAGGTAATCTTGTTAAAAGACTTGCAACAGATGAAGAAAGCTCAATAAGAAGTGTGTCAGAACTTATTAATGATGCTACAAGGAATCCTTTAGGTGTACAGTTTGATGAGATACCTTGGATGATACAGATGACCACTAAATACGTTATGTCTAAAGCACTCAACGCCTCTGTAAATCTTGTAAGAGACGATATAGGTAATGCTGGTAACTTATTCATGCTCGTTAAGAGTTCCAATGGTGACTATATCCCTATAGCAATTAAGCCTACTAAAGTCGGTGAACTTAAAGACAGTCCTCTCAAAGACCATCTTATAGAAACCATAAGAATGCTATATAATACTGACCATGCTGTAAGATATAATGCTGTTAGAGAGTTGTGCCACTGGATAAACCTTGACAATACAAATAACATATTTATTGGTACTAAGGACAGAAATAATATTACTATCAGAGCAAACGGTGTTGATGTATTTAGGTTAAATCTTGATAAACCAAGTGCCGACCAAAGTGCTGAAGTACAATCACTGATAAATGCTATCTTTAATGTAGATAACGGTTTTAGAGTGAATTTTACTGCTTCAACAATAAAGAATGTTGACGAAATGAAAATGATGGATGAAGCAGGTGCTTTACAAACAGATGCAGCATTACTTGGTACAGCAGGAAGTTATTTTGATATTTATAATGTAGATACTGATGGTAAACCTATTAATGTACAACAAGCAAGACCAATAGAAGCAAGAAGAGGTTCTGCATTAGTAGAGAAAGTAGGTAAGACAGTACTGCTTGATGGTAAAACTTATAGGATTATAGATAATGTTTATTATGATGAAAATGATAAAGTAATTACAGATAGTGAAACTATACAAAGAGTAGATTATGTAGTTCAATATAATGATAATCCTGCTATTAAACCAGATATTAAAGACGGTGTATACGATGCTTATGTTGTGAATACCGATAGTAATAATCCTCTTGTTTTAGAGTTTGACCAAGGTAATCATGTTAAAGTACTAAAAGGGGAAGATGCTTTGAAGGTTATAGATAGAATTGAAAAGAAAAAACAAGCAGAAAAAGCAAAAGAAAAAATAGAGGCAGAAGGTAAGAAGGAGCAATTGGATTTTGATTTTGAAGAAAATAATAATTCAAATACTACAACAGAACCTACTGTAGAGCCTAATGCAAAAGAAAGTAGGGATAATAATAAAAAACCTGCTCCAGTACAAACTTCTGTATCTTTTGAAGAAGAGCCTGAACAACCAAAACCTAAAAGAGTGAGGAAATCTAAGAAAAATGTTAATGAAATAGAAGAAAAATCATCTCCTACCTTGCATAATTCAGATAATTTACATACCTTTGCAGGAATAATAAGAAATAAAGAAAATAGGAAGAGAGTCAAAGAGGTTTTAACTAAAAAATTTGGAGATGCTTTACCTAAAGAACAGGAAGACCAAGAAGCCTTTTTAAGAAGTAAAAAAATTCTTACACAAGGTATTAATAATATTGATACGTGGTTAGAAATGATTGAAAATTGCAGATAAATATGAAGACAAATTGTGTAACATCTTTACAAAAGAAGTCTAAAGAATATCAAGATATGCTTGATATGTTTAATATGACTTCTGGAGATTTAGAGTTGATATTACAAGAATATCAGAGTTTACCAGAAAATCAAGAATTATTTGAAAGAGGTGAACTACCTTTCCCATCAGAACAGTATGTGCAGGGGCATTATTTTGCCCCCGCATCTACTGTTTATGATAATACAGTTGTTGAGTTTTGGGATAAAAATTATAGCAAACCTATTATAAAAGACACATTACAAGAAGCACAGAAAGAATATACAGAAGCACTACAATGGTTTGATAAAAGGTCAGTAATAATAAAAGAAACTAAAGATGGCAAATATCAAGTACTTGTCACAAGACCTGTATTGAATACTGAAAAAATTAGTGCTAACAGGGATTTTTACGAAAGTGAGATAACTACTTTACAAGGAAGAAATATAAATACTAATTATAGTACAGACAAAGGCTCTGTATCACAAAGTATTAATAATTTCAAGCAGGCAATCAAAAATTCTATAAAAGAGTACAACAATAAACATCATGTTGATAGTGGTGTAGAAACAAAACCTACCTCAAAAATAACTACAAACATTGAAGATAATACTGACAGGAAATCTTATGTCAATGAATTGTCTCAGCAAATTATTAATAAGTTAGAGAAAACAGGATATTCAATTACTATAACTCCTGTAGATAATCTTGAAAGTACAATGAATGTGGGAATACAAGGTAAGGTGGTATATCTCAATTATAATCCTAAACTTGTATCTATAGATAGTAAGAGAATCGATTATATTATAGCACACGAATTAGTACATACAGTAACAGCAAATGCTGTAGATAATGTTATATTAAACAAAGGAAGTAAAGAAGAAACTAAATTTGTAAATGATGTTTGGGATATAATAACAGATTTAAATAATAACCATAATCTGTTTATTGATTACGGCTATAACATTGATACTTTAGAAGGGAGAGCAAAGCATGTAAAAGAGTTTATCGCCAATGTGATGACTAATCCTATATTACAAGACACTTTGTCTAATATAAAAACAGATAAAAAGACTTCAATTCTTTCTAAGTTGTATAATAAACTTAAGCAATTTTTATCTAAATACTTGGGTAAAGACATTAATGGTACTTACCTTGAAAAAGCAATATCTACAATCAGTTTACATATAGATAAGGGTGAAATAGGTGAATCCAATGCTTCTTCTTATACAAAAGGAAGAGAAAAAATAGAAGAAGCTCTAGTTAAAAGGCGTGAATCTATATTAGAACAAATCAGAATTAGTAAGGACAGAGGATTAAGGAGATTTACCCTCAAAAAAGAAGATGGGGAATACAAGATAGAAATTCCTGTCAGTATTTATAAAAGTGAATTATCTCATAAGGATATTGAAAACCTTATAAGAGAAGATTTTAGACCTTTGATTGCTGCTAATGATGATGATATATCTAATTTTAGTATTCATTATCCCGTAACAAATCAAAAACATGCTTTTATAAGTGTAAGAAAAACTATTCCAGTTGCTTTTAAACAGGAAAGAAAACCTTTTACTAGAGAACAGCTAAACACTATTAATTACATTAATAATAGAACGAAAGCAGATATTATATCAGATAATGCTTTACAAGAACAAGATAGTAAGATTGATTATGAAGAGGAACAAAAATTTGATACATTTAATGAGGGAGTTGTAGAAGACAGATTAACACAACAGATAAATAGTCTTACTGATACTAATTCTCCAATTACTTCTTCTGAAGTAAATGAATTGTCAAGAAAAGTAACATATAAATTATCTGATACCTTAACTCAAATACAACAGAACCCAAGACTTGCTGCTACTGTAACTAATGGTCTTGTTACAGAAAAAGACCTTGAAGATATAGATAGTATGTCAAGACTTGAATTACTTCAAAAATTAGGTATTAGGAATGTTATCAATTTTTGTAGAGATGAGTTATTTAGTTATGAATTAGATGAGGAAACAGGAGAAGGTAGAAATCCTAATATAACAGAAGATGACTATGATGTAGCAGACTTACTCTATGATAATTTTGATGCTTTAATACAATTAGGTATAGTAGAATTTGCTGCTGTAGAAGGATTTGGAATTAAAATAGATAGTAATGGTAATGCTAAAGCAGAAGAAGTAGACATGTCTGAACTTAATCCTAACGAAGATAAGGAAGACAAAGATGCAGTAGCAGAACTTGAGGGAGATACACAAGAATCTTGGCAAGTAGATAGTAGAACTTTAGATGTACTTCAAAGTATGTCTCAAATTGTAAAACAAGCATTATTGCAATGTTACAAAACAAACCCCGATGGTTCTTTTAAAGTTGACAGATGGGGCTTATATGACAGACTTGATGCAAGAGAGTGCACAAATAGTATTCTTAAATGGGTACAAGGAAGTGTTAACCTTTCTACTATGATAGAAAAACTTGAAGCACAGGCAGATAAAAACCCATGGTTAAAACAGATACTTCCAAGATTAAAAGATAAAACAGGAGATGAAACAGTATTTCAATCTCAGTTCTTTGGTGTATTTAGTAAATATGTGCAATTATATGATATAATCAAAAATGCAGACGGTTCTTTAGTAAGTATTCCTGCTAACTCAGCCCCTGCTTTAAGTGATGCAAAAAGGGCTATTACAGCATTATATAATATAGGAGAACATCCTTTATTTACTTCTAGTGGTTCTGTTAATGAAGCAACCTTACAAGAGATTATAAAACTGCATGATGAACTTACTCATACTACATATTCAGCAGATACTGCTGAAGAAATAGCAGATAAACTTGCTCAGGTAATATCTGGTATGGGTTACCCTACAGTAAAAGAAGATGTTCTATCAGTACTTGATAAAGATGTATTCCATAATAGTAACAACCTTATAGGTTATATTATAAAAGCATTAGAGAAGAATAAGAAGAATGAAAAATGGAATCCTTTTTCAGGTAAAGTTTCAGATAATGGTATTATTGGTAATATAGGAAAGTTAATAACACCAATAACAGATAAAATAGAGAATACAATACCTTCCTCGTTCTATACTAATGGTAAAATGTATCAAACCTATACAATACCTTCATATCTTACTAAGTTGTTTCAGAATTTTAGAAAATCAAGGAATATTGACCCTAATGACCCAACAAAATTATCTGATTTTAATAAATGGTTAAATGATGAGTATGGGCAAATAGATTGGTTTAGATATAAAGACAGAGATGGTGCAAATGGTAATGATAATCTAACAAGAGGTTGGAGAAACTCAATGTTACAATTGCTTGCTACTGACCCTGAAGCAGCAAGAATATTTGAACATAAAGTAAATCTTACTTTCAATGGTCATGGATATATGCACAGCAAAGGAGATAAAGCAATGGATGATATTGAATGTACTTTATCTATTCTTACTGAATACTGGAGAGAAACTACTAAACAATCGGAGTCATTAGTACCTGCTTGGTTTAGAGTGCCCATGCTATCTAACAAACCTTCTTCTGAGTTTATTAAATTCTATAGTTACAGAGGTGCAAATTATAAGAATAATATCACTAAGGCTTTAAAACTTGTATTTGACCAGGAGTTAAGCAGAATACAAACAGTAAAACTTAGAAAGGAAAACTACAGCAAGGGTTCAGATGTTCTTATTAAAAATTTTGATACAAAGAGAGGAGACAAATTCTGTTTCTTGGATTTTATAGAAAAGTATAGAAATAACGGTAGTGAATTAGGTAAATTGATAAATGATAAAGTTGAAGGTAAAGAAGTAAATGAAGCAAAACTTAACAAACTTGCTTTAGAGACTATTGCAAAGGAAATGGACCTTAGAGCAGACTCTATATTAAAGGAGTGGAAGACTAATGGTACTATGGAGGCAGCAAAGAGAATTAAAAACATTGATGTTGCAAACATAGAAGAAAGTCTTAGAAACTTCATTTGGAATGACTTCCTTGCCACAACTAATATATCTGAATTGCTTATTACAGATAAGGCTTATTACGAAGACACAGAGGATGAACAAAAGAGAATGGCTCAAGTTCATTCTCCTGGTATTAGAGCAAATATAGAAGCAACAGACTTTGATGGTAAAAGAGTTTCTGATGGTAGATTTAGAACTATTATTCTTAAAGATTTTGATAGTTATAAATCAAATATTATAGATAACCTTAGAGTTATCTTTGATAGAAAACTTGCTGAAATGGATGGGGATGACCCTAACTATATTGCAGCCAAGGAAACTTTTGATAAGATTATCGAAAGTTACGAAGAAGTTAATGTTGCAGATGCTGAAGGTTATTCTAGTCCATCTTCTTTAAGAAAAAAGATGTTTATGTTTGGTAAATGGGATAGACATTCTGAAGAGATTTACAAAAAATTAAGGAGTGGTGATTATAAGTATCAAGACTTACAGTTTGCTTTTCAGCCTCTTAAACCTTTTGTATTCTCCAGTACAGTGGTTTCTACAAGAGTAGAGGATGCTCCTTTACAGAATATGAAAGTAAACTATCAGTATAAAAATTCTGAGTACCTACTTATGATGGCTGATGCAATTATTAGTGGAGAAAATACAGGTAAACCTAATCTTCTTGGTGCTTTATATGCAGTCATGGAACAAAGTATGACAAAAGGTGGGTATGACAAAGGTATTGATACTATACAATTTGAGTCTACTACTAAAGCAGGATTGTCTGCCCCATTAGATTTAGTACCCTTCTTAAACATGAAAGATGGTACAAGAGCAGCAATTGATTATATTAATGATAGGATATATAAAGATGGTAAGTACAATGACATTTATGTACACGAATCAGACTTTACAGATTATTGCATACAACAAGAGGTACCTGAGCATTTTAAAAACCATGAGCAAGCACATGGTTCTCAAATAAGAATGATTATACCATCAGATTTAAATCCAAATACTACTTATAGTGTAGAAGGCAGAAATTTATCAGCAGAAGAATTTAGAAGAGAATACGAGGAAACCATTGCAGAGAATATACAAGATAGTATAGACCAATTAGCAAGAGAGTTGAACCTTACAGGCACACCTTTGGAAAGAAACCAAGCATTATCTGCTGTATTAAAGAGAGAAATACTATCTTCTCCAAGATATGGTGTAGATTTGCTTTTGGCTTGTTCTTTAAATGAAGATGGTGAATTTAGAATACCATTAGGAGACCCAGTACAATCCAAGAGAGTAGAGCAACTTATTAACTCTATAATAAAAAATAGAATTAATAAGCAAAAAATAGCAGGCGGTCCTGTAGTACAAGTCAGTAACTTTGGTACATCAAGACAACTTAATATTGTTTTTAAGGATAAAAATGGCAAACTTCTTAAGACCAGAAGTCAATTTGAAAAAGAAAAAAAGAAAACATCTCTTAAGAAAGCAAGTAAGCCTAATCCCTTTAAAATTAATTGGCAAAAAAATATAGTCAAAAAAGAAGGAACATATAATCAAGTTGTTATTCCGAAATTATCAGATGAACTTGTACAAAGATACAAACATCTTATTAATGTTGATAGGGTACAAGTAAAGCTTGTAGACCTTAGTGAGAATCAACGTGCTCTTTTGCAGAATAAAGACAAAGCGAAAAGAGATAACTTTCTTACAACTTATGCAGTAAGTGAAGCCTTAAATCTTTTAAATGACTATGCTGGTGTGGATATTATAGAATTTGGTGATTTGGCTTATACATTATTAAGTTATACTCCAGACTATCTAAAGCCAATTGTTAGTGAGATAGTTAAAGATATTATAGAATCAGATGATAAAGCAGATTCTGATGTATCAAGACAGGTGGATTTAGTTAGTGATGCTTTAGATAAAGAACTCTCCAAGAGAGGCATACCCTCAACAAAACAACCTGTAAAAAAAGCATCTGCTGTTGATTTTCATAATGCTATTAAATCTTGTAAAAAAGAGAATCAAAATGGTTGGATAGTAGATGTACATGAAGCAGCTGATTATGAAAATGATTTGTGTTTATTGACTGAAGATGGTAAAGCAGGAATTGCCATCACTAAAGATGGAGATATTATATCTGTGTTTAGTGCTGTTAAACATGACCACAGACTTAATAAATTAATGCAGATGGCAATTGCGGCTGGTGGTAAGAAATTAGATTGTTACTATATCTCCTATAGCAATGATAGTGGTACAGTATTGGGAGGTCTTCCTGTCTTGTATGCAGATTTTGGTTTTACTGCTGATGCTGTAACACCTTTTAACGCAGATTATGCTCCAACTGAATATAAGGAATGGAAAGAAAATAATCCTAACCTATCAGTAAAAGGAGTTGCAGCTATGTCTTTAAAGACAGACAATTCAATAGAAAACTTTGGAAAATTTGATTCAATAGAATTAAGTTCTGTAAAGGAATTTGATGGGGAAACAGGTTATGATGACGCACTTAATTTTAGGGACAATATTTTATCTGAATTAACAAAACAGAATCAGTCTTATGAAGAATATGTAAAAGAGAACCAAGCAGGGGTTGCTTATTATGAAGTGTTTGCTCCTATATATAGTGACGAATTGTTACAATTTATGGATGAAAATGGCAATATTGATATTAAAGCAGTAGAAGCAACAAGCCCAGAATTACTTGATTTGGTTACTTATAGAATCCCTACTGAGGATAAATATAGTTGTGCTCCTTGTAAGATCGTAGGATTTATGCCAAGAGAAGCTGGTGAGGGTATTATGATGCCCTATGAGATTACTACAATTACAGGTAGTGACTACGATGTGGACAAAATGTATATTATGCGTAAAGATTTACCTATATTTAGAAAGAAAAATAAAGAAATTGCTGACATTTTGATAGACAAATTAGGTAAGTCTAAACGTGATGATATTAAGATGTTTTTAAATCAAATAGGTACAGATGAAAGAAAGGCAGTGACAACTTTTCCTGATATAGCAAGAGAGTATAGAAAAATTGCTTTTGAAGTTAAAAAACCAACAGAAGGTAGAAGATACAGAAATAATAAAATAATAGATATGTCTTTAAGTGTACTAACACATGAAGACACTACCGATAAACTTCTTAATCCAGGAGGTTTTGACCAACAGAAGAGAACAGGCTATATGGTACAAGCATATAGAATGGGGTATGATTGGGACACTTTACAGAAAATGAGTATTTATGATTTAAAGGAGGCTTGTTACACTGAGAAAAACCTTAGTTTCATAGATACCCACGTTCAATTCTATAAACAAAATAGTGTGGCAGGCTCTATTCTATCTATTTTTGCTGTAGCAAAAGTAGCACATGCAACTCTTGAAAGTAATTACCTGAGGCTTAATGCTGAAGCATTATTCGATTTAGACTATCAAAATCCTATTAAATATAGTATTTGTGGTCTTGAGTTTATTAATGGTATGGAGATTGATGCTCAGAAGAATATTAATGGAGAATATATAGGAAAGATATTAGGTAGTTTGGTAGCAAGTGCGGCTGATGCTGTAAAAGACCCTATACTAAACCTTATGAACATTAACGTTAATACAGTAAATGTACTAAATGCTGCTATCAGAATGGGTTTACCATTTGAAGATGCTGCTTTACTATTATCTTCTAATGTTATAACAAGAGCACTAAAAAACTATAGTATTAAATCTCTTGAAAACCCCAGTCTTTATTTTAATAACATTGTAGATATAATGTTACAAAAATATGCTGAGAAAATAGGAGACACTTCAAAGATAGACAATGAACCTCTTACAAGGGAAGAGATTATACAAAGTATTAAAGAAGGAGATGATAAAATTAATTACAAAATTTTACTTGCTTATTCAAGACTTAGTAAAGTGGCTCAGCAATTAAAAATGCCTTCATTTGTTACAAGGTTTAATTCCATCAGTAGTGCTGTAGGACCATTGATTCTTGATAATCTTATTACAGAAGAAAAATTATTAGATACATCTGATTATGTTACACTTGGGGATGGTAAAACTGTTATAACAGCAGATTCTGTAGCAGAAATGCATCCTATATTAAATAATTTTATGAGAACTCTTGGTATAGCAAGGAATTTATTTGGAAATAAATTGCCTGCCAATAGTAATACCTTCAGAAGAATGTTTAATAGAATACCAGATTCATTTAAGAAGAGGTTACTAAGAGACAGAAAAGCATTTGGTAAACTTAGTGATTTCTTCCAATCGTATTTACTTGTACAATCTGGATGCATTGATTATAGTGAATGTGGTGCCTTTGTAGAACAATTTCCAAAATACTTCATCAAGAGAGGGTATAAGGACAAATTTAAAGATAACTTTCTTATACAATCTATGAGAGTAAATACTGACAGTAATAGTGGTAGACCTTTCTTAAGGATTGATACTACAGGTCTTGACCAGTCAGTTAAGGATAAACTTAGCAGTGCTTGGATTGATTTGTACAAGTCAGGAGAAGAAGGGAAAAAACTTGCAATTAGTTTGTTCAAATATAATTTCTTTAAAGGAGGTATAGGATTTTCACCTAAAACCTTTATGAATTTGCTTCCTGTACAACTTAAAGAGATGATACCTGGATATGTTACTACTTTTAGGGGCGATTTTTCATTATATGACGATACAGTGATGTTAGACCAATTTGTACAAAATAATTGGCATGACAAATCAATAGTACCAAGAGTGAAAGTAAAAACAGAACCTGATGAAAAAGGTTTGCTATTTCATGCTAATTATAAATTACCATACTTTGTGAATAGTGCCGATGATACTTTGTGGAAAAAAATCTCTGATGTTTATAGTAATAGAAGAATTACAGGAGCAATATTTGCACCTCTTACAAAACTAGGTAATAAAGGAGAGTTTATGGAAATGAGTGTAGACGAAATTAAAAATTCTGCACTTAAAGAAAAAGATGCTGAAGTACTGAAAGAGGAAGAAGCATGGGAACACTTTGCTGAAGAAGAACAGCCAACAGGTATTATAAATAAGCAAAATGCTGAAGTTGAAGATATTGACAACTCTGAAAATGTTGCAGAAACAAATGAAGAAACACAAATCTCAAAAATACTAAAAACTTTGGAAGATATTGGTATGATTGATTTAAAAAGTAATCTTTCAAAAGAAAGTGGAAAAAGAGAAAAAGAAATATTAGATACGATTCAAAATATAGCAAAGGAGCAAGGTCTGGAAATATCAGATGCTACTATTAGAAAACAGGCTAAAAAATATTGTTAATTATGGCAGATAGTTGTATTTTATGGCCCAAAGTTAAAGATACTAACAAACCAAGTAATCTGTATAAAGGCTTGGCTAATAATCCTAACTTAAAGGGTGACAGAAACACAGTGAATTATATTTATGCAGCATATCTTCAACCAGGAGTTGCTGAGAAAATGGACTCACTTGGATATAAAAGAGACAGTCTTGGGGAACACTCTCCCCAAGACGTCTATAAATTTTTTGAAGTATCAAAGATACTTCACGAAAGAGTTAATAAAAATACTCAAGAAAGACTTGCAGGAGCAAAAGATACAAGTGGAAATACAATCATATATGATGACGGTAAAGAAGTATTAGATAGAGTTAATGACTATAATAGTAACTCAAAAGGATTTATAGCATTTGCTTATAAAAATGGTACTGGTTATAGTATTAGTGTAGTAGACAGAAACTCTCAAACTGTTTATAAAAACAGGTCTATGGAAAAAGCCAAATCAACGCTTGAATACCTTAAAGCAGCATTTAATAAATATGGTATTGATTTTGAAGACTTAATCCAAAACTTCCCATCTTTGTTTGATATTACCAATATCAAATCATCTCTGTCATGGATGGAATCTCTTGCAAAAACAAAGAACTTTTTATTAATGCAAGGTGATGTAGAGCTTTTATTAAACTTTGCATCAGATGAACAAAAATCAAGACTTATAAGTAAGTATGGTTCTTTAAAGAGTGCAGCAGAGGCTTATTATAATCATATTAAAGGTATTGGAACTCCTCTAACAGCACAAGCACTGTCTTTGTTAGACTCTTCTATTAATACTGGTAAAAAATATAATGGTGCTAAAATAGCAGAGATAAATAAGGATATTGAAAATAACCAAGAAGATACTGAAACTAAAGGTATACTAAAAACCATCAATGAATTACACAAAAAGTATGGTATTAACAGTACAAGCACTATTGTGTTAGGACAAAAGATAAAAAGCCTTTCAGATGCTGCTGCCAAAGCAGTTGTTATACTAAATAGGAAATTAAAAGATTTAGAGTCTAAATCAAAAGTAGACAAAGAGCAAACTGATAAATTAAAGGAAACCATTAAAGAAATGGTAGATGAAATTAATGGAAACAGATATGCAAGTAGTGTACTTAAATTTTTAGGTTCTGTTCTTGATGAAATCAATAGTATTGATGATGTTCTTAATAATATAGAAGGCGTAGAAGGAACTAAAGAATATAACTACAATATGGCTGCTGCTGTTATGAAAGCAACTTCTATCATTGAATCTTATTCATCGTTACTAGATGAATTGTCAGTTCTTGATAGTAAAGTTATAGATGAAGATATTAATCCTGATATGAAAGAAGGTATCATCAATCAAGCAAAATCTTTATACGATGAACTTAGAAAGAAAGTTGCAGATGTTGAAGTAATGAAAGAGTCAACAATGCTTGGTATTCTTACTGATATATTTGGTGATAATATGCCTGATGGCAGAGATGTTACAACTCTACTTACAGCAGCAAGACAAGACGCTTCTATAATGGATTTTTTATTTGCTTATTCAAGATGTTCTAACCCAATAATTGCAGCAATGGGTGGTATCACAAGAAAAGCCCAAGATGAAAGAAACCAAATGATGGCTGATTACTCTGCAAGAATACAAAAGGCTACAGATAAATTGAGAAAAGCAGGACATTTTAACACTAAATGGATGTATTCTTGGGATGAAGACGGTAATGCTACTATTATAAGTCCTTATAATTGGGGAGCATTTAATGCAGCAAGAATAGCATTTAAAAAAGAATGTATGAAAAGAGGAATACATGGTCAAGCGTTAAAAGACGCTATGGAAGAAGATTATAAAAATATGACTCAAGAAGTTGTAGTTGATGAAAAGACTGGTAGAACCGAGAGAGTACCTATTGATGATTTTAGATATGAAGATGGGGAAGAAGGTAATCCTTTTACACATTTGGATGAAGCACAAAAAGAATACTACGATACTATTATGCAAATTAAAGCAGAACTTGGTTCCTTACTGCCTGAATATGCACAAGACCAGTATCTGCCTCCTCAAGTAAGAAGGGAATTATCAGATGTTCCATTAAAAGAATTACCTAAAAGTATTTGGGAGAGGTTTAAAAACTACTGGAAAAGAGAAGGTGATGAGGAAGTACTTACAAAAAATGTAATCTTTGCTAATGATGAAAAGTTTATGCCTGTAGAAGGAGTTGCAGATGATACAGTAAAAAAACAAATTCCTATATTCTATACTAAAAAAGTAAACCAAGATGAGTTACTTTTAGATTTTTCAGGTGCTCTATCAAATCTTGCTAGGACTGCTACAAACTACTATTGTATGAATAAGGTATTAGATGTAGTAAGATTTATGGGTGATTTTGTAGCAAGTACACCTATTAGTGAGCAAAGATTTGATGTAGGTACAGGAGAGACAGTCAATAGTTATAAAACTACTATCATACAAAGACTCTTCAAACATGCTAAAGGCACTAACACTCAAAGTTTGGTTGAAGGGCTTTTAGATACTCAATATTTTAATATAAAATTAAAAAATGCTAATAAGTGGTATATTAAATATTTGAAATCTCTTATGAATTATACTTCTCTAAGGACATTGTCTACAAATGTATTTGGTGCTGCCTCTAATGCTATGGCAGGTGAATACCAGATGTTACTTGAAGCATTAGGAAGAGAGAATATGAATGTAGGGGATTTATTATGGGCACAAGGTGTTATGTTTGGAAATAAAGTAACAAATGCTCCAGGTAAGATGATGGATGTAATACTTAATAATACTACTTCTTTTGAGACATTACTTGCTAACAGATTTGACCCTATTAGTGATAAGTATGAGGATTTAGGAAGAAAAAGATTTGATTATAACCCAGCAAGAAAATTATTTAGAGAAAGTAATGCTTTTGCATTGTATGGAATGGGTGAAAATCTTATTCACTATACTGTAATGTATGCTATACTTCATCACGAAAAAGTACTCATTAATGGTAAGGAGCAGTCCTTATATAAAGCATTAAAAAAGTCAGATAAAGTAGACGGAAATAATGAACTTGAACTTGTAGATGGTGTTACAACATTAGAGGGTAAACCACTAACAGATATACATGATGAATTTTTTGATGGTGTAAAAAGAAAAATAAGACAGGCTAACCAAGAGTGTCATGGCGCAATGTCTCAAGAAGAAAGAGGTGCCATATCTCAATACATGACTGGTAGGTTAGTTATGCAAATGAGGCAATGGATGGTAGAGCACTACTCCAGAAGATACAGAACATTACATTATGATGGTACTTCAGATACTTGGAGAGAAGGATGGTGGGTTACTGCCTATAAGAACTACATTAAAGGTACATTTAACGATGCTGAAAAGATGAGTGCAAAAGCAAGAATTACCTTTAGAGCAATGAAAGATGTTATTGATGAGTACAACAGAGAAAAAGAGCACAGAACATTATCAGATAGTGCCTTTAAGTCATTAGAACAGCAGGCTCAGTTAGCAAGAATGAGAAGAGCAAACATTAGAAAATTCTGGAATGAATTAGGTACTTTAGCATTGTTATTAGCATTATCAAGTCTTATAATAGGAGGTTCAGATGACTATGAAGATGAAGATTGGTTTACAAGATTTAATATATATCTTATAAAGAGATTAACTACTGAAGCAATTGCTGCAACTCCTGTGGGTGTTATTACAGAGGCTAAAAATATTGTAAAGAACCCTGTAGCATCTCTTACTACTGCATCTGGATTATTATATCCTATTATAGGCTTAGGTGATTTAGATAAAGAATACGAAACGGGTAAGTATGCTGGGGAAAACGTTTATGTACATAAAGTACTATATAAAACGGTACCATGGTATAAAGATTATAGATATGTTGGAAACTTTATGGAAGGTGATAACACTTTAGTGAAATGGTTTGACCCAAATTATCAGTTAACAAGATAAAACTTGTATTTAAGAAAAAAAAGAAAGCCAGCAGGAAGAAAAACTCCTTGCTGGCTTTTATTGTATTATTCTGTATAAGGTCTTACAGTACTTTCTGTAAAATGCTTACATAGACAATCAGTAACTTGATTATTCAAGCACTTAAAATCATGTATCATTACATCATAAGATACATCTGAAGGATTTTCATAAGTACCATTCTCATCAATGATATAAATTTCTCCTATATGTTCTCCCTCATTTACATTCTCTTCAAAGTAATGTAGATTTATTATTACTTTATCTCCTACTTTATATTTAGGATGTCCTTTCATTGTTTCTTATTTAAATAATTATTTCTTTCACACACACTAATAGCATTAGTAACATAACCACAAGAGTGTAACTCAGGACAAAACCCCCGATAAGTGCACTCACGAATCATGTGTTTAGCCATTATTGGGTCTATCTTAGCAATTTGGTTCTTTACTTCTTGCCACACTTCTCTTGTTTCTTTTGAAGCACAATAACATAACCTCTTTCGTGATATATTAATAAGTGCTTGAGCATTACAAGTCATACTCATATTAACAGGAGTAAGCCTATTAATAGTAGTAGGGTCATTACCACTTCTATCTTGCCTGTTAGATTGTACAAACTTCTCAGTACCCATAAAATGTCTTACAAGATGACCTGCTACAAAATTAGGAATACCTTCAAAATGAATATCATACTCTACTAATCTAATAGGAGAATGTTCTGCATAAAGGATAGAATCAATCCATTTATCTGAAGGCTCTTTATCAATGGGTTCTTTACCTACAGTTTCTCTTGCTGCATTTAATGCTCTTTTCCAAGAAGTTACTCTTTCAACTGTTACTTTCATCTTTATCCTCTTTCTTTTCTTCTTCTTTCTTGGGTTCTTCTTGTGGGTATTGTTTCTTAGATATATTAACCCTTACATTTGTCATTCTTTGGTCAACAAGAATATGTGTAGCACCACATTTAGGACATACTACAAAAGGAATACTACCATTATGTAATATTCCTTTTGTAGGCACCTTTAATGTAGAACATTCAAAATTAACATAATTAATCATCTTGCACTACTTCTCTTTCATCTTGAATCCATCCTCTTAAAGCATTAATAATATTCTTAATATGGTCACAATCACCCCCATTGCAAGTATTAAGCATCAATTCAAGTGCATTTATTGCTTCCTTAAGAGTTTCTTCAAGAGACCAGTTCTCTTTATTTACAACTTTTTCAAGGTCATCATTCTCATCCATAGTAACTTTAATTCCTTTATGTAAGGTTTCACTTACACAAGCATTTACTGTTACTTGTGGTACTTTATAATCTTCCCACCAAGGAGCATTACTTACATCACTTCCCATCGGGTAATTTCCATACATCATAACCAAAATTTATGTAAACCTGTCTTACTACTTCCCAAAAGATTTTCTCTTCTTTACCTGTAAGTAAGAAAGGTCTTACACCACAACTCCTAAAATCAGGTTCTTCGTCAAATCTACTTTCATCAGGGTCCCATTTACCTTCAATCCAACCTAAAGTGTAACATGTCTCTGGTGTATGGAATAGACTTTTTGCAATATGTACATTCTTACTATTTCTAGGATGATAAAAATCTTCACCCTCATCTAAGACATACTCTTTCTCTTTACCATAATAAGGATTCTTTTCCCATTTTACAATCTCCCAAACATCTTCATCCTTTAAAGAAGTTGTCTTCCTGAACTCAATATTTTCTATTCTAAATGCTTCCATCTTTATTTTCTGTTGTTCTTACAAAATCACCATCCAAATAAGATTTACCGTAATGTTCATCAGGACAAGGTATTGCATAACCTTCTTTATTATGGCACTCATCCCATTTATCTAATAAAAAGGCAAGATTGTCTCTTTCTGCTATTTGTTCCTCTAAATCCTTAAGTTTAATTTCAATTGTTCTTACTAGCCATTCTAAAGGCTCCCAGCCTTCATCTTGTGGCATCATTTTAGCAGGTTCTGTACATACTACAAGAGCCTTGATGTCTCCCTTAATAGTATTAAGGATTTCTTCACACTCTTGCAAATCACTCTCTACTTCATATTTACTATTGTAAGTTTTTCTACTATAATATATATCAGTTGTTAAAGTTGTTCCCCATCCCATAATCACATAAATTTATCACCATACAAAGGTGGTACAATACATTCAGTTGTTAATATCATTGATGCTACAGATACTGCATTTTCCAATGCACATCTCTCAACCTTAAATGGGTCTATAATACCATTTACAATAGCATCACAAACTTCTCCTGTATTAAAATCAATACAAGATTTAGTTCTGTCAATTTTACCTATCTTAGCAGCAGTGTCTGCATAATCAAAGCCTGAGTTCTCACAAAGTACTATAAATGGAATTACCAAAGATTTTAATATAAGTACCATACCTTCAAAAAAAGAAGGATTAACCTCAATATCTGTAAGGTTATTAAATTCTTGTACCCATACATCATATAATGCTGTGCCTCCACCAACAACATATCCTTCATCTAATGCTGCTTTCACAGCACATACTGCATCTTCTACTCTATCATATTTTTCTTTTGCTTCTACTTCAGTAGTGCCCCCAACATAGATTACTGCTTTCTTGCCAATAAGTCTTGCAAGATGTTCCTTAAGTACTCTTATGTTGTTTTTATTCTTTTCTTCTTTAATTCTGCCTTTAAGGTCATCAATTCTCTGGTTAAGCAAAGTTTCATTAAGCATATCAGATTTTACAATAGTAGTATCAGTCATAGATGCTATAACTTTACTACAAACACCTAATGATTGTATATTATCATCAATTTCATTAAGTTCTGAGTATACATAAGCACCTGTTACTGCTTGAATGTCCATAAGACATTCATATTTACCATTACCAAAACCATAAGTTTTAATAGGCAAAATTCTTGCACCTGCTTTCCTGTTATTGATTATTATATCCTTTAGTACAGCAGGAGAGAAGTCATCAGCAATAATAAGCAATGGTGCTTTCTTAATTACTTTTTGTAGAATACCTCTAATACTCTCTAATGAAGTAAGAGTATTATTAATGAGTAAAACAAGAGCATTTTCATAATAACAGAGTTGTTTCTTAGGTTCTGTCACAAATGCTGAACTAATGTAGCCATTTTTTATTTGCATACCTTCAATGCTCTCTACATAAGTATCATAATCAGGAGACTCTTCAAATAGTACAAGTCCATCATTACCTACAATATCAAAAGCACTTGCTACTAAAGAACCAAGTTCTTTATCACCATTAGCAGATACTGTTGCTATATTGATAATATCTTTCTTTTTTACTTTATGCTTTTTAATATGAGAAATTACATATTGACAAGCATAATCCATACCTCTCTTGAGTTCTTTAACAGAATACTCAGGATGCTCCTCAAGGACTTGAAATCCTTCATTAATCATATACTGAGCAAGAATTGTACTTGTAGTAGTACCATCACCTGCCATCTCAGCAGTTTTTGATGCTGCTTCTCTTACAAGTTTAATTCCTGCTTCTACAAATGGGTCATCTGAAGTAATTTTCTTTGCTACAGATACACCATCCTTAGTTACATAAGGTTCCCCTTCTTCATTATGCAATATTACATTACGACCATTAGGTCCTAATGTCACTTTTACAGCATCAGCAAGCATATTAACACCTTGCTTCAATGCTTCTTTAGCGTCTTTATTATATTTAATCATACTATTAAATTATTTTCTTTTATTAGCCTTTTAGCCATTGGTCCAATAATATTTTTAGGAACACTTATATGTCTCCCATCAGTATGTACATAAACAAAATGACCTCCACTAACTCTATCTAAGAAGAAATCATTTTGTTTAAGTACTTTACTGAATTGTTTTATTGACCAATCCTGCATTATCTCTTACTGTCTAATTCCAAGAATTTATTGAGATACCAAATTGCTTTCTTAATATCTTGGTTTTCATTACCTTTTAATTCACTCCTCCAAATATATTTGAAAGCATTTAATTTACAAAAATCTTGAGTTACAACTATACCAAATGCTGATGTCATAGCATCAATACATTCGATATTGCCATTATTATAATGATCAGGATGGTCAACTACATTAGTTTTTACATTGTCCATTCTTATAAAATTCAACTAAATCATAAGTATTTTTAGGGACATCATCTAACATTATTATATTAGGATGTCCATCCAGTAACCTAGCAACCTCATTATGTGCCTTACTGGTAGTAACACTATATTTTGTATTGTTTATATAATAGTTACAATCTTCTCTATTGAATTGTGCAATAGTAGTAGAGTAAGATATTAGTTTATCTCCACTACTAAACAAATTGTTACTGCTTGCTATATTTCCCAAAAGAAATGCTTTTATTACATCACTATTTTTCATACTTTTTTTAATGAATCCAATGGTCACCTACTGCTGCTTCTGCTGGTATAGGTAATGACTTACAATATTCAGCAGCAGCATCTTCCATTATTTTTTCAAGTGTTTGTGGAAAATTGGATAATGTTTTTGGAAAATCGCAACATATTTCATCATGTACAGAAGCACATATATGCACTATATTAAAAAGATTGTTGTTTACAATCCACCAGAATAAGTTGATAAGAGCAGTTTTCATAATTACAGCCCCAGTGCCCTGTGTTACTGCATTTCTAGCCATTCTATCCCACTTAGAACCTGCTTGAAAATGTTCTCTTACCTCCATAGCAATTGAATCTCCTGTACCTTTATGATGTAATTTATATTCATCCCAAAAGCCAGGAGAATTAAATTTTACTTCTTGCTCTTTCCAATATTTCCAATCCCACCAATACATTTTATGTTTTGTTATTGGGTTGATTACAATATAACCATTATTTTTTACAAATCTTGAACCTTTTTTAGCATAATTTGTCATGCCAGAGAACGCCTTATCAAGAGTGTCTATTACAGATTGTGCTTCTTCAACAGAACATCCTGCTGTTTTTGCTAATGTTGGTGCTGAACCTCCAAACATGTAGCCGCATCTATTTAATATTAAACTTCCTTTTTATATTATCAATAATATTCTCTTTTTGCTCAATTGTAAGATTATTTATATAAGAATCATTAAATTGTGTTAATTGCTCCTCTCTAAATAATTGCTCTAATATAAATCTTGCAAATGCTGCTTCTTCAATAGTCTTATAACAAGGGGAATGATATTGTTTATTGTCAATTCTAAAATAAGCAGAGTATTTATTCTCTTTTCTATGATACTCTACGCCTTTTACACCTAATTTGTTATAAGGTTTTCTATTAGAAGAATTTAAAGAATTACTGCAAATTCTTAAGTTTTCTTTCCTATTATCAATAACATTCAAATTAATATGGTCAACTTGTTGTCCTAACTTTGCATCCGTAATTAATCTATGTAATAGTATAATCTTTCCATTACTTAGTCTTGTTCTAGCATAGCCATTTATATCAGAAACCCAATGATATTTTGATACTAAAGGATAGTCTTCAGCATCAATAGTATAAGTTTTGTCAACACACCAAGAAGGCTCTTTATATGTGTCAAATTCTACTACATCATTACCTATAAATCTGAACTCATTAGGGTCAAATTTATTTCTTGGATTACTATCCAAGCAATAACCATATTTTTCAATTTGGTAGCCATGTTTTCTACAATATATAGAACCATGTTTATTAGTAAAAAATTCTCTACCACATTGTTTACAAAAATATCTTTCTTTCATAAGTTTAATATATAAAATAAATATTGGACTATTCCTTAACCATATAATGATGTACAACTATCATTACTTAGGTCTGCATTAGTAGTCTCTAGGAAGGTACTAAAAAGTACCATCACGGCGTTTAAGTATTCACCGTAATTTGCATTTTTACTTACATATTTCTATGTAAGGAGTCCGACTAGTTTAACTCAAACCCCTTTACTTTTTTTCTCCATTGGGGAGCCTTCTTTTTTACATCTGCTGCACAAGTACAACCTAATTCTTCACACTCTTTTCTGTATACAATCCATGCAAACATATTATGAGTATCTTTTGAACCATGTATGAACTCATCTAAGAAAGCCTTGTCTTGATATATATCAGCACCTAATCTTGATTCTTCAGCACTAAAATCAGCACTAACAAACAGATAATTATCATTAGGTGCTTTAAATGCCCCTCTTGTTTTATCATCTGCTGGTAATTGCTGTATGTTAGGATAAGTACACTCTTTTGGGTTCAAACCCTTGAGTTTTGCCAAATCAGTATTAGGTTGTTGAGAACCACATGACAACCTACCTGACGCTGCACCAAGTTGTTTAAATATTGTATGGAGCCTTCCTGTAATAGGATTTATAGCATTAAGATGTCCTTGACCAAAAGAAGAAACTACTTTAGCATACTCTTGATAAGTAAAATACAATTTAAGAAACTCATCATTTATACCTTTTTGTATAGATAATGATTTTTCAAGAACACTATCTTTGTTTTCTCCTGTTTTTTTATCTTGAACTGTTGTATCAAATCCTAACCATTTAGCTACTTGAATAACCTGTTTTGAACTAGACCAATTAATTATACATTTAGGCTTAGTGTTAAATCCAGAGAATAGATCCCCTTGTAAATTAACTTCGCAAAAAGGAAATTTACGTTTTATTCTAGTAACAATGTCATCAGTTACAACTTCAGGTTCGTTATTACACGCTTCTTGTACGGAGTGTACTTTTCTTCTGCTATTAGGGATTTCAATAGAATTTTCTGGAAATTCAAAAGTTTCAATTTGTAATGGAGAAACACCAGGAACTATTCTAGCTCTTCTGATAACAAAATCCTGTTCTACAGTATAACCATCAGTTCCTGCCTTTTCTTCTATAAAAGAATTAAGGGCAGTAATAGCATTTTGTAAATTAGCTTGGTCTTTCTTCATCTTTTCTTTCCATTTGGTTTGATTAAGATGAATCCCGCACCATTCTATATATGCTATTGCTATTACCGTTCTGTTTTCTAACTGAGCAGCTTTAATTAAATCTTGCTTCTTCAAATCTTCAATTTGAGATAACATTATCTTTTCTAGATATGTTACATCACCAGCAGCATATAAAATAACAGAAGTATCAAGACCTCTCCAAATAATCTCTCCTCGTACAGTTTTATCAATATCTATACCAAGTCTCCTTTCTGCTATCGCCTTAAGACTATAACTTATTTGTCCTGAAGGATAACCTAGATGCAACAATTGTTCTACAATCATTGTATCATAAATTTTTCTTGGTATAATATGATGCTTAAACAGAAATTGTATATCAAATTTAGCATTTTGAAGAATAAGTAATTTACTCTCCAGTAACTCCTTATACAATTCTATCCTGTAAGATTCACAGTCCAAAACTATTCTTGTGTCTGCCTTATCATTACCAAATTGAACACAGAGAAAATCACAGATATGAGGGTCTCTTCCAGTAGTTTCTGAATCTAATTGAATTAAATCCCAACTCTGCATCATATCTAATGATTTCTCTGCATCAATTATAGTATAATATTCAGATTTAAATAGTTCTGTTTTTTTAGTAACTAGATAAATCATTCAAATATTAATACATCAAATAGGTATTCACGTGCTTGCCCATTTTGTCTAAAGGCTGGTGATATTTCCTTTAGTATCTTATGGCATTGATAGTCTTCTACACCAAACATAAGAGTAGGACCACAATGAAATTCTATTCCGTTTATATTACCTACTTTATTCCTTAAAATCTTAGGAGGATATTCGGTATAGTATTTGTATGCTATAGTATCACTACTCAAAGATTTTAAGGGGTAAAGTAGATGTTTATACCTATTTATATTACTTTTTAATGTTATTATTTCCATATCAATTAGTACCTGTAGAACCAAAACCACCTCTTGCAGTTCCTTCTAAATCTTCTACCTGTACAAATTCTATGCCATTACTGAAAAACCATTTAAGTTTTTGCCAAAAAGTTGCTTTTTGAGATAATTGAATCCTAAATTGACACACTCTGTCTTCCCTAGAAATAGTAGCATCTCTGAAGGGTAATGCAATAAGTTTCCACTCATCTTCATTACCACAATAACTACTGTCTATCACACCAAAAGAGTTAGGAACAATAAACCCAAAATTCTTAGGTGAACTACTTCTTGGTGCAATAATTGCTTCAAAACCATCAGGAAGTTTCATAGCAACACCAAGAGAAATATATACAACTTCATTTACATACCTATAAGGGTTTTGAACTGGAGGCATATTTTGTTTACCTTCTTCACTCTTACTCTTTTTATTGGGAATAACCTTTTTGATAGCAGGTGCATGAAGTTCTACAGTCTCATTTGCTCTAAGGTCTATCCACTCACCTTTACCTATAATTTTAGGCATCTTTTGCCCACTAATTGTTTTTACTTTAATTTTTAATTTCATTATAATATTCTTCGTTAAAAATGATATTTATACCTTCAACACATCTATGTAAACCTTCTTTTGCTTTCTTACTAAAAGGACATGCTAAACCAATACTTTGATTAAATTCAATAAGAGTATCAATCCACTTATTTACCCATTTATTACCATTAGAGTTCCATTCCATATTATTGTACACCAGTTAATATATTATAGCAACAATCAATAAAATCATCTATTTTACTGTCATCGTAATAGCAATCAACACCTCTATTTTGTGCATTTACAGCAACACCTAAATTATCATAAACCCAATTAAATATAAATTGACCGTCTCTCCATTCTTTAGGTTTGTTCTTTAATGCTTCAAAAATATCTTTCCTAAGACTATCTTTTGTTATCATATAATTCTCTATAAATCCTTATAATATTCTTCGTTATTGCCAAAATTTATTAGTTATATCCTCTAAACCATACATAACAACATCATCAATAATAGTTTTTGTCATTTGTACTTCATAGAATCTTTGATTTGTTTTACGACTATCTAATCCACCATAGTTTTCTTTATAAGAACCTATTTTAATATAATCAAAAACGCTCAAATCAAAATTTTTAGGTAATCTATCTTTACCTGAATACCAACAAGTAAGAAGATTGGGAAATTTAACTTTTACTGCACGACATAATTCTTGTATCTCTAAAGGTGTTGCATCCCCACCCATAAAACATACACAGGTTATTCCTTCATTCTTTTTAATTAAAGAATATAGTTTCTCAGTAGTAAGTTCTTCCCCAATATCTTTTTGAAGTTCTTTAGAGTGACATCCTGGACAATTATTAGGACAATTTGATATGTTTATACATAGAGAAATCTCATTAGGAACTTCTCTGAATGTAATCATAACATCTGTAAATTTAACCATTTTTTATATATAATTGACAATGACACACATTATTTTCTCTATATTCTTTACAAGGACATAGTCTGTCTTCATGGTTTTGTCCTGGATTATCACAAGGACACTCCCCATTACATTTTTCTATTCTTTTAAAAATAGCATTGACAATTTTATCTTCAGGGTTAAGTTGCCAACCAGATTTACGACATATTGTAATCATTCTTTAATCTCTTCTCTACCATTAGAATAAACACGTTTAGTTGCTTCTTTGAATCTTGCTTCACTATAAGAAGACAATGGTCTTAAAAAACCAATAATCCTTACCCAATAATCAATATTAGTACTATGACATAGAGGGCATTCTTTAACAGGAGCATTAACAACATGACCACAATCTTTACATTCACTAATAGGAATGTTAAATGTAAAATAGTTTACTCCTTCTTTAACACAAAAATCAATAATTTTAGAGTATTGTTGAGAGGACAAATGTGCATCAAGATGTAAATGACATGCTTGTCCACCATCACAATATTTATTAACATCTTTATTGTGTAATTTAAGTTTATCTAAAATACTGATTTTATTGTCCCATTGTTTAAAAAAGTAACTACTATATAAATTTTGGTCTTCGGGAACATAATACCCGTCTTTTTTATCCCAATTATAGAACTTAATGGCTAAATTTTCACCTGGAACTGCCTCACTATTAAATAAGAAGGGTCTTTTTCTGTCTTTAATAGAGTGAGTTTTGTTTTGTTCCTTTACAGTGCCTAATATAAGTTGCAGAAATTGCTTGTAAGGTTGATTATTAGAAATTTCATATCCTAAAAATTGTGCTGCCTCACAATAACCTATAAGTCCTGTAGTACTATATAACTTTTTCATATAAATATACCCTGCATTAGAAGAAGAAAACATACCTTTATCTTCTAAATCGTATAGAATAGTTTTATAGGCTATCTGATATTTATATACTCTATCAAGAATGTCCACAAGATACTCATATAAGTCTGCATAACTTTCTTGAGCATCTTTTTTACTCCAATTGGGATTAGCACATTTCATAGAATTATACCAATCTTGCACAATTCTATTAACATTCAATGTAATCACATTACATGAACCAGTCATAATACCAGTTAATCCAGTAGTGGAACTAAATGTATTATCTTGAATCTCATTCAAAACTCTACAACAACTACTTACACTATTAGGATTATCACTTAAATAACAAAAGAAACTGCCTCCTTTAGCCCATTCGTCTGCACATAATTGTTTATATTCTAAATCAAGACAATCTTTACTGTCATGTAACATACACATTGTAGTAACAGGAAAAGTTAATGGCTTGATTAATCTTAATTCTCTATGTAATTCGAGAAATATTCTTTGTAACATATTAATATCTTCCCACATAGGTTTAGTACCATCGGGATAACAAAAATCCTTAAATAAAGCCTCAAAATAGGGCTTATCAAAGAAATTTAAATTAGAAAAAGGACTATTGTATGCTCTATTACCTGCTGGCTGATTTACACCATAAATAAATTGCTTCATTCCTTTTCTAATATTGTCCTTTATTGTTCTTTGTTTAAGACATAAATTTGATGTTACAATATCATTAATGTGGGTTCTCCAAGTTTCTCCAAATTCCTTAATAACATAATAATTTAATGCTATAATATAACCACCTAATGCTACTGCCCCTTTTGCTTGAGAAGACAATAAAAATACAAGATTTGTAACTTGACCACTAAAAGATTGTATATCATTAGGAGGTGAAGGTGTAACCCCATCAATATTTCCTGTACCCTCAAGCATTAAAGGATATAATGATGCTGCTAAACAATAAAATTTGGCACAAGGTGAAGTTGCTTCATCATGTACATAAATTATATGATTATTTAAATCTTCTTCATATTGTTTAGCGACTTCAGGAAACAGTTCATTTAGTTTATCCTTCATCCTTTGTCTTTGAATAACCCTATTAGTAGTTTTATATACTTCTCCCTCAAGATTGGCTACATTCTTCATAGTTACATTAGCATTTGCATCTGTTTCGCTGGAAGTAGCAGCATTATTGTTTGAATTACTATAACTATTCATATAATCCAAACGTTCCTTGATAAATCTACTTTGTTTGTGCTGCTCTCTATAAAGAATATAACTCTTTGCAGTATCGAAATAATTATGTTGCATTAGCCATTTTTCTACAGCATCTTGTATTTGCTCTACAGTAATAACTCCTTTTATAAATAACAGGTCTTCTTTTTGTAAAGTATCTGTAATTTTTTCATTACAACTTTGTGCTGCCTTATTAATAGCCGCTTTTATTTTTGAAAAATCAAAAGGAACAATTTCACCATTCCTTTTAATTACACATAACGTATTATTATTCATTATCATTTTGTCTTGAAAATCTCTCTTTAAGAATTTTCTTTACATCTTCTCTATATGCAGTTACAGCATTAATGATATAATTTTGCTGATTAGTTCTTGTCATCTTGAAGAACTCCTCAAATCCTGAGGTACCTTTCTTTCTCATCCAGTTAATTAAGATACCTACTTTATCAGGATTTTCTGCCATTCTTAATATATCATTTGCCAATTTGTCAGCACCTAACTCAGGTTTAAATGTATTGTAAGTTTCAGCAACTCTAACTGCTACGCTCTTGTTATTAATTTTATCAGGAAAATCAATTTCTTGAGTTTTCTCAATATTATTTACATAATCTTCTGCTGACAAAATCAAGTCAATCCCATCTTTAATCATTTTCAAGCCTTGCATAAAGGGCTTATTCATTGTTACATTTTCTTTATCCATTCTGTAATACTATTTGGTTTATTTTGTTCAATTTCTTTTGGGTTTTTACTGTCACTATTTAAATAGTACATTAATTCTTTACCTATGATTTCTGGGTCTCTTAATACAATCTTTTTATTTGTACTTGTAAGATATTCTGTGCCTACTATTGATTTGCAAGTATCATCATACCATACAAGTGGATTTAATGATACCTTGTTAACACATACAAATTGAAAATCATACAATTTGAAATCTTTGAAATCCTGGTTTTCTTTAAGGCATTTGTTAAGTATTCTCCAGTAAAGTTTACTCTGAATATCATATCTTCTTTCCAAATATCTTCTATAAAATTCATACTCAGGAAAACTTGTAGTTTTTAAATCTACAGGTAATATCCATTTTTTATCATAGTTAACACAGAGTAAGTCAAACATACATTTATACTCTATGTTGTTAAGATGAGTCTTAAACTTTATTTGATTGTACTTTTGTACTTCCCCAGATGCTTCAAAATACTTTCTTGTAAGAGGAGAATTAAGTAAGATATTTTCTACTGCTTTAGCATCTTTAAATGTATTGTAATCTACTATAGTCCTACCCTTTGCTTCTTTTAAAATTTGGTAATACTCTTCTCCTGCCTCTCTTATTTTCTTTGCTCTTGTCTCTTCTTTCCAATTAGTTTGATAGTCAGGAGCAAATGTTACAATAGCACTATCACTAATATCATTAAGACTGTTTTCATCAGGAAAAGTCTTATATACATTATTGATAACAAATTGTATAAATACTGAAGGTACATCTTTACTAACATAATACATTTTTTCAAATGTACCTTTTGGTTGGGTCATTAGAGTATCAACCATAGAACCAAAAGTAAGTGCCTCACTTTCTTGTGGTTCAAATAAGGCTTTTAATCCTGCAAACCCTGACTTTTCATATTTAGCAAGTAAACTGTAGGATAAAGCAGGGTGTTTCCTATATTCTTCTTCTTCTACATTCCAAGAAAGATTTGTAATATCTAAATTACTCATTTATTTCAGGGTCAATAAAATCATTAGCGAAATTATTTACAAGTTCTTGTAATGATTTCAATTTATTGTAAACATTTTCTTCCTCTTCTGTAGTCTTAATCTCAGAATTAAACAATCCAGGCATTGTTTTCTCTGCTTTATACACATTAGCATCTACTATTTCTTTTAATGATAGAAAGTCTCTTTTCTCAAGAAAAGTACTTGCCAATTTTGTATCTCCTTTTATAATAAGGCTACTTAATAGATTTTTTATTGTTTCAATTCTTCCCATACAATCTTTATTATAAGCTTGTATTAATTGTATTGCTTGTATTAGTTGTCTCTTAGAATAAATCTCAAAATATAAAGGTATGCAGTCTGTAAGTTCTTCAAGGTACTTTCTAAACATCTTCTTTTTAATATAGAAGACATCATTCTCCATACCTTTTACTTCAATAAATACTCTCAGTACACCTAAGTCAAAAACAAAATCAGGAGTATAGGTTATAGATATTATTTTTTTATCATTTAACCTTAAGGCTCCTGATTTGTCTTTGTCATAGAACTTGGCTTTTGGTTTATAGCCTTCCCAAATAATGTATTTTGTAGGTTCATACTGAGCAATAATACCATTATCCAGTAAGGTTCTATAAACCATCATCTCAAGTTTAGATTTAAACTTAATGCCTCCCCACTCAAGTGGAGAAGCATTAAGTATCTTTTTATTAGCACTGACTTTCACTATCAATAAGTTTATTGATGAAGCTCTTCAAATTCAGCCATACTTTAAGGGCATAAACACCATCTTCTTGTGTTCTAAATGCTCCAAAATAACGCCAAGACTTAATATTATTCTTAGGTAGTACACACACATTACCATTGCATGTACTTACACAATAAACAGTATCACAATCTTGAATCTTGCCATCATATTCCTCATCAATAATTCTTGCAAGAGGATTGATAATAAAAGACACAAATGCACCAGGAGCATACATTTGCATAGTTTTCATCATATAGATAAGAGTTGCCTTGTCTGTATGATACCATTGTTGCAATTCCTCAATCCAATAATCTACATCATTGGGTTCTATAGGCTCCTCATTGCAGCACTCACACTTACAAAAATTATCTTTCAATGTATTCAAAGTGTCATCAAAACGCTTATGCTCATCATTAATTGCTTTAAGTGTTTTAACTACTTGTGCAATCAGTTTACTATTATCAGCATAAGCCTCTGTAAGTTCTGTGATACACTTTCCTTGTTGCTCTACAATGTTAGCCAACTCTGCTACTGTCATTTGCTTTTTACTACTCATATTAAATTAAATTTTATTGTTTGTTGTTAATAAATTTTCTGGCAATATCCAGAATATTATCTGTAATTTGTTGTTGTTTAATTTCTGGTGTTTGTGGTATTACAATTCTATATTCAGGATTATTTTCTATAGATTTAATACCATCATAAAGAACTGTTTTTACCCAAGATGATTCAAATCCATCTTCTACATTGAAAGGAATTACTTTACCTTCACCATTATATTCTGTAATAGCAATAGGTAAGTAAGCACAAGTTCTTAATTTACCATAATCACTATTTCTTGGTACACACACTACATCAGCAGGATTACATAAACAAGTAAGTCCTACAGTACCATAATAGCCTTGTGTGAGCCAATCACTGTTACTCAAATGCAAACCAGATGAACATGTAACATCCTGATTATCATCACATTGACTTCTTGGCATAGTTACCATCTTACCAATTTGAATACTAAAAGTATGTGTGTGTACATCAGTATAGATGGTATCTCCGCCTAGTCTTGTAACATCAAAATTAACTTGTTCAAATGTATTATATAATTCCTTCAAATTCCAAATTTGAGTATCATTACATACTTCATTAAACAAGTCACTTCCTGCTTTACAAGTGTAATAATCAGGTCTTCCACCACAATTAGGTTGAAGGTAAATATAATAATTAGCAGGTCCTTTCTTTTGATTTTTTATTCTCTTATACTCACAGATAGTATATTCACAAAGAGCAGGAGAATAATAATTATTATTTCCTTGTTTCTTAATATCTACATTTCTGTAACCAATAAACAATCCTGTTTTTGAAATTTTCATACCCCAATGATTAAGATACCAGAATAGATTTGCTCTACATCTACTATCAGGATTAAGAGAAAGTAGGGTCCAGAAATTCTTATATGCTTCCAAAGCATCTTCATTATTATTTTTTTCTGCTTCAAGTACCTTAAGAATAAAATCTTCGGGCATAGAAAGTTCTGATACTTCTTTCCAATAAATACTGTCCCCAAATTTAGTAAGGATATGAGATTTTTCTACTTTATCGAGTATTGTTTCAGCCTTTTCCTTTTGTTGTATTACTTCTTCAACACCAGGATTGAATATTCTAACTATTTCATTTTCAGTAGCATTTATAATTTTATTATATTCTAGTTCAGAACAATTATCTTTCTGAAATATAACTCCATTATCTAATACTACAAGAACCAATGAGTTATTCTTTATTATCTTCATCTTTGTCTATTTTAAGATTGTCTTTAATTTTTTTATATGCATCATAGTTTAATCTAAGTAATCCATTTTTCATTGCTATGTAAGCAAGCATAATACTTCCATCAGTAAACAAATTTCTAAGAGAACCAAGTTTTCTTGCTATTTTAACGTATTTATCTATTATCTCTTTCTGTTCTAAGACTTCAATATCATCAGTTCCATTCTCTAAGAAATACTGATACCAATTGTGCAGTATTTCATTATTGTCAATATCTGTTTTATGAAATATCATATCCTTCTTGGTAAGAGTATTTAGTACAGACTGGTCACTGAAATTTACATAATTCAAGAACATATGGTACAAATTCTCATTAAGGCACATCATTTTCTCTGCAATACCATATTTTATATAAGTGAAAGTTTTAACTATTTTCTTGTTATTAGGGTTGATTATCTTACTCAAATGCACCCAATTCTTAGGTTTGTTATTTTCTACATACTTATAATGAGCTTTTGGTATAGCAACAACATGAACATTATTACCTAAAATATCTCTGCTTAAGATTCTAAGTACCTTAAAACACTCATCCTCCAAGCAGCAATAAATAATAATGCCATCTTTATTACTCTTATTCCTTATTTTATACTCATTTACATAATTTGTAAATTTATTCAAAGGATAAGTATTTGTAGATTCTCTATAACCATTATAACGATACAAAGCAATAGTTACTCGAATGTTTACATTATTATTAGCATTTACATTCTTCAATGCGGTCTTATAATTTTTTCTTGCTTTGAGATAATCATTATAGTACTCATCTTTAGTAACTCTAATAGCATGGTCTTTGAGGTATCTCCATATCTCCTTTAAAACTTCTATATCAAAAACCCTTGAGTGACTAAATAATTGTCTTATAGTAATGGGAGTAATTATGATACCGTTATGTAAAGTACAACTAATATAGTTCTTAAATGAAGGACTCTTAAGGTCTTCAGAAGAACAAAGATAAATTTTCACATTGTCTCCAAGTTTCTTACCTACAAATATTTCATAAGGAGTGAGAGTCTCACTCTTTTTTACTTTTCCACCATTGTAAAATTTATTATCCCTGATAACATTATAATACATAGGAAAGTTAAATAGAGACCTTAAATTTTGATTAAACTGTTCTGACCTTTGTTTTCCTTTAAACTTAAATTCAGTTCTATTATTACTACCACTAATTATAAGTGATGGTACAGAGTACCTATCAAATTTAATCGAACCTAAAGATACTATTTTATGATAATACTCGATTAAATTATCATAATTACAGTCTTCAGATTTCTTTAGGGTTTCTTTTAATTCATCATAAGCATCCCAGAATCTGTTTAATAATGCCTTGTTGGTTTTATCTGAATAAAGTAATTGCTCCCTATTAGGTGTAATATCCAATTCTCCAATATCAAACCTAAGATTAATGCTTCTAAGCAATCTTTCTACATCATACCCATCAATGTTAGAGCTTATTTTCTTTAAATCGTGTATAGCATTATTTTTTATGTATTCACAATCATACGCATAAATGACATTTCCAAGAACCAAGTAAGGATTATAACTTGATGTGTCTATAGTAACATTAGTAGTCCTGTCTGTATAACCAAGATAGAAATTCTTTGCTTTTACAATTTTTCTATTATGTAACCACTCAATAGTATTTCTTAAGTCATCATTATGAACTGAAGAACTATCCAGACTATCTACATATACATTAGGAAAATACAATAATTTCTTTATGGCTGCACAGTAAGAATATAGTCTATCCTGCAATATTGATATTTCTACACCATTTCTCTCTGTAGTTTCATGTTGATAAAGCAAGTCTATATTGATTTTATTGTTATTCTTAATCATAAGATAACAGTATTCAATGCCGTTATAGTAAGACTTAATCGTAGCAGAACTTGAACATGCAAGGCAGGAATATTTCCCTAGACCAAACGCTCCTATATACTTATTACTCAATCGTTTAGTACTTGCACCAATACTGAGATATATTTCTTGAAATCTCTCTGGAGATATGCCTGTACCATAATCTCTTATGGTAACAATGTATTTATACGAGTTGTTATCATAAGAGAATTTTACAATTACAGGCTCATTATTGCCTGCTTCTATAGTAGCATCAATACCATTAGAGACAATCTCTCGGATGAAAGATTCTTGTGGGTTTGAATACAGATTTGAGGATAATAAAGTAAGAATATGGTCAAGATTTTCATTATCAATTCTTACTTCATTCTCTTTTACATCTCCTGTAATTACTACATCATTTTTATTATTTTCAATTACCATGCGAATATGTTTTTAATTTTTTGCCATAGTGTAAGTTTTGGTGTTTCCTTGCTCATCTGTTCTATATCATAATAGAAAAGTAGTAATGCAGTAGGACAATTTTGATATGGCCAATGTGTCTCTTCAAATACTTCTTGTGCCACATGAGGATTTTCCTTAAACCAAGCAAATAATTCTTTACGATTCATTTTATTAAAGATAAAATTAATTTTATAAATTTGTTTTTTCCAAGTACTTTATAAGCATCAGAAACATCTTTGCCTCCAGTAAACTGAGGTAATATTATATTAGTAAATCCTGTTTTTTCTGCTAAGGATTTACCATCTATGAGACCTGGTTTGTCATTATCGAACAATACATAAATGTTTTTAAATCTTTTTTTTAATTCATTTACTGCTGTATCTGACATACCATATCCTTCTCCTTGAGGTGCTATGGCAGGTATGCCTGTATTAGCCCATAGGCATAAAGCATCTTTAAGAGAAGAACATATTACTATTTTTTCTCCTTCTTTAGGCACTTTTGTCCATAAACTAATAACAGACCTGTCATGTGAACTCAACCATTTAAAACCTTTTTTATTTAATGGTTGGTAAACTTTTGTAGTTGTTACTCCTTCTTTAAACTCCAAGTAAGCATAAGCAAGTTTATCTGCTGGCATAACAATTCTATTGTCGTTCTTAATGATAATTATATAAGAAATAGGATGTACATTAGCAAATTCAAGCCATTTCTTATTGATACCATAAGATTTCCAATATTCAATATCCCAACTTTCCCAAGGTCTTTGTTGAGTTTCAATTTGTGCTTTACCCTCTGATAATAATGTAACTTTGGGGTGTGTTAGGGTTTTTTGCACCCTAACACTTCCCTTACAATTCATTTCTGAATATATTTTAAGCCATGTTTCTTCATAACTTAACCCCCAAAGTTTCATTAATAAATCTGTAATGTTACCCCTGTCTTTTGTAGCAAAATCAATCCAATGAACATGCTCACCATCTAATGTAAACAAACCAAAAGATGGTTTTCTGTCTTGTCTTAAAGGGCTACATATTCTTGTTGGTAATTTATTTACATTCAAGTAATAACTTAAGATGTCTAATTCTGATGTTTTATGCTTAATTTCAAGTACTTTTGAATCAGTACCTTTACTAAACATAATTCATTAGAATGGCAAGTCATCATCCTTCAATTGACCAACATTATCAGTAACACTACTTACTTCTGTAGCAGGGACCTCATTATTACTGTCTTTATACTCAGTAGGAGTAACGGAACATTCGGTTACTTCCTTGAGTATAAGATTACCATTTACATTGCTCTCACCAAAATCAGTAGTAGTATATCTACCAAGAGATTTTGCTTCATTAAGTTTCTTAGCAAAACTCAAATTACTTGGATTACTGTTTTGTACAAACCATTGATTGAAGAAATCTTGATATTCTTTGCCTTCATTATTTCTAACACCAAGCAACACTCTTACTTGATTGTTAGGAAATGCTTTAAGAATTTGTTTAATTTCATCAACTTTACCATCAAAATACTGCATAATATTATCAAGTCTTGCTTGACAATCAGCAGGATTAGGATTATTCTCCCATTTACCTGAAGTTCTATTATAGAACTGTACATCAGGAATACACATGAGGTTCTTCAAGAACAATGTAAGTTCCTCTTCACCACTAATACATTTACGATAATCAGCATCTATTTGTGCTGGACCATTACTATATTGTGGAATACGTTTAGCATCAATATCTTCTTGTGTAGCCCAAGCAGTTCTACCATACTTATCAATAATCTTAATTTTACCTGACTGACTACCTTTAATTTGTGCCTTCCTAAGCCAGAAGGTCAAAGGTATAATGCCAGTACAATTATTATGACTACGATTAGCATCAATTTCACAAATGAATGTAATTCTTACTGTCTTTACATCATCCTTTACTGAAGTATAGTCAAACTCTTCCTCACGATTAGTATTAAAGATTTTATTCCATTGATCCTTATTAGGATTAACTGCCAATACTTTTACTGATGCTACACCTTTAAAACGCTTAATACTTACAGAAGATGCTTCTGTTGATTGTTTACCTGTTGAAAATGCCATAATTAATACAAATTGTTAAATGGGTCTACAAAATG